GTTTTTCTTCTAATGCACTAATTGGTGTACAATCCTCAGACTGTATGATATAGTAGTCTTATCAAATCAAGGAGGTACACAGAATGGCAGCTAACATCGAAACAATGGCCTACTTCGGCTCCAAGCCTTGGCACGGCCTGGGTGTGGAGGTGCTTCAGCTGATGACTGCTGAGGAATGCCTCCAGAAGGCTGGCCTGGACTGGACAGTGGAGAAGAGGGAACTGATGACCGTTGACGGCATCCCGGTTCCTGGCCACTACGCCACGGTGCGCACCTCGGACAACTACCCTCTGGGGGTGGTTGGAAAGATCTATTCTCCGGTGCAGAATGTGGAGGCACTGGACTTCATGGACGCTCTCACCAAGTCCGGTGAGGCCAAGTATGAGACTGCTGGCTCCCTCCAGCATGGGAAGCTGGTCTGGATCATGGCCAAGATTCCCAACGGTGGTGGTGTGGATCCGGTGGAGCCCTTTCTGCTCCTCGCCACGTCCCATGACGGCACCTCTCCGGTGATGGCCACGGCCACAGATGTCCGGGTGGTGTGCAATAACACCCTGAATGCGGCTCTCAAGGGTGCCAAGAACAAGTTCCGGATCCGGCACACGACCAACTGGGCTGACAAGATTGCTGAGGCTCGGAAGACCCTTTCCGGCTCCCTCCAGTACTTCGAGAAGGCTCACGCCCTGTACGACAAGATGAAGGGCGAGAAGTTCACGGATGAAAATCTTGAGAAGCTGATTCTCAAGGTCTTCAAGGGCACGGATGATGTGGAGGATCTCTCCGCTCGCCAGGTCAAGTCTTATGATGAACTGGTTGCAGACATCTTCCAGCTCTCCCGCACTGGGAAGGGTGTGGATCTCCCCGGTGTCCGTGGCACGGCCTGGGGCGCCTACAACGCCATCACGGAATTCCTCGACCACAAGTCGGAAGTCAAGGGCCGGAAGGCCTCCTCGGAGGAGGAAGCTATCATGTCCTCAGTCTGGTTCGGCACTATCGCCGAAAAGAACCAGACGGCAATGGATGAAATCCTGGCCATTACCAAACTGGCCGCCTAACAAGGTGCCTCCAGCAGGGGAGGGAGGGCTTCGGCCCTCCCTCTTTTGTATGTACAATCCTTGCCCTGTGTGATACAATAGTCTTATTAAATGGGAGGTTCTACATGAAAATCTGGCTGGACGACATACGCCCTGAGCCCTTCCCTCTCAGGGACCATAGAGAAAGCTATCCCTTCGATCGCTATGCTCCCTATGATGTAGTCTGTGTCAATGCGGAGCAGGCGATAGCACTCATTAACCTGGGCCAAGTGACATTCATCAGCTTTGATCATGACCTGGGTCAGGGCAAAACAGGCTATGATGTGGCCAAGCACATAGAAGAGGGTGCAGTAACAGGAACTATTACTACTCCCATCTACTACAAGTGCCACTCGGCTAACCCAGTGGGAAAAGAGAATATCTGCGCTGCAATGGACAATGCGTGGAGGCACTGGGCTGAAAAAAGCGTTGTACAATTCATGAACTAGGTGATATAATAGTCTTATCAAATGGAGGTGCTACATGCCCACTCTTGAAGAGATGCACATTGATGAGATGATGGCACGCTCCCTCGACATCGAGTATACTGAGGCTGAACTAGCCGAGATGGAAGCGGAATACGCTCGCAACATCGGCTACGACTCCGACTTCGGCGAATAATATGTGGAGTGATCCAATACTCTTCTGGTCCTGTGTGGTGTGGTGGGGAGTGCTTCTCTTCCTAGCTGTCCAGCAGGTCCGTAGACGCAGGCGGGAGAAGCGGCAGGCCGAAACGGAATAATCGGGCCCAGCCTTGCCGCCTCTCGAACACCAGATACTCGGCGCTCCCCTCGGGCTACCGCGCTCGGTCGCAATGCTGGTGTAACGGCTACCTGAAAACGTAAGGGTAGCCATAATATTTGTGTACAATCCCTGTTTGGTGTGATATAGTAGTCTCATCAAATGCGGAGGTGCCACATGGAAGACTATGAGCCGGACATTGATGAGTGCTACGAGATAGAGTCCGCCCTTGGCTCTGCCGGTATGGGTACGGATGAGTACTACCGGCCCGACATGGACATCGACTCCCTTCTCCCTAATGAGGAGGTTGAGTGATGTGGGGTGATACGGCTGCCCTGGTAGTGATAGTCGCACTGTGGGCGCTCTTCTTCGCAGGGTGCTACACGGTGCATAGAGCTAAAAAGAGCGGTAAATATTGATGTACAATCACCGGACTATTTGATATAATGTATCTATCAAATGGAGGTGCTACCCATGAAGAAGTTCTTCGGCTATGTGCTCAGCTTCAATGACAACCGGTGGTACTGCTTTGAGTGCAAGCGCTTCCAGCCTCGCCAGGTGAAGTTCTGTGTCTACTGCGGCTCCCAGGAGGTTGACAATGTCGCTTAAGCTGGAGGACAGGGTGTTCGCCCTCAACAAGTCCCAGGTCTCCAAGCTGGTGAGGACTGGCAAGCTTCCCCTCAGCTTCCTTGGCGGCAAGTCTATTGTCCGCATCGTCCTCCCTGAGGATCTCTCGGAGAACGTGGTGGTTGTGGATGATGCCGGCGGTCACCTCGGCTACATCTCTGTCAAGGAGGCGTGGGCGCTGTGAAAAAGAAGCTTGATGATCCTGTCATCCTTGTCTATGAGCGCTGGGATAGAGAGGTGGGCTGGACTACTCACGAAAGATGTTGCTCTCGCATTCTTGCCGAAACTAGGCTTAAAAACTCTACTATGACCCGTCACTATCTAGAAATAAGGGAGATGGACTGAAATAGAGGTGTACAATCCACTCTTCAGTTGATATAATAGACTCATCAAATGGAGGTGCTACTCTACATGGGCTATGTGGTCAAGGTAGAAGCCAAGAATGGTGAGGTCCGGTTTGCTGACCGGAAGGGCTCTGGCTCCAAGAATGCTAATGATGCCCAGATCTTCTACAGCTACCTTCAGGCTACTGAGGTGAGAGACACTATCCAGAAGTGTGTGGGTGACAAGGCCCATGCTTACCTTGTAGTGCTGCCATAGTACACAGCAAGCACTGAGTAAGTGGCTAGTTGTGCTGCTTACTCTCATCATGCTATGTTGATGTGCTATAAAGCAAGCGCTCAAGAAGTGGCTAGTCGTTCTCTTTGCTGGTGTCATGCCACCCGTCGTACACGGGTCGCAGGTAGGGCGGCGTCGCAGGTAGAACGGGATCCACTTGGGGACCCCCCTTACAGTATACGGCTGTCGCGCGTGACGATGGGGCCCCAAGGTGGGGAACAAAATCCCTAGCTAGAGCTGCTCTAGAGCTGCAGATAGTGCTCCCTAGTGTTTCCAAATAGCCTTCTATCTCTCGTGGGAGTAAAACAAAGGAGACTCTAAATGAAAGAAGTCTTTGACATTCTGGCTTCCCATCCCATTACCTCTATACTCCTGGGACTTCTTATTCTCGCCATCATCTCTGAACTGAGAGGATAAAGACTGCTCTAATGAAGACCTACGACTTTAAAGTGGGAGATAAATGCTGGTATCTTAATGGCGGTCTCATCTATACAGGAAAGATCTCCGGTATTGATGAACACTTCTACACGATCGCGCCCACCTTTAACGGCGCTGGGCTGCCTGACCCGTGGGAAGTTCACGAGAGGGTGTTCCCGAGACCCTCAGCTGCTAAAGAGGTTCTCGCTCAGACTCGTGACTACATCATATCGATCAAATATGATATGGAATACCTCGAGACTAGCATTGAATTAGCTAGGGAGGTTGATACCATATCGACAGGCTTTGTAGACGTGCTGAACGAAGGCTCTGGGGAGGGAGAGGCACGCTGCGGTAAGTGCCGGACCAAGTTTGAATGGTCAGTCTTCACCTCTGAGGGAGTGACGTGGGATGAAGAGTCTGGCAACCACAAGCTTGAATGCCCTGAATGCGCAAAGACCGCGCCTATTGAATGAAATATGTATCTGAAAGGTCAGTGCGGAGATTCATAAAGTTCAAGGGCTGTTGCTGCTCAAGCTGCCATAATGACGACGATGATGGGCTTGTACAGATGATGGAGTTCTACTTCACCAAGGAACGCTACACTGTTGCTTGCTGCGCTGTGCTCAATGCACTAGATGAATATCTCAAGGAGAAGAAGTAATGACTAAAAAGCTTCTCTGTGAAGGCGCTTGCTCCAATTATGTGAATGGCTGCCATGGCATTGTGAAAAGAGTCCGTGTCAAGGATAAAATGCTATCGCCTTCTCACGACTGGGGGCTCTTCAACTACTGCGATGAAGCGATTGATGAAGATATACGTCGAGGACTTACTGTGACTATATACAGGGAGAAAAAGTGATGGCTAAGAAAAGGATCATTACTGTGAAGTTAGAGAAGATCAACATCTCCTACATGTGTGGAGAGATCCCTACTTCTATCGACATCTCTACTGATGACATCCACTCCTCAGAGTCAGAATGCGAGCTCTGTGGCTCTCATGGATCGATGTCTATCTGGATCAACAAGTGTCCTCAATGTGGAAAGTATCACGACATCGAAGTAAAGGAGTGGTGACATGGAAAAGACGTGTCCTAACTGCGGAAGAGATCTTAGATGCGTCTTCACAGGCGCTAGCGTTCTCTTGGGGAGAGAAGACGCAACCCATCAATGCGACATCTTCGGATGCTTTGAGTGTGATCAATACTTCATCTACGGGATGAACAAGAACTTAACAGACGTCCCTCCCGACGCTGTAGTTCCCGGCTACACTATCAAGCCCTATCCTGAGAATGCGTACCGAGGCGACTATGCTTCTATTGATAGCGGCACTGTTGTTCTTCTACCTTCTGCAATCAAGTATATTTCTGAGAAATGCGGTCATGTAGAAGAGATGAAGAGGTACGTTGAAAAGTCTTCTTGGTCTGTAGATATAAAAGAAGTGAAGAGAGAAGTGAAGAAAGAAGTAAGCAAAGCTTTTGACTACGAGGGCGGAACAAGGGAGTTCTAAATGAAGAAAGTTACTGTGACTCTGAAGTTAGATTCTGAATTCATCAAGTTTCTCAACTTCTCAGTTCAGCTAGGAGGGCTAAGGCAGAAGCGAGAAATGACTGCCATCGACCAGCTTGCACTAGTTGTCCTTGGAGAAGCAAGGGGAGCGCTAGTTGAGCAAATTGAAGAAGTTATTTGCCCAACATGGAGACCGCACATTGAAGTGCTCCACGATAAGCGCGTAGTGGAGGAAGTATCATGACTCCCTGGAAAGAAATGGAAGATACACAACGAAATCACATCGTAGCGCTTGCAATCACAATTCTAATAGCTCTTGCTGTAGCAGCTGGAGCGCTTGGCCCTGCATGGTTGACGCATGCTCTTCTATTCCTCTTTGTTTTATTTATGGGAGCAGTCATGTTCACTGCAGTATTTACAATCGTAAGATTTATCTTAGCAGCTATAACAGGAGAGCTGGGATGAAAGAGGAATGCCCTGATCACGGATATCTTGAAGGCGCAAAGGTTTACTGCGCTAAGTGCATAGCGACTCGCGGAGAGTCTCGCATAGAAAAAGACTTACGTAAGATTCTAGAGATGCTTGGAGACATTGAGAAGCGAAACAAGAACCCTCAGTATAGGGAGCTCATTAGGAAGCTTAAGAAGCAGTACGAAAAGTCGCCTAAGTGCCCTTGCTGTGGAAACCCCACGCATGAAAGAGATGGACATCACTGTCCTGTAAAGGGAGAATGGATATGAGCTATAAGATATGCAAGTACGTCTTCGGTCTTGACAATATGATTCAGATAGCTATGCCTGGTGGATCTAAGATACTCAAGATAGGGAGAAACCCTGGGCACCCTAAAGGCACTTATTGCATGTGGGCTCTAGTTCTTACTGAAAATCCCATTGTTGAAAGACGCTTTAGAATCTATGGTACAGGACACGAGATAGAAGGTCTTACGGGTCTCAACTACATAAGCACCGTCATAGATTATTTCTACGTCTGGCATTTCTTTGAGGTGATATGATGTTAAAGCCCGGTTGTTACGAATGCAAGTACCGAGGAGAAGTCCCAGGAGATGCTCATAGCTGCTGCAGGCACCCTCAGTCCGGACTTGAAGGCAATCCATTAGTGGCAATGTTTGCCCTGATGGCATCTGCGCGCAAGCAGCCGATTCCCTTCATTGAACACGCAGCTAAGCTTGGAATAAAAGCTAACGCCAACGGTATTCAGAGAGGATGGTTCAATTGGCCTTTCAACTTCGATCCTGTGTGGCTTGAAGCCTGCGAAGGATTTACACAGAAGGGAGAGACTAAATGACAGGGATAATGTTTGGTGCAATGGCCGATCCGTTAAGGAAGCAGCTTGAAATGACGGGAATAGACGCCGGAACTATCAATCATTTACAGCGTGATGTCGACGCAGTAGTGCGGTTACATGTCAGGGGACTGCTTACTGATTCCGAAGCGAATAAAGCAAGACAACGAGTTGCGAAGAAAATCTTCATTGCAATACGAAGCAAGAAATGAACCCAAAGGTATTTCCCACTATTATGATTGCCCTAAGCGCAGCTTCTTCTATCTTTTATGCTTTCGACGGTAATTGGAGAATGACGCTATACTGGCTATCCGCATCTGTGTTGACTACAGTTGTGACTTACTGAAATGAAGAATTGCAAAGAAGTGCCGCCAGGCAATGCAGTTTGTGATATGTGCAACTCTGGTCGACCTGACCTTTGTCGCTACGCGAACACTCAGGGAGCTATGAAAGAGATTGACAATCTCCGTGCAGCGATAGAGTGGGTTTGCAGCGGCAAGATGAGAAAAAGCCATCAATGGGATGGGAGCTTTGACTGGGGCGAAGCGTATAAAGATCTCCGCCGCATAGCTGAGGGGAGAGTGCTATGAGCAAGTGTATCCGTTGCCGCATCAATGAAGCTGTAGTTCCAGACAGAACCATTATGTCTCGGAGAAAAAAGATATGTTTGGAGTGCCATAGGAAAGACTTGAAGAATGATGTTATAATAATACTTAATTCGTTGAACAAGAAGGAGCAGGCATGAGAAATCGAAAGGGCTTAGCTCTGATTGAAGTTATGATTGCAATAGCTATTATCGGCATCGTTCTTGCTGTAGCTATTCCTAACTGCACAAAGAGTGGAAAGAGATACAGGCAGCAAGTGGTACAACAAATAGATACTCCGTCTCAATCTGAGTCATGTCGGGCTATCGAAGTTACTTTAGAGGACAACACTGTGCAATATTTTGAAACGTCTCATATACAAACAAGCTCTGAATGGGTAAACGTACTTAGAGCCGACGGATCAGCTATCATGGCAACGTTTCCAAAGAACAGAGTGAAGATGATCAAGGAGATACGATGACACGCATAGAAAAGCAAATGGTTGCAGGGATAGTGTTTCTATTGATCGCTATAGCATTATTCTCGTATAACGTCAGTAGAGTATTGACTCCTGCTCTCCAGCAAGTAGAAGAGAAGGGATTGAAGTCCGTCGTAATGCCCTTATGGGAGGGGAAAGGCAAATGACTTCACACGGCATAATGAATATCGTCTGTTTCGTAGTATACGTCTGCATTGGCGTGCTCATAGGAATTGGTTTGAATAATCCATATTTGGGAGTAGCGACCTCTCTGTATCTAATCTTCATGAGACAAACGCAGTAATGCATGACATTGCTTTTGGTACTGAGCTGGATCTCCGTGGCGCCGTAGGAGATGGAAGAGAACATGAGATCAATAAGCTCATGCCCCACTGCATTAGGAAGAGCTCTAGGCTATTCGATTTCTTTGATCCCCGGACAGGAGAGATGTTTGAAGTCAAGAAGATGAAGATCACCCCGAAACGGAAGGTGAAGATAGATCTCTCCAAGTTTGTAGATTTAACAGATGATGAGCGCGCTATAAACTTCATAGTCTATTACTTTGACAAAGACAGCGGCTCAGTCCTTGATGTTATAAAGACGACCTATGGCGAGATTGCAGACAAGTTTGTGCCGAAAGGTGTACAATCCGCCGTCAGAGTAGTATACTCTAAGTTAAAGATAAGACGTGATCAAAGCCGGAGAGGCTTGTATGGTCCAGACTTGGTAATAGATCTCATCAAACTAAGGGGTTAATGCATGAGCCTTAGAAATTGCTTCTTACAGTGGGTTTCAAAGATATTTGACGTGGCGATCATTACTAGTACACAGCACATTTTAAAGCCAGAGATCGCCGTCGGCAGGATCTATCTTTTGAAAACATCAGACAATCCGTTTAGCCCTCTCGTACAATCTAAAATACTCGATATAAAGAATGGCTATGTGCAGTACTGCTTTCTCCGCGAAGACGAGACAGAAATGTCACTAAAGTGGTCAGAGAGAGTCGATATGTTCAAAAGAGTTTACATTGAAAAGAGATACGAATTGAGAGGTGGAAAACATGTTCGGTAGATATAAAGAGCTTAAAGAGTTTCTTGTCGGCCACGGCAGATTGATTGCAAGGCTTGAAAGCGAACTCTATAAGAAGATAGCAAAAGAAAACGTTGTGGAGTGTGAGGGTTGCGGTTGTTTACTAGCCAAAGATGCGAAGTTCAAGCAACCATCTACAGTAGAGCGCATAGAACCCGCACGTCGAACTGTGGGCTATTCTGGGGTATATACGCCTCTAGACAACGCAACAGAGCGCATCGTGGAGCATTATAAGTGTTTCACTTGTCAGCCTAAGACAAAAAGTAAATAAGGAGAATATGATGGGAAAAACTATCGGAATTGCTTTTGCTGTGCTGTTAGGTATCTTTGCTCTTGGATGGGCTATCCAAGGCAACGATTTCTTCATGTATAAGTTCTGGGCGCCTAAGTATGAGAACGTTCGGAGAGAAGTGTTTGAAAACACGAAGTCGTATAAGCAAGGGATGATTCAGGAGCTGCAGAATATGCAGTTCGAATACGCCAAAGCTACGCCTTCTCAGCGGGATTCGATGGCGTCTATTATTCTTCATCGATCAGCTGATTTTCCTCTAGAAGATATGCCAGCTGATCTGAGATCATTCATTAGCAGTCTTCGCAGCGATCGTACAAAATCTACGTCGAAGTACTAAAGGAGAAATAACATGAAAAGAATTGCAATCGCATTGTTTCTGGTCTTTGTCGTTGAATTGACGGGTTGCACGTATAAAGATTCGACCGACCGCATTCAGCAGAAGCAACAGGAGAAGCTCCTAGCGGAAGGATCTGCTCAGACAGGGATGCCCTCAATCAAGAACTTCAGGGAGCGCAAGCTCCTCAAGGATATTCTCGAGCTCAGAGATCAGGAAGGTCTCACAACTTATACATACATCGTAGCTGAGATGACGGGCAAGCTTGTTTTCCTTGGCGAATCTGTAGGCTATGGTATTCCGTATGCTACGCAATATACTAACCCTCAAAAATTTGAGTGGACTCATTCGAATCTTGGTACTCTCCCGCAAGCCGACCCGAACGGGCTGTTCTCTCCCGCTTCCGCTGAAGGGACTTGGGTTCTTATGAAGGATCCTGCCAGCAATAGTGTTAAGGTTGTATATGTCGAGCCTCGAATTATTGTGTCGCCTTTCAAGTTGAGTGTAAACTAGCTCGATATGAAATACAAAGACCTTCTTGATTTCTGTTCGTTGATGCTTGCAACGGAGGCAGACGAAACAGTCTTTGCAGATAAGCATGTCTTATCTGGCGGATATATCGAGAAAGTGTGGGAAAGAATTCTCATAGCGATCCGTAAGAATGAAGACTTTGATTTTAGAGCGTACTTAGAGCAGCTAGTAGCTGAAAAGCACATCCCTAAAAAGCTATTGCATTGATCGCGCGTGATCTGGAATCAATCTTTGGGCGCGATGCTAGATGATGTACAATACGTTCCTCTTAATATATAATAGTATTAGATAAAAGCGGAGGGACATTATGGCAAGACTAATGTATTACATTCCCAAGTCAGGCATCACGTATGATGACGCGGAAGCTGATAATGACTTCCACGCAATTGAAGTGATTAAGGACAGGGAAGGTGTAAAGCGAGTTCCACCAACTTGGAAGGTTTGGCTTATGAACGAAAAGAATGAATGGATTGAAATAAACCGCCGTGCCATCGCTAGGCACAGAGCAGAGGCCAAGAGACTTGGATAAGCGCCGCCAAATAGGTAAAGCTATTCTAACGATACTTAAGACTAACTTTAATATTTGTTCGCTTGGCATGATTATTTCACCACGCATGGTTACTTGGGAATACGCAATACAGTTTCGCAACGATATAAAGAAAAACTGGCGGCCAAGAGTCATACATTACTTTGTTAAAGAGCACGCTGTGTCGTTTCATAATGGCTATCATGATATTGATGCTACACATGTAGGTGGAGATACAATACTAACGATGGCCGAAAATAGATCACAAGCACCAGAACCGCCAAAACAAGCTTAGGAGGAATAGCATGTCATTAGCTAATAGTATTGGTACAGCAATTGGAGCAACAGGCATTGTCGTTTTGATTGTGTTGCTAGTCATCTTTGGACCGCTTATGGGGGTGTGGGCTATTAACACGCTATTTCACACAAATACTGCATACAACTTCTGGACGTGGCTTGCGTCTCTCTTGTTCTTCGGGATGCTCAAGTCAGCAACTTCTAAATAAAAGGAGAAAAGAGATGAAGCTTACTTATCACGAAGTGCGCACACTTAGAACGCTTCTGAAGATTGACCCTAAGCCCGCAGTTAAGAAAATGATGTACTATCAGATTCTTGCGAACATCTTTGACGTCTCAAGGGCTTACGTAATTGACATCAAGAGAGTCCGCGTACGCAAGGGCATTAGACCGTACGGAAACTAATAGAAAGCGGTTAATTTATACATGGATCCTAAAAGCTCACAAAAGAAAGTAGACAAGGTATTCAAAGACTACTCTTACGATCTCCACGATAAGCTGAGAGAAAATGCGGATCTTATCTACAACAAGCTGTTTCCTGTGAAGCCGTACGACCACGAGCTGTTCTCAGCAGTATGTAGCCGCTTGCTTTTAGAGTTGAGTGTCGTCTTTGCAAAAAGAAAGGGTAAGAAATATGCTAAAGGGAAAGCTAAAAAAACCACGCCATACATCGACGAGCGCATCGGCGGCTAAAGAGCCGTGGCTGACTAGAACTCAGAAGATTGTAGCCACAATCATAAGCTGTCTTATCTTGACGGGAATGCTATGGAATTATGGGGCCAAAGCTGATGCGAGGTATGCAAAGGAAGCTGTGGTGTCAAAAGAACTATCGCAAGTCAAGACTGATATAGCAATGCTTGGAAAAGCCTTCCAGGCAGAACAATACGATCGGTCTATTAGCAACAAGCAAGACCTGCTTCTCAAAATCAATCTCAGGCTTAAAGAGAACATTAGCCCGGCTGAAAGAGCTCAATTAGAAGAGGTTAAGCGTGGTCTTGAGATCGAACTTGAAAAGCTAAAGGATAAACAGAAGAAACTAGTCGACTAGAGGTGCCATCGATGGAAAAAGCGCCCATCATTTACAGTGTCGTTGTTAACTATCCTGACGGACCGAAATTTAGAATTCAAGCCCCGCACAAAAAGGGCTTCCCTTCATTGGAGATGTTTCAGCGGGCGGACATGATTCTAGACTTGACAAATAAGATTGTATTGAAAGACAAGAATTACAGGCAGTTTCATAAAGTAACGGATGAAGAAATTGCCTTGCATTCGGAGTATCCGCTTGTTTGTCTAACATGCGTCAATATTAAAAGTCAGAATGGAGTTTGCTACCTATGCTTGGGGAAACCAAAGAACATCAAGAATTGAAAGGTTGGCTTGTTGGTCGAGTGCAACAAGAAGACGCGTTTGTGCCTGAAATACTTGTCATACGTGGATTTGTAGAAGGCAGATTTACTAAATTCGCGCCGATATACTGGCTTGATTTAGACAAGAAAATAGTAATGACCGATGAACATATCTATAAGATGGGCGAGCCTAACGATAAATGGATCAGATCTTTTCTGGCTGCTGGTAATTGCATACACGATATCGAAATGAAAGACGACACTCACTAAACTGGAGGATTGCATGATCAGACAAAGCACAGTGATGGCTTGCAGAACACTTCGAGATGCACCTTCGGCTCCAGAAGCAAATGTAGACATTACATTGTTTGCCAATTACTATGGCACAGTGCAAGAATCTCATCAGTTCAACGACCCTGCTCTTTACACTGACAAGGGTTTGTGGGAGAGGTTAAAGATCGAATTAAGAGAAATGAAAATTTTCAGGAGAAACAAAAAGCATGCTTAAAATGATTACTGTGTATTTGTCGGGCCCGATGTATCTTGGCAAAGAACAAGCGATGTCGTGGCGCGATGACATCGAATTTCATTTGATTAAGTGGAATAATGATGTTGGACAACTTGCAAGGATTAGAATTGAAACGTTGAATCCTTGCAATCGATGGCTTGAAAAGGGTGGCGAACTTGAAGCTGAAGGACCATATGTTGTTCAGATGGACAAGATGGAGATCGCTAAGTCCGACGTCTTAATCGTCAATGCAACTAATCCTGGTTGGGGCACTCCAATGGAACAATTTATTGGGTGGCAATCTGGTAAAATGGTTATATGTTTTTCCGATTGCGACTTTCCGTCAATTTGGGCTAAAGCTCATAGCCACAAGATGTGTCGTACTCACATAGAGGCGATTACGTGGCTGTGTAATGTCGCGTCTAGACAATTAGCAAGGGCAGTGTAATGAATCCTTATAATATTTGCTACTGGGATATCTCGGGCGTGTGCAACGCTGCTTGCAAGTATTGTCCTAGTGGAAGCAGAAACCTTTTGGGAAATATACACAAGAAGCAGGCAGGATTTCTATCATCAGAGAATTTTAGCGACGGCTTGATTTTTCTTAGAGACAAAGGAGTTATTGATCCAAAGTCTACGCACATGGGTCTTTATAGCTGGGGAGAGCCGTTTCTACATCCGCAATTTGAAGAGATGATGGACGTCGTTTCGGACTTGCATTTCGGCTATTCACTTAGTACCAATGCATCAGTAGTAAAAGAAATACCAAGGCTAGCTCTTCTTAAGCTAATGGAGATAAAATTTTCAATGCCGGGCTTTAGCCAGACAAGTTATGATAAGCAGCATGGGTTTAATTTTGAAACAATTTGCAGAAACATTATCGATACAGTTAATTATATCAGATGGTTTACTCCAAGTGTTTCATTTAGCTTAGTGTTCCAAGTGTACGAATCTAATAAGCATGAAATGTACGAGGCTCAATCATTCAGTAACAAGTTGGGCATGCATTTTCAGCCCATTTGGGCTCATCTTACTGGTCTTACAATGCCGACGATGGGACCGCCACAGCCAAATGATTTTTGTGTTGATGTATGGGACGAAATTAAGCGCCAGCAACCACCCAATTGGCTATGCATGCAATACGACATATTAGTTCTGGATGAATATAGTAACGTTGTTCAGTGTTGCGTTTCAGAAAGATCTATTCCAAGCTATGTGTTGGGTAACATCAAAGAGATTGATTTTGAGAATTTGAGACATCTGCGCGAAAGCAATCCTATGTGTAAGCAGTGCATCGAATCGGGAACTGGTTTTTTAGCCCACCACGTAAGTGGCGCATTTAAGAGGATATGATATGCCATATATTAAGAAAGAGCAGAGAGAAAGAATTCTTAAAGAGTTTGGTCATGGAACTAAATACATTGTGATAGATGCTATCAATCTCTCGGGCGAACTGAACTACGCTATTACAGTGCTTCTTAATAGATGGCTTGAACGAAATGGCGTCAACTATACAGAACTCAATATGCTAATGGGCGTGCTTGAATGCGCTAAACTAGAACTGTATAGACGGATTGCCGCCCCGTATGAGGATGAGAAAATACAACAGAATGGAGATGTTTACCCTGTATGAAAACTGTTACTATTAACAAAACGATACACGCTGTTACGTATAGATGTATCAAAAGTACAGTTTGTGGCATGCCAATTCCTGAGAACTCGTTGTTCCTTGAAAGAAAGTCTCTTTGGGAGACAACCTGCGCTAAGTGTAAGAAGATACTCTCGCCCTTAAAATAGTTGTGTACAATCAAGACTCCATTTGATATAATGTTTTTATATTAATTAGGAGGTGCATATGCCCGTCCAGCCGCTTCAACAGATTGCCCCACAAGTTGCCAGAGGTAAGTTCGATGAGTCCTTATGGGCTAATCAGAACTATGTTGCTCAAGAGAAGCTCGACGGCGAGCGCTTCAAAATGCATTTCTTTGAAAACGAAAACAGGTTTGATTCCCGTTCGATTTCCAAGAAAACTGATCGCTTTACTGAGAAAACGGACAACGTACCACACCTTCGTGACTTTGTAGTGCCCTCGTTGAACGGTACAGTTCTTGATGGCGAAATCAAGTTTGGTGGAGATAGCATGTCAACCTCAACCATAATGGGCTGTTTGGCCGATGAAGCTGTTAACCGTCAGCGGGAAGCGGGAAAATGGGTTAAGTACTATGTTTTCGATATCATTTTCTTTAAGGGCAAGGATGTAAGAGATCTTTCATTCATCAAAAGAATGGAGATTTTGCACAAGATATTTAATGACTATTTAGCCTGTAGCACAAACTTTATTTTGCCAGTATATACATATGATCACAAGAAACAGTTTTGCGATGATGTCTGGGCTCATGGAGGCGAAGGCGTCATCCTCAAAGATGTTAGAGCTCCGTATACTGACAAGAAAGCGTGGGTCAAAGTTAAGGCACAGGCGACCTATGATGTCGTCGTTATGGGCTACGAAGAGCCTGAGGCTGAGTCGATTAAGAAGGGTGATGACAAGGCTACCATTACTAGACTGGCAGCGAATGGTTGGATTGGCACAGTCGTTTTCGGACAGTATAATAATGGTGAATTGCAGTGCTTTGGTAAGTGCTCCGGTATGAACGATGCTGATAGAGAGAAGTTCTCTAGGAATAGGGAAAAGATGTTGGGCACGGTCATTAAGATCGAGGCTCAATCAAGAATCCCTAAGACTGGTTATTTCCGGCATCCTCGGTATCTTGGCATCAGGGAAGATAAGAACGCTGACCAGTGCTTGTTTTACGAAGGAGAGAAATGACCACTACAGTAAAACAACTGATTGAATGGCTCAAAACGCAGGACGAAAACAAGCCAATCCATGTCATGCGGGAATACCACTGTGGTGGTTACATGGGCTATGCAACTGAATTTGTCGATCTTGTGATCCCTGACGAGCATGATTATTCCCCAAATGCAGATGTTTACGATACGTGGATTTCTTTTGGTGAAAGATAGTCGTTTACAATCCTCTAGTTTTATGATATAATGATTTAGATGATGGAGGTGGTGAATGGCTAAGAAGCCTCGTGTAAGAGTTACTGAAGAGAATATAGCAAAAGCACGCAAGAAGATTAAGGAAACCCCAAAGAGGGGTAGATGGCCAAGATTTACTGACATTCATAAGTGCGACTTGTCTGACTATATTTCGTGTTTCAACAACCCTGAGCTTGTAATTTATCACGAGAAATATAAGAACGCTTGTTTCATAAGAATATTAGAATCTTGGGGACAAATAGTTCTAGTTAAGGACAAGTGGCATCCCGAACCGACACGAGAAGTAAAAACGCTGGCTACCATAAGATTTTACTGTGAATCTTGGTCGCCGGATAGTGCTACTCCGTTAATAGACACTGAGTGCATGTATAGATGCGATAGAGTTTCTTGTCCTTATTATAGGAAGGGTTTCATAACAGAAACGCTTAAAAACAAGACATTTGCTGAAGATATTAAACACGAACTTAACAAACAACATAATATAAAACAAGAAACCGAGTAGATTTTAGTAATATAATATATAGTCACGAAGATTAAAGAGGTCGGGTTTGCGGTTATCCACCCAGGGTTGCTAGCACCTGATTGAGGGTTTTGAAAAAACCGCGCACGCTTACGTAGCATAACGGCTTAATGTCCTACCCTGTCACGGTAGTGGATGCCGGTTCGAATCCGGTCGTAGGCGCATCGCTCACCCACCAAAGTGGGAGGAGTGTTCGGAGCCGTCTTACAAAGGCGGTTCCAGTATCCGGGTGTAGCTCAGTCTGGTTCAGAGCACTGCGTTTGGGGCGCAGGGGTCAGAGGTTCGAATCCTCTTACCCGGACATGGGTGATGGTAGAAGCAACGATAGGGTTCGATCCCTACAATAGCAGAAAGCCTGATCCCACAAACAATTGGGACATGGGTTATTTTCCCCTTTCTCCCAAGGCTCTGTGTTCTCTGCGGAGGCAGTCTACGAAGGATGCTATCACTTTTGTAGGACACGCTCCGGTAAACAGCCAGCACGGACGATAGCATATATATCTACGTGTAAGTCAGCCAGGATCTAGACGACTCGGCCTGGAACCGAGAGGACGCTGGTTCGAATCCAGCCACGTAGACATAGTATACTCACAGAGCCTCTATTTATAAGCGCAAACGCTGTGAGTTTTATGGCCTCATAGGTAATTGGTATACCGTCACGTTTACACCGTGAAGTGGGTGGTTCGATTCCATCTGGGGCTAATGTTCACTTTTCTTGTATGTTCATGAGACGTGAACATGTAGTAAAAATGAACGGTGGTCGTGGTGAAGAGGTTTTAACACGGTTGGTTGTGACCCAACTATGCGCGGGTTCGAATCCCGTCGATCACCCAGAAACAGGAGGCATCATGGACAGCAGAGTACTTCTCTTAAATTCAAGCTACGAACCAGTAAGCCTTATCAGTGCCGAGCGTGCTATTGTGTTGTGGTATTCAGGTAAGGTCACTGTTGTAGCTGAAAGAGATATTACTTGGAGATCAGTTTCTGTTGCCATCAAGGTGCCTTCAGTAGTTAGACTTATAAACTATGTGAGAGGACTTACTGGTCTTCGAAACATTGTAAAGCTCACTAGAAAGAACATTCTTCTTAGAGATGCTTATACTTGTCAGTACTGCGGTAAGAAAGCTGGCCCTGACAAGCTTAACATCGACCACATCGTCCCTAAGGGCCAGGGTGGTAAGAGTGAATGGACCAATTTGGTGACTGCATGTATCCCATGTAATAGCTCTAAGGATTGTCAGACGCCAAAGCAAGCAGGCATGACTTTGAGAAAGTCGCCAAAGAAGCCAGACTTTTTGGTGTTCACTATTCATCGTCATATCAAGAACGTTCCAGAGGATTGGAGATCATATCTCTACTGGAATACGGAAATAGATCAAGCGTAATGGTGTACAAATAATTCTACTTGTGATATAGTAGAATCATAATCAGGAAGCCCTTGATGTTGGATGGGCGTTAATAAACTCCTCCCTCCTGGTTATTGTGGCAAGACTCGGCAGACTACCGTTGAAGCCGTTCGCCCTGGATTCAGGGGATGGTGGAGGAATCTGGAAGGGATAGCGGCCGCTTACCTTCACGGTCTGATCAACCGCTTGGGCCGATGGTGGGGATCCGAATCCGAGATATAATCGATCCCATTTATTACCCTTGGTTGCCGGAGCCAAATTGAAAACCGGTGGTTGTGTAGACTAATTAAGGTTTAGGGTAAGCCTCCTGAGTAGCCTAGAGGGCGAAAAGGTGATTTCTCGAGATAAAAACCCTTTTAGTTTAACTGTGGTTAGAGCGTTAGTAGGTTCATCATTGTTGGCTCATAAAAGCAAGACTAGTTGCCAGATCTAGAAATTAAAACTGGCTTTTATGGACCCATATACTAATGGTTAGGTAACGGGCCTTTCAAGTCCGGAGCGGTGAGATCAATACTCCCTGGGTCTAATTATTTATTCAAGCTTAACGCAAAAAGTTCGAATTATCTCCTAATTTAGAATATAAGGAGATAATGATGAATTGTGAAAAATGTAATAAAGAACATGACGGCAAGTACGGTTCTGGTAGATTCTGTTCTCGGAAATGCGCCAATAGTAGAATTCGTTCAGAAGAAACTAGAAAGAAAATCGCATTAAATACTACGTATCATTTTGTCGAACGAGTTTTGTTTAAGTGTGCTCATTGTAAGAAAGAAGTAATTTTTAAAAAATCTTATTTAAAGCTAAAGAAAACGGGATGTTGTTCTAAGTGTTTTCGATTGTCTAAAGAATATAAGAAAGCATTAAAGAAGGGCTGTTCCAGTAACGGCGGATATAGAGTCGGTTCAGGAAATGGTTTAAGAGGAATATATCAAGGATTTTGGTGCGACTCGTCTTGGGAGTTAGCTTTTGTAATATATAATATTGATCACCAAATTTCGTTTGAGAGAAATAATAAGCCGTATGTATATGAATTTGAAGGGCGGAGAAGGTATTACCCAGATTTTATTATAGATGATGTTTTCTATGAAATCAAGGGCTATCATTTTCCAGAAGCCACAAAGGCGAAGTTGAAGTATTTTCCGCACAAAATAGTTTTAATAGGGAAAAAAGAGATTAAGCCGTATTTAGAATATGTTGAACAAAAATACGGAAAAGATTTTGTAAGGCTCTATGAAGTTTGCCCTCATTAGGCATGGGACGAGGTTCAACTCCTCAAAGGGCGCATATGCGCGGTGCCAGAGTGTGTGATGTCCATCGATCACAATGGGCGCTTAGGAAGTCGGGAAGCGGCGCATGGCTAGAAGGAAACGGTAACGGTGTGGAGGATTGGGACAACCCTGACTCTTTCCCAGTCCAAGCGCGAAGTCGGTCGGTAGCTCACTCTAATGAGCAGAAGGCGGCCGCTTGAGTGTAAAATCACTCATCTACGTTGAGAGGTGGCGACGGCCACTTTGAGTAGATTGCCGGAATAACCTATTCTTTGGGCCAGTCCGATGCAAGCTAAAGCATCGCCCGCATATATGTCCCTGTCATCTAGCAGGCTAAGGATGGTGGCCCCTCAAGCCATCCACAGGGGTTCAAATCCCCTCAGGGACACAAACAGGGGAAGCGATTATCTGTATAAAATATACGCTTAATACGCCGTCGTAGACATCTATGGAGGGTGGCCAGGCTGTAACCCTGGCGTCTATGAGGCCATCTAGGTTCGATTCCTGGCGGCGGCACATGGCGTGGATAATCCGACAAGGGTTAGAGACGGGGTTGACAAGACCTGCGGTCACCAGAATTAACTGGCACGTCAACATGGGCTTGTGGTGTTAATGGATTAGCACACTCGGCTTTTAACCGATGGGGTGGGGGTTCGAGTCCTCCCAGGCCTAATTGCTCCGGTAGTATAACGGTTTATTATAGCCGGCTCTTACCCGGTCAGATCGGGGTTCAAATCCTCGTCGGAGCACATGTCCTTTTAGTGAAATGGATCTCACGCAATGTTCCTACCGTTGAATTGTAGGTTCGATTCCTACAAAGGACACATATAAGATAGCGCTGGGGTAAGGCTGACCACCCCAGTCCGGTTAGCTGGTCACTAATTGGACTCCTGGCGCTTATAATAGTCAATCGAGCCATCGCACTACGGTGAGGAAGCTCAGGACATCCCGGAGACCTGTGGGAGGCTAAAGCCGTCTAACCACTGATACGAAAGCGGGATGCAACGCAAACAGGTCTAGATAAGTCTCGTTCTAAGGACCGGGTTGCGGCCAATAGAGAAATGATGGCATAAAACAGAATCCTGGCTACTGATTGATTACATGCCCTCTTAGTGAAACGGATAATCACGTTGCGCTTCGAACGCAAAGATAGGGGTTCGAATCCTCTAGAGGGTGCATACGGTCGGATAGGATAAGTTGTCCAGTCTAGCAAGTACACCTAGATGGGAGCAGGCTAACGCTCTGCAATGACCACCAAATGGGTTGTTCGTCTAATGGTAAGACAAGTGCCTCCAAAACACTTTATGTGGGTTCGATTCCTACACTTCCCGCAGGAGATAAAATGAGTATTAAAAGCTATTTCACCTGGGCTCCAAAGTTACCTAAGAAACCCGTGTATGATATGGATGAGGTGATGGAATCTTTTGAGTATCGTAAAGAGACTACATTTGAGAATCACTATTTGAATGTCTATTACTGGTTTAAGAGAAACTTTGATTTTCTCTGGACACCAGCCATCGCAAAGGGCTACATAAAGCGCGCATGTCAGATTATCGTTCGTGGATGGAGCGATAGAGATATCTGGTCATTAGATTGGACTATCGCTAAGTTTGCTCTACCTAGACTGATCAGACTCAAAGAAGTAATGCACGGTGTTCCCAACTCGATGTTTGAACCGCTTCCAGAAGGTGAGCATAATCATGATAAAGAGCAAATGGCGGCAGCCGAAAAGAAGTGGAACGAAACGCTTGATGAAATCATTTTTGCTATGGACTATATTGCTAATTGTCGTGAGCACGATTATTACCCCAAGAAAAAATGGCCAGAAAAAACCGTTAGAGAAGACTACGTAGAGCTTAGAGCCGTAGAGGAAAGAGTTCAAAAAGGTTTAGCGTTGTTTGGAACCCACTTCAGAAGTTTGTGGGATTAATGCCTCGACTAACTCAAATGGTTAGAGTGCGAGTCTGAAAAGCTCGAAATTCCGGTTCGATTCCGGGGCGAGGCGCATTGCCGGCGTAGCTCAAAAGTAGAGCAATCGGCTGATAACCGATCGACGGAGGGGCAGTACCTCTCGACGGCACATTTGTTGTACAGCCGCTACAGCTTATGATATAATGTATTCATAAATAATCGAGGTGAGTGCATGTTAGAACTTTTATTCTTTCTAGTCTTTACGCACTTCGTAATGGATTTTTGCATGCAATCGGATTTTATGTCAAAGTATAAAGGCAAGCTTCCGTTTGTGATGTTTGTGCATGTATTTGTCTGGACGTTTGCGGTTTGTTGGATGGCAACTTATTTCGGAGCTTTGTCTTGGTGGGCTCCAATTTTCTTGTTTGTGGGACACTGGGCTTGCGATCAATATAAGATTCATTTGATCGAAAAAGAAAACTTGAAGGATGAAGCTAATCCGGACGTGCTATCCAGATTAAAGTTCTTGTTTCATGCTGATCAAGTTTGGCATTTAGTTCAGCTTTTAATTGTAGCAACACTTGGGGTCTTAGTTTAATGGGAAAACTCTCGGCTTGCACCCGAATGATAAGGGTTCGATTCCCTTAGGCTCCACATGGGAGGGTGGCGAGACAGCACTCTCATTCGCCGGCCAGTCTGCAGCTCGGACCGGGATACGAATGCTTGAGCCACCCAACCAGCCACATTCTGTTAGTTTAATAAAACGCCTTCTCGTAGAGAAGGAGATGCTGGTAGATGGCCGGCACAGAATAATTTTAAACTCAAGGAGGATGTACACATGATAGAGAGTATCTAGTCTGGCTAGCCAGACATAGGAGGCTATCATGGGTTACTATCCTCATCGAGATAGAACCGCCAAGAACTACGGGGAAATGGGATCCAACCCCAACCGCAAGCGTCGTGGCAAGAAACGCGGAATGAAGGCTGGCAAGCAGAAGAAAGCTCGTCGAGCCTAACAAAAATTTGTCAAAGGCTCAGGACGCTGAGAAATGGGCAAATAGTGTGGAGTCCCAGGCACTATAAATACTGGGTCATTTGGGGCTATAGCTCAGAGGGAGAGCGTTCCGGTGGCATCGGAAAGGCCAAGGGTTCAATCCCCTTTAGCTCCACATTCGGTTCGTCTAATTTAAGGACGCTCTCTACTTTCTGGAAACAGGGGAGGGAAACGCTGGTAAAACAGCACCGAATACCATATTCCCTTATCCTTCAACGGCAGGAGAGGTGACTGTTAATCACTCAATCGAGGTTCGAATCCTCGTAGGGGAGCATTTCAACAAGGAGGTCTTATATGCAATGCACAAATTGTCATGCTGATATTGGTGCTTGGCTGTTGAAATATAGAGTTATGCCCAAAGTTCGGCTTGATGAAATGTACTTTAAAGAAGAAAAGCTTGTTGCAAAAATGGACGAATCTGGCATTTATATTGACGGCCAGAAGTTTTACGAACACGAATCTAAAAGATGCCACGAACGATGCCCAAAATGTGGCGCAAAAAATACTGTAAGAGTAGAGTACGACGAAGTTACTTGGGCGCCCATCTAATGCGGGTGTAATTCATCGGTAGAATACCTGGTTGCCAACCAGAATGCGGTGGGTTCGATTCCCATCACCCGCTCAATACAATCCCGGGCTTGATATGTAATCAGCCGGCGTCGCGCTGACAAGAATCAAGGTAGTCAGAAGCAAGGTTCCTTATGTTAATGGTAGACGGTCTCCGTGACATGGAGAAGACAGAAGTTCGATTCTTCTAGGAACCAATTGGCCTTGTAGACCAACGGCAGAGTCAACAGTCTGAGAGGCTGTGCAGTGTGGGTTCGAATCCCACTAGGGCCACATGCAGAAATCAGAGAACAAAATAAAGCCGATGTACTTTTGGTCAGATGGCTATAAAGAATTCGGCATACTAGAACCCGATCACAAGAAAATAAAAGAAGATGAATTAGTAGATGCTAACGAAGAGGAAAGCGAATTTATTTTTGAACCAACAATAAAAATCTCCAATAGACAGACTAAGCGAAGGAAACTCAGAAATTTTCTTAAAAGTGAAGTACAAAAAGCGCTTCGGTACGCAAGATTTTATCGCTAAAAGGAGGTCGCGCATGAGATTCAAAAAGACAACCTGGTACAACATGAAGACCGACAGTGCGAATTATGGCATCAAGATTAAGTATGCAAATCTCAAGTTCTTGGACGTAGCTGAAAACGGAAAGCCTCTCATTTTTGAAACAGAACTAGAACGGGATGAAAAAATTAAGCAGATAAAGAGAGACAGCAAAGCAAAAGACTTTGAATCAAGAATGAAGTTTGTCAGAGCGATATAGAACGGCCTCGTACCCCAACGGCAGAGGGAACACGTTTAGACCGTGTACAGTGTCGGTTCGAATCCGACCGGGGCTAATGATTTGCCCGCTTAGGTTAAAACAAGCAAACCGGCGGTTTTGTACATCGCTAATACCGCTGCAAACGCGGTAGCGGGCTCCAGCAAACGCACTCATAGTTCAATGGCAGAACAACTGTTTCGTAAGCAGTAGATCTCGATCCGATTCCGAGTGGGTGCTCATGAAAAAGAATAAACAAAATAAACAGCGGATGTTTTATTGGCAAGTTTCTAAGAAGAATGGTAAAATCTTTATATGCAAGCTTATAGAGATTAAACATGAAGAATAGAACAGAAGTAAAGTATGTGATTAAGCTTTATGAAGCGCAATGGGACAGACACCATAACGAATCGGTCAAGCCATTTTTTGAGCAGCTTCAGAGAGAATGTTTTGACGATGGTGATGGCCACGATCCGCTATTTTCATATTACGTATTCCAGACGGCAGAAGGAATCGAGGCAGCGCTTAATTACAAGCTCGACGTTGGATTAGATGGCCGGCTAAAGATAGGGTATTTTGGAGTGCACGGTCAGACAGACCAGATTCAAGCGCTTAAGCCCATCAATAGGATGAAGCTTAGAAATATTTTAATTAAGACGACCAACTTCGACGGGCTGTATTTCGGTACGTGCGACTTTGCTAATAGAAAAACAGCAGAACTATTGCTGAATAACATATCCACACTCAAGTGGGTCGCTGGCTTTTCTAAGTGGACGCCGTGGTTGGAAGGTACGATTTGTGATATACTGTTCTTTAGGCTGTTGTTGTCAGGTCGTTTCAGAAGGCCGTCCCATACAAACACCAAGTGGGACATAATGACTAAGCCAGAGGACGCTGCTAGACACTTGTATGAAATTTATCCAATGGCTGTTGATTTAAAGTTCTCGCTGTTTTATAGAGGGTCTAGCGGCATTAATTCAACGTATGATGACTGGACAAATAGGATAATGGCATTATGATAAAATACCTCGTAATCTTTTTTGCATTAGTTCTTACCGACATTGTATGGGCTCTCTACATTAGATGGGCTGCAAGTGGTAAAGCAATGAAAGCGGGACTTTCGTCTATTCTCATTTATGTCATAGGCGCTTTTACATTCGGTGAGTTCATTAAAGATACGTGGGTTTTGATTCCTGCCGGATTAGGCTGTTTTGTGGGAACTTACGCAACGATAAAATGGCTAGACAAGTAGGGTCGTGTAGCTCAATAGTAGAGCAGTCGCCTTATAAGCGACCGACGAAGGGGCAGAACCTTCTACGACCAATCGACAAGAGGTGAAAAATGTGTAAGCCAGGACATTTATGGATAAACGATCTCAAAATTGATACGATAATAGATGTCGGCGCCAATGTTGGTGACTTTTCAAAAGAAATGCGGAAATATAGACCAGAGGCTCTTATCTATGCCTTTGAGCCCTTGCCATATGAATACGACGCACTAATTACAGCTTTCAAATACGATAAGCGGTTCAAATCCTTTAATTTAGCTTTATCGGATAAGGAAGCAGTCGTTCCGTTTAACGTAACAAGTTTTGGCCCTGCAAGTTCTATATTGCAGATGAACGACACTCTAATCGATTATATTAATAATGGGTTTAAGACGAACGTAACTGCATCGCCAATTCTTGTTCAAGCAGTTACATTGGACTCAATTTTTGCCGATAGCATTTTGGGTCCATCCCTTTTAGTAAAGATAGACACTCAGGGATTTGAAGACAAAGTAATAAAAGGTGGCGAGAAAACTATTCGTAGAGCAAAAGTGTGCTTTCTTGAAACAGAGTTTCAGCCGCTATACAAAGGACAAGCTTTATTTATAGACATATTGAATCAAATGGACGCGCTTGGCTTTACTTATTTTGGCGATAAGGATTACGTTTCATATCACCTGACTAATGGTACGGCGCTTTGGCAAGATAGTATTTTCGTGAACAAAAGTCTCTTGAAGGACGGTGTTTATCAAGGGCTCTCGTAGGCCAACGGCAGAGTCAGCAGGCTTAAACCCTGTACAGTGTCAGTTCGAATCTGACCGGGAGCACATGCGGGTGTCGTATACTGGCTATTACCTCAGCCTTCCAAGCTGATGAAGAGGGTTCGATTCCCTCTACCCGCTCATTTTGATGTACAATCAAATGCATTTGTGGTATAGTAGTTATATCAATTGAAAGGAGCCAAAATCCAACGATGGGAAGGAAGACCCACCGCGATGAAAAAGATATTAATAATCACGATTATAGCATGTACGGCTTTGTTCGCATCCATGTTTACAAGACCGGATCAGAGATTGTTGCTTACGCTGGATTCGGTGAATCACCCGGATGTGATACAAGTAGAAAAGATGATAGACAAGACGGGAGCAGATGTCCCGGCAGTTACAAAAAAGAAAGTGGCCCTTGCTATAGCAGAACATGCTAAATACTATGGAATAAAACCAAAGAATTTAGTTGCTATAGCATTTGTTGAGTCAAAATTTCAACCAACCCTTATCAATAGTACAGGCGACCATGGATTGATGCAGATCAATTGGCCGACTTGGAAGAACAGATTCACAAGAGATCCAAAAGATCTTCTTAACGTCTACAAGAATGTAGAAGTTGCATGCAAAATTATCAATATAAACAAAAGCATGGGACAGACTGACTTGGCCGATTATCATTCTTTTAATGATGAACCAAAAGCCATTTATCAGGCTAAATTAAGAGAAGTTCTGAGGAGGCTCTAATGTCTAATACGCTCGACGCTGTAAAGGCAACACTGACGAGAGAGAGAACTGCGCTAGACAAAGAATTGAAGCAGCCTTGGTACGACACATTTGTTTGTGGTGCGCTTGTCTGCGGGATTGCCGTGGCCATCGTAATCATGTTTTTAGACACGAAGAAATACGCTATTCAAGAGAGAATGACGAGAATGCATATAGAAGCTGTAACAGCTACAGATAAAAATTGTAATGATTGTCATTTGGGCGCTTCTTTTGTTAATTTATTCAACCACCCAATGGTGAAAGCTGATGATAATGTCATTACTCTCATGATGGATAAGGCTAAGATAAAGCGATGGTAAAAGAATACAAAGAAAAAGAATTTTTTAATTGCGAGTTTTGCCGTTGCAGAACTAATGCAAATCTTCGTAGATGCTGTGAATTGGGCTACGAGGCTGATTTAAGAAAGAGTAAGAAATTAGCGGGTGAATCGGCGGATGTGCAGATACCAGCCTCATAAGCTGGGAGACAAAATCTCTAGCCTGTTTAACTCAGGTACCCGCTACCAATAAGCAGTTTCCCTTGCTAAGTGCCGGGGAGTAAAACGAGAGGGTGATAACGCTCCTCTTGTTCCTGCACAACGGCTTACGAATAAGTATTCAGCTGCGGCTCATAACTGCGGCCTACTCGGGGCGGTACCGAGGTAAGCCACCACAAATTGACCTATGGTGAAACAGTATCACGGTTGGCTTTGAACCAGCAGTCCGAGGGGCGGCACCTCGTGGGTCAGCATACATTGGCACATCGTTCAACGGTAGGACAAACGGCTCTGACCCGTTCAATCGAGGTTCAAATCCTTGTGTGCCAGCATAAGAAAGCCTGTGGTCATAGAACTCATCAGCCAAGAGCTGAAGGAGATGGGCTAGCCCTAGTGCGTTAGTCTTGATTTTAGATTGGTGCCAGGTGATGGAATACTGGCTCAAATACCGTTATACCCAGACGGAGCCAATCTTTACGGTAAGGGTCCGGCATGGACGAGGACACCGGCTTGAACCCGGCTGGCTGTAAAAGGCTCAGGAGTTCGATTCTCCTCCTTATCGCACGTGCAAGACAGGAAAAGTCTAAGGAAATCGCCAACGCCTTAGAGGACTGAGTAATCAACGCAGGGTGGCTCCGGTTGATTCGTCTTGCCGTTTGGTGGAATACTCTAGTCTGGTAAGAGGCAGTCTTGGAAAGGCTGTGCACACGGTGAGAGCCGTTACGTAGGTTCGAACCCTACTTCCACCGCATAAAAAGGAGAAATGCATGGATGCTGACTTAATTAAAAGGGTCGTTTCATTATGTGTTGAAGGTCTTACAACAGACGGCGGTCATCACAAACAGTGGTATTTAGAGCAGATTCTTAGATCGATTTCTGGGGCTCGTTATCATGAATTTAAACGAGAACATGAATGGGAAAAGGGAATAGCACCATAACGGTAGGGATCCGGCTGGATGAGAAATAGTCTTGGTAAGATGCTAGAGTCTGGCTAATTAGCTCCGTTTCGAAAGCGGATGGGTGTAAAAGCCACGTGAGTTCGAATCTCACTCTTACCCATAAGTAGCAAAAAGCCTCGAACTCTTCCTAATTTAGAACATTAGGAGGAAAGAAATCATGTATAAATTCGTAGTCTATAAAACAATAAATCGTATCAATAATCGTTATTATGTTGGTGTTCACAGAACCAAAGACATAAACGATAGATACTTGGGTTCTGGCATTCTTTTAAAGGTTGCAATCAAGAAGTATGGTAAAGAGAACTTCACAAAAGAGATCCTTGCAATCTTCGATTCTTATGAAGAAGCTTTCAATAAAGAACGAGAAATTGTTACTCTTGAATTAATAGAAAAGGGCGAATGCTATAACCTTCATTGCGGTGGCGATGGAAATTGGGATAGCATCAACTACGGAAAGTTAAAATATCTTCATCCCTCGTCTAATTGGGCTGTCGCAGATAAAAAGATTAAAGAAAGAATGACAAAGGGCGGTCTAAAGGGATTTAAGCACGCAAGAGAAATTAAATCTCAGATGATAAAAGACGGCCTACTTAAAAATGATTCTTTTAAAGGCAAAAGACATTCAGACGAGTTTAAGCAAAGATTATCGATTATAATGAAAGAAAAACAATGCGGAGAAAACAATTCACAATACGGGACTTGTTGGATTCATAATGATTCACAGAGCAAGAAAGTACGAAAAGAAGAGTTGGATGGTTTTATAGAAAGTGGTTGGAAAAAGGGTAGAGTACTCAAGTGGTAAAGAGGGGAGTTTGCTAAACTCTTAGGGTGTAAAAGCCGCGCAGGTTCGAATCCTGCCTCTATCGCACGTCCTTGTAGGCTAATGGATAAACCGAATGGCTACGAACCATTCATTGTGAGTTCGAATCTCGCCGAGGACACATGAAATATTTATACTGGATAAATATCCACTACGCATGTTATGGTATAATAGTACATGACGGCGTAGTAATCGAGGCACCGCCGATTGCTAAGTGGGCCATTGGTAAGACCTTCGATGATTTCAAGAAGTTCGTCAAGAAAAAAAACGGCCAGATAAAAGGTAAGCATCTGCCGGGTTAGTCTAATGGTAAGACGCCTCTTTGGTAAGGAGGAAACACGAGTCCGATTCTCGTACTTGGCTCATGGCTCTTTGGGTGAATGGTTATAGCCAGCTGCCTGCAAAGCAGTGAAAACTGGTTCAATTCCAGTAAGAGCCTCATTTGTTGTACAACCGCTGTAATTTATGATATAATGGATTCAAATGGAACAAGGTGATTGTTCCACTTACAACAGGGAGGAGATCCCAATGCGAAAATACCAATACGCCGTATTCATTGGCCGGTTCCAGCCACTCCACAATGGACACTTAGAAAACATCCAAAATGCGTTGAAGATTGCTGACAAGGTTCTTATACTTGTCGGCTCTGCTTTCGCCGCCCGCAACATCCGAAATCCCTTTACATTTGAAGAGCGTAAACGAATGATTCTCAATTCTTTCGGCTTTAATAGTTGGCGTGACGATCCGCCAAAAGACGAAGAAGGTGTAGTCATATTCAATCGTTTGCTTATTAAACCCGTTAGAGACTTCCTCTACAACGATCAAGATTGGATCGCTGAAGTACAAGGCGTTGTTAACGAGGAGATCGATCAATTCGATGAGGACGTCAAAGTGGTGCTTGTGGGAATGAAGAAGGACGATACTACGTTCTATCTTGATATGTTTCCACAGTGGAATTTTGTGGCAACTAATGAGGTTGTAAGCCACGCCGCCACAATTATTAGGGACAAGTATTTCACTTATGAAATTGATTATCGATTTCTTGATTGCCCTGATCCCGTAAAAGCATTTCTACAGGACTTTAGGCAGACAGAAGATTATATCCATCTTTCAGATGAGCACTCTTTTGTCAAGAAATATAGAGAGTCTTTCAGCGCTCTTCCGTATCCGCCGACGTTTGTTACAACTGATGCAGTAGTCCTTTGTAACGGACACGTGCTGCTTGTCAAACGAAAGGCTAACCCTGGAAAAGGGTTGTGGGCGCTCCCTGGCGGCTTCATCAAACACGACGAGAGGATTGACGATTGTACGATTAGAGAGCTTAAAGAAGAGACACGGATCGAGGTTCACAAGAATGTGATTAAAGGGTCTTTTGTGACGTCCAACGTTTTTGACGCTCCAAACAGATCATTGAGAGGTCGTACGATTACACACGCTTCGTTATATGTTCTTAGGCAGATTGCTTTGCCTAAGGTGAAGGGAAGCGACGATGCTGAAAAGGCTAAATGGTTTCCATACGTAGAGTTCTATGACATGGAAGACAAGCTTTATGAAGATCATTTCCACATTGTAAAGCACTTTATTGGATTGGCCCGATAACCGCGGAGAGCGGTTGGGACAGGAAGGAGATTCCAAATGGATAACATGATTCTTATGACCGACAGCTACAAGGCAAGCCACTGGAAGCAGTATCCGCCAGGTACGACTGATGTTTATTCTTACATTGAGGCACGGGGTGGGGACTTTCCAGAGACAGTGTTTTTCGGATTACAAATGATTCTTAAGAAGTTCTTTGTCAGGCCGATCACTCAGGAGATGATTGATGAGGCTGATGAGTTCTTCAAGATACACGGAGAGCCTTTTAACAAGGAAGGGTGGGAGTACATCCTCAAGAAGCATAATGGTTATCTTCCTCTACGAATCATGGCCGTTCCAGAAGGACGGAGAGTAAACCTCAAGAATATTCTGGTGTCTGTTGAAAATACAGATCCAGAATGCTATTGGCTTACTTCTTACATCGAGACAGTTCTTATGAGGGCTGTCTGGTATCCGACAACTGTGGCAACCAATTCTTACCGGGCTAAGCGGCTGATCTACGATTTCCTCAAGGCAACATGCGATGACCCTGATGGGCAGATCATGTTCAGACTTCACGACTTTGGCGGTCGTGGCGTTTCTTCAGGCGAATCGGCTGAGATTGGAGGCGCAGCCCACTTAGTGAACTTCATGGGTTCTGATACAGTAGAGGGAATTTGGGCTGCCAACAAGTACTACAATGCTGGGATGGCTGGATTTTCTATTCCTGCAGCTGAGCACAGCACGATTTGTGTTTGGGGCCGAGGAAATGAAGCTGACGCTTATAGAAATATGGTGAATGCTTATGGCGGCCCTGGCAAGATTTATGCTTGTGTCTCGGATAGCTATGATATTTATAACGCCGCTGACAATATCTGGGGAAAACAACTGAAAGACCTTGTTCTGAAAACGGGTGGTACGTTAGTAGTAAGACCTGATAGTGGTCATCCGCCTACGGTAGTAGCCCGACTGCTGCAAATCCTTGGCGATCGGTTTGGTTGCACTGTCAATGGAAAAGGCTTTAAAGTATTGAATCCAGCGATCCGTGTCATCCAAGGCGATGGTTGTACTCTCCAGATGATCAACGAGATTCTTCATGCAATGTGGAAGAATCAGTGGTCTGCAGAGAATGTCGCTTTCGGAATGGGTGGCGGTCTCTTGCAGAAACTTGACCGCGATACTTTCAAGTTTGCTATGAAGGCATCGTACGCAAAAGTGAATGGCAAAGAGATCCTTGTCTACAAGGAGCCGATTACTGACGAGGTTAAAATCTCGAAGAAGGGCAAGCTGGCTCTTGTAGAAACAATGGATGGATACGAAACCGTCATGCAAGGCACTAAATGGTACGATCGGGACGTCCTTGAAGAAGTATTCCTGAACGGCAAGATTACCAAGGAATACACGTTTGAGGAAGTCAGAAAGAACGTGGCATATTAATATGAAAGTAATAAATCATAGAGAATTTGCCAATGGGCAAGTCTTTGCATTGAAGCTTTACGACGGGATGCTGATTGAAACGACCGATACGTTCCTTCCGTTCTATACGAAGGATGCGGCATCTCAGCACGATAATGCTCTTCATAGCAAATACTGGGTGGGCGACCGGTCAGAAAGATGGATGATTGGTGTTTCCACAATGTCTGGATGTCCTGTGAAATGCAAGTTTTGTGCCGCGGGTAAGCTAAAACAGTGGAGAAACTTGACGGCCGAAGAGATAGTCAATCAGATTCTCTTCGTACGAGAACAGAATCACAACAACGATCCTCGGTATTGTAAAGAGTTCAAGGTAAACTACACAAGAATGGGAGAGCCCTTTCTGAACATCTTTGAGGTACAAAAGGCAATAAGTATGATTAGCCGGATGCACCCTAGTGCTCACCATTATGTGTCGACGATTGGGCTAAAAGGGTCCGACTTCTCATGGATAAAGGACAACATTACGTTACAGATTTCCCTCCATTCGTTGGACGAGGAAAGGCGGAAGTGGCTTATACCAATAAACAACCTGATGACTCTAGAGGAGCTGGGAGCTATCAGAACGGGTAGTCATTTGAAAACTACAATCAACTTGACACTTGTGGACGAAAAAGACTTTGACATCAAGAAACTCCGCAAATACTTCGATCCCAAGTACTTCTTCATCAAGCTGTCTCCGATCAATGAGAATGAGATCAGCAAAGGAAATGACTTAGGCAAGGGCGTCATTGAACAACTCAATCTTGTCTAGAAGGGAGGACCAAATGGAAACTATTAAGAAGCAGTTGGCTGAAGAAGGCTATGAGTTTGCGGTCGCTGTCGCAACTCAGGCTGAGATTGAGGCTGGGGCGGCTTGTGGGCAGTTGTCAATTATTTCTGAAGAATAACGATGTACAATTGTGGCAGAAGTATGATATAATGTACTTACAATGGCGGATAGGAGAGATTTTAGTGATCCTGAGTCCGTCCGGGTGGGCTCCCGTAACTACCAGAACAGCCCATGAGCGCAGTACAGAGAAGTACAGGTTTGGCCGTTCCTGTTAAAAACGGCCAGCCATTACGTTTCCTCGTTAGAACACCATAATTTAGTACTTACCGATGTTGCATGGGAGGTTGAAATATGCATACTGTAAGAGAAGCAGTTAGAAAAATTATCGATGAGTTGCGTGCTCAGATCGAGGCTTCTAAAAAGAAACTCGTGAAAAGGGCTACTCGAAAGAAGTAAGCTGTGCCCTTGTAGCTTAATGGAAAAGCAGCGGTTTTGTAAACCGCCGATGTTGGTTCGATTCCGACCTGGGGCTCACCAAATAAAAAGGAGTACGTATGGCTAAAAAGAAAAGTCCGATGACAAAGAGACCGAGCACGCTGGTCGTAGCACCGGGATGTGAAGCTTGCAGCAAAGTGTGCAAATACAACGGCCCTGTTGCTGATCCTTTTATGGCGGCAGAGTGGAAACGAGAAGAGCCCTACGGTTGTAATTCAAAACTTACGGGCTTTGGACTAGAAGGAGTATGAAATGGACGCGCAGAAGATTAAGGAAATTCAGGGATTAATAACTAGACATCAAAAAGCAGTTCTGCCTCAGCCGCCACGTCCTGCAGGTCATAATCGTCAGGATGAAGATTTAAATAAGGTGGCAGCCAATGATATTATTGGAAAGGGTGGAGAGTCAGATCTCCGCAAATAAATGAAAATTGAAATAGACGTCGATCCGTCTAAAAAAGAAATTGTAATTAAAGATGGCGCAGGAAACGAACGCTATGTAAAAAGCATCGTCATTTGCGGAGGCGACGCCACAGCTGGGAAGTTTTATTTATTTGGATGGGGCTCTTCTGCAGATGGCGGCTGGGCGTTAGCTCATTCGCTAAAGGCTACGGAAGATCCTTTTTACAAGAGGTTGTTCGATCACTTCTTTAGATGGCTGGGAATCAATAACGGGATGGCTATTGTTGGAGAAGAGCCTGAAGCTATTTTAAAGAGGTGGGAGGCAGAAGACAAGAAAAACACTCCGACGTACAATTAACAAACGCCCTTGTAGGCTAAGTGGATAAACCATCAGGTTTCTACCCTGAGTTTGGGGGTTCGAGTCCTCCCAAGGGCGCATGGCTTCGTAGGCCAATTGGCAGAGTCAGCAGGCTCAAACCCTGTTCAGTGTCAGTTCGAATCTGACCGGAGCCACATCATACAAAAGGAGACGCATATGGGATGGCAAGCACGCTTGAAGGATAAGCCCAAGTTTGAGAGAACATGCAATAAGTGCGGTGGCACAGGAATTAAGAGAAAATACATCTCAGTCAACGGCATTCAGGGAGAAGAAATAAGAAAGTGTAAATGCAGCTTGCCCAAGGTAGAAGCCAAGATCATTCCTGCAGAAGTAATAATCGATGCGGACTCAGCTATTCGTTCGTCATAAATCGTTGTACAATCCTCTATAATTGTTTTATAATGTTTTTAAATAACCACCAAAGAGGTGCATTCACATGTCTGTTTTTCATTCCTACGAAAAAGTTGAACGTCTAGAAAAAGAAGAGTGCGATGGCATTCTCAATGGCATTTGCTACATCTTTGAGAAGCTAGACGGTGCTAACGCACAGATCTATCTAGACACTGTCACTAACGAGATTGCGTTCGGTAGTCGCAACCGGGTTCTCGGCATTGGTGACAATCTTGTCTCGGGAGATTCTTTTAGAGGCTTTGCTGGCTGGGTAAAGGAAAACAAACTCAGCTTAAGCAATTTCTTCACTATTTATCCCGACTATATTCTCATGGGCGAGTGGCTTATTAAGCATTCTCTTCCGTACCATGCTTCCGCGTATCAAAATTTCTATGTTTTTGATGTCTACAACACTGTCAAAGAGCGATACGTCCGTTTTGCTGACGGCGATGATGCCTACGTGTGGAATACTGTTCAAAAAGCGGGTCTTAAGACTATCAAGCTAGACGACGCGCTCACTAATCCGACAATGGAAGATCTGCAGAGAATGCTTGGTATTCCTTCGTACTACGGCGCTCCGTTTCGCGAGGGCATCGTAATTAAGAATTACGATTTCGTGAACAAGTGGGGTCGCCAGCCTTATGGTAAACTTCTTCATGAAACTTTCAAGGAAGTCAAAGCTACTCCAAAAGCTCCCGCAGGTGAAGACGCAATTGAAAGGGCTGTTCAGGTTCAGTACGTTACTGAAGCTCGTGTAAATAAGATTTGCTACAAAATCAAGTATCTTGAAGTCTGCAAAATGCCAGAGTTTTCAGCTGACGACAACGTTAGTTCTGCTGTAGAGAAATATAGACTTGAAATGAAGCATGTCCCTCAAGTTATCAACATGGTTTGGTATGACATCATCACAGAGGATATGAACGACATTCTCAAGCGCCTCAAGGATCCAACTATTAATTTCAAGCTATTGAAGAGACTTGTATTTGAACGGGCAAAGGAATACTATATCCGTAGCCTACAAGAAGGAGTATTGCATGAAGGGTAGGATGAAACCATCGACCAGGTACGAACGATTCAGAGAAGCGATCCTGGCTAAGTTCAATGAACAGCATAGTCAAAGTCGTCTCATCACATTCTTAAAAACAAAGGAGAACATCAACAACGAAATCGCATACTGTTGTGACGAGAACGATGCCTTAAAAGATGACGCTATAAGCATGGCGCATTCTTATTGGCAGATTTTTAGGTTAGTTAACCGACCCATTTTATTGAGAGATTTGGAGGTGTTTGCTGCCTTTACGTACCCTAGCTTTAACACGGTTTCAACAAGAAGTGCTTTTTACACGGCGATATCTGTATTGCATAGCATTAATTTAATTGACTATACATTTAGAGAATTAGATGGACGCCCGGCGGACGTGATTCTGTTTTCTATCCACGAAGATGAACTAACAACTACGGAGGAGTAAATATGTCTATTGGTAAACAAGCTTATGAAGAAATTGCACAGATTGCCCAGCTGGCACTGCAGGACGACGCGGTGAAGTTTTACGATAAGGAAACAAACGCAGCCGGTGGTAGGCTGAGAAAGCACTTGAAGGCGATTGCTGACATTGTGCGGGCCGAGAAAAAGAATATCCTCGAGGTCAGGAACGGGCGATCAAAGAAGTAATTAGTTCTTGGTTGAACAAGGGTGGCAGCTTTAGGGTTGCCACCCTTTTTACTAATATCTGGAGGTAGTTATGAAACAAGTCAAGATTATGGGCATCGACTATTCTGTTGTCCAAGTGGGCGCTACAGAAGTAGTCGAGGCTTTCAAAGACAGTCCGCATTTTGCTTCCGTCAAAGAATTGGTTGGAGAAAATGGAGAGAATTTTGCGGGTCTTTGTGATGCACAAAAGTGCGTAATCTACATTTTCAAAGATCTACCTCAAGACAAGAAAGAAAAGGTTTTCGTGCATGAAACAATTGAAGCTACCGATCAAGAGTGTCTCCTTGAGCTGCCGCATTCTAGAATTCAGGAGATTACAAATCTCTTGTACATGAATGAGCCGCTTAACTTGAGCGACACTAAGCTTCAGACTGTTTTGACATCGTTTGAAAAGGCAGGCTTGTGGACTTCTGGTAACACGTTCACTTTCGCCAACAATTTGCATGTTCAGGGAAAGATAAACGTTAAAGGATTACTAGAAGATGATGCTAAAGCAAGTGAAGTTGAACCTGTTTCTGGGTATAATCAAGGGTAGCGTTAACGCGATGATGATTCCTGCCAAACATGGCAAGCGTCTCATTTACTCTGGCGGTTATAGGGCGGCAAAGCAGAAGGTTCAGAAGTTTTTAGAGGAAAACTACAAGGAGTTGGGTGGTTGCCTAAGCAATCATCCAGAGTTCTATTACACAACTGTAGACTATATAGTCTATGATAATTGGCTGACGAAGTCAAGTAAGTATCAAAAGCTCCGGAAGAAGGACGTCGCTAACTTTACTAAGAACTCAGAAGACGTTGTCTTTACGTTTCTGGGCGTTGACGATTCGTCCATTGTTGATTCACGTATCCGCAAGGCCTTGGTTAAGCCGGGCCACACTGCTTCAATGCAGTGCGTCGTATCTCTATACGAGATGGACCCTAAGGTGCTGGATGTTTAAAGATCTCTACTGTTGAATCTTCTTTACTAATCTCCACAACATCAGCGTACATTTCAAGGAAGCCGTAGACTAGCTCGTCTACTACTTCTTTCGTTACTTTTGATATCTTTTCTATAACGTAAAGATAAGTTCCAAACCCCAATTGACTATTTAGTCCAAAAGTGAGGTTATCAGCCTCATAGCTTTCTAATGGAGGGTTTGAGAACTTATCCTTGATGGACAACCTGAAGTTATACTTTGAATCGTCTGTGCCGATGTCTCTATAGCCATCTGACAGTGATTTGATCTTTAGAAGGTATTTGTCACCCGTTATTAAATGCAGTCTTTGTCCCATAAAGTATGCGAGGGCGGCCTTTCGACCGCCCTCTGTCTCCTTGTTTGTTACTTAAGAACAGGCGTTTCAGCAGCCATCCCAAGAGCGGCAGCCTGAGCGCCATGAACTCTTAGGGTAATGAAGTCCGCAACGTTCTGAACTCCCTCGCCAAGATCAGCGTCCGCATTGACTGCATACGCCGTGTCCCCAGCTGCATCACCCGAAATAACCCAAAAGCCGAAAGCTCCGTCTGGATCTATTTCGAATGTGCCATCGCCTGACTGGACCGAAACATTGAAATTCTCAATAGCAATCGGCTTTCCGCCTGGCGTAACAGGGTTTAGTTTCACATGGATCTTCTCTTCATTTGTGCAAGCTAGTTCTAACATAGCAGTACTCTCCTTTGACCACTTAAGCTTTGGCATTCCCACACTGTAGTTCCACGCTACATGATTGCAGAGTTTATGTACTTTGTGAGACGGAACGCTATAGTAGTTGTTAACAATTGTTGCCGGGTGAATCGGACTACACTCAGCGTAGTTTTTATGTTTCATGATGCCACCTCCGCTTAGTGAATAAATTAAGTCGATTCCCCCTCGGAAGTACGTTGTTAGAAAAATTAGTTTCTTAGGGCAGTCCCGCAAACGCCACAGAATTCAAAGCTTGATTTCCACGTACGTCCGCACGTAGGACACACAAACTTTTCCCTTACAATCACAGGCTGCTGTACATAGGCTTTGTCTCTTGTCCCTTTCAATATGATAACTAATGAATGGACATTTGATTCTAGTGCACTAGCATGAGCCGTCCCAAATTTCTGGAACGATTTAGAGCCTTCAACGGTGATACCTGCGTCGTTTGACAGAGAGCGTTTCAATAATCCTTCTGGCTCTTCGCAGCGGAAAGTATCTGGGCCGTTCATTACAGCATTCATCGCATTTCCGACTTGCGACGTGAAACATGAAGACTTCGTCCCTCCACCTACAGAATTAGACGCTGTGTAAGTTACGCCACCCAATGGCGCGCTAGTGTTCTGGACGCCGATCCAAAGGTTGTTTGGGCAACACCACGGACACATGCATCCCCATGGATGATTATTGTAATAATGATCGTGCTTATAGTTGTAGCGGATTTCCCTTACTTCTGGCAGAGGTTTTTCAAACTGCCAAGTGACTCGAATGATTCCGTCGTCAATCTTGTCGCCTCTGAAATCACTTATTTGTTCGGTCTTTTCGATGAACTTGAATCTCCTACCTTCTGTGAGGCTCTCAACAAATCGTTCGATATCAGCTGTATGGCCCGCTCGCATATAGAAACCACTTTCGCTGACTTTTCTGCCATCGATTTCGATGTGCACAACGGCGTTTCTTCCACCGAGATTCTTGAGTAGAAGCGAGTACTCTGAACCGAATGGAATAAAAACGGACGATTGGTTGTTTTGGATTTTCTCTCGGAGGATCTTCTTACCGACTTTTACAGAACACACGAGTTTATTACTGTACATCATGGCACGACCTTTCCCGGTATCTGACTAGTACCGTAGAGTTTAAAGTCAGATGGATTTTATGCAATTGTTTGTATGTAAATTACCAAGATTTAGTCATTTCTTATCCAGACAGCGTCTCCTTGATTGCCGCCTAAATAGAGCGGTATGTAATACATTTCTTTGAAATTGTAAAACTCCAAAAGATGCTTCACTTCGGCATACACGTGCTGATCTTTCCACACGGGCAACCACTCAACTTCAATGTGTATAGATTTCATAGCTCTTATTGCATCGCCAAAGCTAATGAGAACTTCCCAAGTAAACCCTTCTACATCTATTTTGACGAGATCTATTTCTGGTTCGTTGATGAGTTGCAAGAGCTGGACACCGTTTATAGCTAACACATTGATCCAATTTATTGGATGTGGCGCGCCCCAATACTTAGAAATGAATTCAGTGTCGGCTGATAGAATAGAACTTGTTCCCACTATATGATCTGGAAATACTGTAGCGGGTATAGCATTGAATTTAATGACACCTGGCTGATTAGAGATAGCTAATTCAAAAGACCTGTATTGCGGAAAGTTTTTCACGATTTGTTTGAATGATTCGGGATGCGGCTCAACGATAAACATCTTGTTGTCGGGTATGTCGGCTAGTTTTTGCACTATTTCTGCATGGAGCGCATCTCTAGATCCAATTTCTAGAAAGTTTTTTGGCGGCTCTTTGAAGCGCTCAAGATACGTCTTGTAATATTGTTCCATTATTTTATGTTCCCTTGCCATGGTTTGGGTGCGGTTGGGTCGATTGTAATATCGAACAATTCTGAGGTAAATGCTAAGTGATAGTTTTTAATCAGTTTTTTGATATAATCAGCCGGAACATTGCCGTCGTGCCAATTTCCAGAATTATAAGCGTCTCCAGCTAATCCGATGAAGTTTACGTCGTTTGCTGTGCCGTCTTTGAATATCCTTCTGTTGAAAAATTTGACAACGGCAGTGATAGCGTATTCATCATTTCCGGCCTGACTGGGCGTAGGCGAGAAGCCCATTTCATAAAAACAAATGAACATTAGTTGGAAGCTGCTATATGAGCACGCAGCAGCGGATCCGTATTGTTCAACTAGCTCGAATTGCCTGCCTTTACAATATCGACCGCCTATATCATAAGCAGCTTCGTGTTTTGGCTTGTTGTTCTTTCCGCCAGATGATTCATTCAGACTGAACGCTCCTAGAAAAACCTGGGGATCGACTGGTTCAAGCGTGTCATCAACAACAAAAACTTGAGGGAACTTTAAGTATACGGCGTTTCTTTTAATCAACTTTACTAATTCGGGCATTATAAGCTGAGACATAACTACCTCATTCGCCAAACATTTCGTCCGTCTCTTTCTTGGGCTTGCCATCTCCGAATCCAATTTCTGATAGATCTTCTATACTGAGATCATCTGATTCTTCGATTTTCATCCTTCGATAATCTATCTTGCAACCAATTTCTAGACGAGCCTGTCCGCTTCTGTTTTTACCGACATATAATCGGAGTTTATTTCTTGTGAATTCTTCCTTCGTCTGTCTAGCTACAAGCACGAAATCCGCGATCATAGCTTTCTCCCATGATTCAGATAAATTAGAGATATCTGACTCGGTCTTATCATATCCCGCGCGGTTAATCTGGGAGGCTGTCCAAACCGGGCACCCAAACTCAGCTGCCAGAGCCTTCAATTGACGGTAGATAAGACCAAGGTCGGATCTGCGTTCAGCATTCTTTACAGACGACTTCATTAAGTCAGCATAATCCACTATAATCAGGTCTGGCTTCTTACCACTAGACATAATCTTGCGTTTGATATAGAGGGAGAGCATGTCCTTAGTAAGGCATTCAGGCGGAAACTCTTTCAATAACAAATGACTTTTGGGATTTGCCTCTATAAATTTTGTTACGTAACTATTGATGACGTCCGTCGGACTGTTGATAATATCAATAATCGGTTTGCCTGATACAAGGCAATCGTATCTGGTCATAACTTCACTGGCTGTCATTTCAAGAGTAAAATGAAACACTGTTTTGCCTTGTAGTAGAGCCGCGTGACCGATATTGACTAAGAACAGCGATTTGCCGAAGCCTGGAGGAGCAGCAATGAAATAGAGTTTGTTCGGATATGCACCGCCAACACAAATATCATTAATCCTGTCTGAGAACGTCTTTATGATTTTGTGCGCGTTGACTAGTGTGCGATCCCGTTCTCTCTGAGCTACGTCATCTAGTTCCATCTCACCAAAGTCGGCCTCGAATGTTAGATCGTCAAGAAGTTTATAGATGTCAGACTTTATTACAGCGAGATCTTTCTCGTCCATGATACCGAGACTCATATTAGCATCGGCATTCTTGACAGAGGCTACGATATGCTGAGCATTTTTGAGAAGGACAAAGCTTTCTAATTTTTCAATGAAATACTTGATGCAAGACATCTCATTTACTTCATTGGCTTCTCTGCGGACCATGCCCTTCTCAATTATCTTTTCTAGCTTCTTGCCCCTAAACTTTTCAATGATATAGAACTTGTCTTTGTTGGTTAAACGATCTTTGATGGCTTCTACAAATTCATCTTGCAATTCTGTATCGGCTAAAACTGGCTCGTCAAAGAAACGGAACTTTATGGCTTTTTCAAAAATGAATAGATTATACTCGTTTATAGATTCTAATAGAACGTTGACCAAATTGATGGTCATATCGTTACTAATAGTGATGTATTTTGTGATCAAGTCTTCACCTCAAATAAATATTGGCAGGCTCGGAACGTTCTCGTTGATCCGATTTAATCTCCATGATAGGGGAGAACCTGCCATATTGCTAGTCTTTCAAGAAAGCTACTGCCAAACACGCGCCTCTAGACATGTTGATGAAAAAAGGAAATCCGTCTTTTGTTCTGCCGTTGATCACTAAATTGGCGCTATTCGGAGTATCCTTTAGGTTGAGGGTTGTGTCGTCCTGTAAGTCTTCGATTACAACGGTCTTGTCTGGTTCGAATACGTTTGTGATTTTTATTTTCATCGTATTCTCCTTTCGTGTTTACGTCTTTGCGACGTAATTGTTAGAACGGAATATCTTCGTCTAAGGAAACATCATTGAAAGCAGGCTTCCCAGCGCCTGAAGCCATCGCTCCCTGGTCGGGCGCATCTGCCGCGCCAGCAGCCGGAGCTCTGTGTGTAGAGCGACTGGCAGGATCTTCACCTGTTGCTTTTCCAGCAGCCTTGAGAGCTCTGTTTTCCTCGTAGATACGAGCATTTTCCTGCATGAAAGCCCAGGTGAAATGTGGCATCGTATTGACGATCCAGTAAGCCTCTTCCTCGGTGAGGGCAAAGGAAACTGAAGCGCTTTTGAGTGAGGAATAGAGCGTGACGATAATCGTGTGGGCGAAGTTGTAAGGAGACTTTGCGTCGTCCTTGCCCTTATTCTCAACCCTCTTCAAGAAGAGGCTTGACTTCTTCTTCTCACCATTCACTTCAAAATAGTGATCGATGGCATATCCGTCAGCAGGAACTGCTTTGCCTGCGTTGAGGATATTTTCTACGAACCGCTTGATTCGCAGACATTCTGTGTAGCCGAAAACCATGGAAAGCTTAAGGTCGTAATCGAACCTCTTTTCCACCGGGTTTCCATCAGGTCCCTTGAGCTGAGGTGCACATTCAATCTTGAACTTCGTTACGTCTTTGTAGGATCCAAGTTCGAATCTGAGACACGAGGTCTTGTGGTAAAATGTTTCTGAAACAATCGTCTTCGGTGTAGCCATTGTTATTCTCCTTCTGGGTGTAGGTCTTTGTATTTACGACCACGTATGGTTAATTGTACAACGGATTGCGTATCGTCCAACGACGGTACCTTAATTATGTAGCCGTTCACGTAAATGCCGATTGGAATCTCTACTTTCTCCTCTCCCTTTTTAACCACTTTTCGTAACATTTGTAGACTCCAATACTATATCTATCTTGCTTTTCTTTATCTCGAATACTTTGGATCTCATTTTATCCAAATACTTGTTTCCTCTGTCTTTGTGTTTGGCCTTGTAGTATCTCTTGTCTGTTTTTACCTCTCTGTCTACGTCTTTTAGAAGAGCATGCGCAAACGGAAACACTTCGATCGCTATTCCTTGAAGCTTAAGTCCTGTTTTGTGCACTTCGACTATGTCTATAAGATACAATTCTTGAGCATGCAGCTTGCTGTTGAATTGAAACACTTTCTGCAGTTTTGTGTCGTCGATCTTTTGAGTTAAAGTCATTGCTGTGATTGAATCGCATAGCATTATTTGCGCCGCATAAGCATTGCGGCATTTGATGGCTAAGAAATTCTTCACATGCTTGTTGAAACTATGCAGCGAAGCATTCTTGAATTCTTTTACATACTCGAAGTTGACAACTCTTTTATCTCCGGGTTGTAATTCGCTTATTTTTACGAATGATAATTCTTCGTCCTTCTCTACGAGGATTTCTGTGTCGTCAGTAAATAGGGCTGTAAGTCCTAATTCGTCTGTGATAGCGTACATGTCTCTGTAGCCAACACTTTGCATAGATTTTACATAGAGAGGAGTATGACGAGAGCTTAAGAGGGCTTCAGACGCTAATCTAGTATCAACTCTCTTGCCTTGTTTAAAGTGGTCCTCTTGTAAATTATAGAAATACTTATGAATATACTTCGCAACTTCTGTCGTTCTATATCTCGGCCCACCCCATCGAGCAGCATAGACAGATATAGTGTGCAGAAAGCTGAGAGGATGAACCATTAAAGCAGCCCTGTCCGGCCAACAACTTTCCCGCCTTGCTTGGCTGTTGCTTTTCCTGTCGACTGGCCACCGACAATTCCCTGAGGGCCGCCCTGCTTATTGCTGTATTTTCTATAGGCTTTAGCTTTAATGCTGTTGTTCATGTTAATGCCGCCGGCAAAGTTTATGACTTGATCCTTCTTGTAGATTTTCTGGCCGCACAAGCATCTGCCGATGTCGTCTTCGTCATAAAGCTCTCTGTATTCGCTGAAAGTAAATATCGTCTCTTCTGATTTCTTGCATTTTGGGCATTTGAATTCGTAAATAGGCATTACCATCTCTCCATTTCATTCATGTTTTGACCCTTATAAAGTTTGTAACTAAAGTTGGGTCGCAGTAACGTTTGTACATCTGTTTTGAAAACTTCATTCTGAATTAGTGTGGCTCCCTCTGCAATTATGTCTGGAACAGTGGCGAACACGCCAAATTCTACTTTGGCTGCATCAAGATGTTCATTCGGCACATTAAAGACAGCGGCGTCGACATTAAGGATACATTGCTTTATTTTCAGCTGTCTCGTATTTGCCAAGAATCTAAAGCAGTTCAATACCATAAGATCTGCAGTAGTAGATTGGAATGGAAAATTGTGAGCGCTTAAGAACGACTTCCATAGGTTGTCTTTAGTAAGATCGTCCTCACTGAATCTCCGCTTTCTGAAGGATGTCGAGAAAACGCAAGCATTCTTTTCAAGGTAATCCTTCAGGTTGTTCTTATATTCTAACATCTTTCCATACTTATTATAGAATGCTACCTTATAGCTCTTCACATCTTCAACTCGCACACCTGCTTCGTTTGCAATAGTCGAATCGCCGGCCAGATTTAGCATGCTTAGAACAAACAGCTTAGCAATGTTTCTTTCCTTTTCGCCTATTTCTCCGCTAAATAGTTCTTTTGCGAACCGCATGTAGAAGTCGCCATGTTCATTTAGATCGTTTATCATGTTTTCGTCTTGAACAATTAAAGCGGCTGATCTTAAATCGGCAGAGTCTAGATCAAGGTATACTAATGTATGCTCTGGATCGGCTTTAAAATGCACAGAACATTTTGAGCCAATTTTCATTCCGTTGAGGAAGGGTTTTCCGTAGTATAGTCGACCTGAAGTAGCCGAAAATACGAACAATTCAGGGTGCAACTTGCCGTCGCTTGAATCTTGGCACTTCTTTAAGGTGGGCTTTACAATGTTGTCTAGTTCCCATCCAGAACAAGCAGTTGATCCCTTTGCTAGTCCTTCGCAGTCAACAGTTATTCCATTCCATTCGCTTTCAAGCTTGACAGCCATTATTCTAGGGACTACTCTAGATGTGAATTTGGCAGCAATTGGGTCGAGCATAAGTTCTTCGTGCAACAATTCTGTAAGGGCATGTTCTCCAGCCGCATCGATAGCAGCATAAACTAAACTATTTGTGGCAGCTTCCATTATCTGTTCTATTGTATACGTTTTGTAGTTTTCAATGTAGTGGATGTACTTCATAACAAAAGAGTATTGCGGGTAGTTAAGCAAGTCTCTAGAAGCAGCTTTAAGATTATAGCCCTCTACTTTTCTATTTTCTGATAAGGCATGAAGAAGCTGCATTCCATCCCATATTCTATTGCACTTTAGGAATTCTTTGAAGTCTCTTCCATAGAAGTTGCACAACGAAAAGATGTCAAAGCCACAGTTCCAGGCAATAAATGTTTTGGGCTTTTCAAACAGATACTTTTCCCAGAGATCCTTTATTTCTTTGGCTTGTCCATTGGCAAGTCCGGCTACAAGACCCGGCAAGCTAAGATTGAACGCGTGGCCTACGTTACCTTCAGTAGCCATTGAACCAATTCTTACGCTGTGCTTATTCTTGTCCCATATTTGCAAGCCATTTGTTTCTACGTCTATTGATACTCTAGTCCAATCGGGCAAGTCGAACATATTGTACAAATAAGCTTTAATTTCGTCGTAGTTGAAGTAAATCTTTGTCCGAGGTGAGAAGCCGTTTTCGACAACATCAATTGGCCATTTGTGTCTTTCGGAGACGCTTTTCTGGAGATACGCTTCTCTTACTTCCGATTTGAAGTTGTTAGTGGCATCGACTAATGTTGTCATGAATGATTCGAACGCTAGAAAAGTTTCTGGCTTAGACATTGTGAAGTCTATCGGTGGCATGAAAGCAATAAAGTAGTGCTTCTTGTCTCTACGAACGAAATACGAGAACTTATGGACGTCCCTTTTAGGGTTGCCCGCCATCTTATCAAATTCGTCTATGTCTCTAAGGATGTGTTTGTATAGATTGCTGCCGAATACAATAAGGATCTCGTCGTCCTTGATGTTGTAGCCTCTCATGGAGTCTACTCTATTAGCAACCTTAAGATTGATTTCTAGTTCTTTGTTCTTTTCTTTAATGTCCTTAAAGATCTTAACTAGTTTTTCTAGATTCTCTTTCTTTTTAGCTGGCTCACATATAATTGTAATCATTCCTGAACCCGTTTGCATCTAAAACATGCACACTTTCAAAGTTATAGTTGAAATAGAAGTTTTGAATTTGATTAGTAAAGCCCTTCCCAAATAGCTTTATAGCGCTGTTTGGTCTGATCAAATCTATGAACACCCGCTGACAGTTGTCTATGTCGTAGGGTAGAATGACTATGTCTGATGATCGCATGTTAACGGTACAAAACATATCGATGCCTTTTGTCATATTTGTTCTAAAATTGACACCCATACTAGAAGTGCAGGAGCCCTGTGGCGGAACGATGTGAAACCTTCTAGACGTTAGTGGGTCTTCTCCATGGAATTTGATTTCGCTTTCTATCTTATAGAAGAGACTCGCAAACAAATAGCTATAGAAAGACTTGTAATTGTTGACGTCCATTTCGTATCGGGCTCTAGTTCCCTTTTCCAGCTTGGCCTTGCGAACGTAGTTTTCGGACTCTTCACATAGACTAGTATTCGTCATGTGCGAGATAGCGCTTTTGCAATCGGCTATTCTGACATTACGGAGTTCCTTGCCTGGGTAGCCAATGGATGACCCGAACGTCAAGACTAAACTCATCAAATTACGAACTTTATCGTGTATGTCGTATTTAACTATTTCATCAATCCACGTGGCAGCATCGTCTACAAGAGTATCGATCCCTTTCGAGGTTGTATCCATCGGCTTAATGAATTTGATTGCACCCAGTTCGTTCTCTATTGCGTCTTTGTAGGCTCTATTGACAGTCCGTATGTCAGATAGCTTATGCTCATCGTCACCCTCTTTATTGTATCTTTTCACGATTTCTTTGTCATCAGCATACAATATGATCATGGCGTTGTTGCACAAGAAATTTATGAGATCCTGCAACCATACAGCATCGTTGTATTCTTTTTCTCCACGAAGACAATTGTACATCATCCGAGTCATGATGCTTCTATCGGACACAAAGTAGCGCTTGCTGTAGGGATACTTGTGTAGAAGGTTCTTTTGGAGGGTCGATTTACCCGTCTTGTCTCCGCCTTCTATGACTATGTTGGGAGTATACATATTACCTCGAGATCTTATCGATTAGTTTAAGTTGTCTCAGCTGATTGTAAGAATTGGAGCGCTGGAGTTTGCCGATATACAAATTGTTCGTATCCATTATATCAATTTTCTGATCGCCATCTTGTATTTCTTTATCACCCCAGTAGTAAACACGGGACATAGATGAAATTCCATCCGATAGCCCAACAACGTAATACGGCTTGCCCTTCTTAGATTTCTTCTTTTCGACAGTAGAGATTCTGAAGACAGCAGCTAATTCACCCTCATTTTCAAGATCGACAACATCTTCAAGCATCCGCAACTTAAAGTCAGGATATTTCTCTTTGATACGATCTCGTTGGCCTACGAAATAGGTGACTTCTGTAAAACTGACATTCATGAGCTCTATCTCGTTGGCGATAATATCAGAGAGACTCCAAGACACTGGATCTTCCTTGTATTTTCTAATCTTGACGAATTCGTTATACATGTCTGCCCTAGATACTCCGCCCGCAATAGAATCCAAAGCTCCCGACTGGATAAGTGCAACGATAACTCTTTTGTTTTTGAGCTGCTTGTGATCCGAGTTAATAAAGTCATTAATTCCGGTGAAGGGTCTGCGTCGTATAATTTCTGCAGCAGCATCGGGAGTTATTCCTTTCACAAATGTTAGTCCGAATCTGATATTTCCATCTTTATCAATGGAGAATTCAAAGTCTGATTCGTTGACATCGACTGGTAGAATTTTAACCTTATCTCGTTTGATGAACTTTCCTTCTGATTCATAATAGATCGCACTAGTCTGGATGCGAGAGATATACTTTGCGATAGTTGATGTCCCATACTTGTCTTCTTTTGATCGAGCAGTGTTATTAAGCAGCGCAGTATAGAACTCTATTCCATAGTGAGCCTTAAGCCACAATTCGCGGAATGAAGTATACGTATATGAGTCAGAATGACTTTTGTTGAACGCATATCTTGAAAAGGCTCGGATTTGTTCCCAAAGCTCTTTTGCGACCTCCGCTGGCATCTTCTTGCTTGCGTTAGTAACGAACTTGTGTTCCCACGAGTCAACTCTTTTGAGTCTGGCAGTTTCGTATTTAGTTGACCTCTCATATTTTACGAGGTCTTTTCTTGACTTGTTGATTTCAATCGGATCAAATTCACCGAGCTCTTTGAAAAGGCGCATGAAGTCTTCTTGATAAACAACAATGCCATAAGTGCCTTTGAGATAATCGGCGTAGCTTTCGTGTGTAAGATCACGCCAGTTTCCTGCGGCTTTTCTCTTTGCAAATTCAACGTTCATTCCCATGTCCAGAGGTCCCGGGCGGATAATGGCGTTGATGGCTGAAAGATCGTCAAAGCATTCTGGCTTGACATCAAGAATAGTCTTAAGGGCTAGATTAGATTCAAACTGAAACACTCCAAAGAGATCTCCCTTTCTGGCTAAGGCGTACGCTTCTTTTGAGTCAATATCGATTTTATCCCAGTCAATGTCCACTTTGTGTCGGCTGTTAATAAGACGCACGGTGTCATTAACAACGGCCAAATTATTAAGTCCAAGTATATCAAACTTAACAAATCCTTGACCAGTAAGTTCATGATAGTCTCCACCTTCTGTGTTGGCTGTAACGATAAATTCTTTAGATCTGATAAGTGGGATCCAGTCGTAGATTGTGACTCCAGATACTACTACGCCTGCCGCGTGTCTACCAGTTGCCTTGATAGAGTTGCGGAGACGCTTAAACAATGTTTCTACATTAGGATTCTGTTCAAAAAACTTCTTAACCTTTGGGAAGTGCGACAACAGATAATCATACGGCATGTTGTCTAGTTGTTCTTTCTTTCCTTCGGTTGTGTAGATAGTAAATGGAAGATCTTTTGTTATCTCATTAACTGTCTGGTAGTCGAGGTTGTAGATTCGTGAGGCGTCTTTAATGCAACCTTTTACCTTGCCAATGTGATAGTTTCCAATCGTGGCTACCTTATCGGCGCCATATTTGTCCACAAGATATTGCTTGACCTCGTCACGCACCGCGGGCGAAAAATCGATATCGACGTCTGGAAGGTCTTTTCTGCCTTCATCAAGAAACCGTTCAAACAACAAGCCATGTTTAATCGGATCGACATCTGTGATTTCTAGCAAGTAGTTAATAAGAGAACCTGCCGCCGAACCTCTGCCTGCGCCTACTTCATAGCGACCAAATTTCTGTTTAGTCCACTTGATCATGTCTTCTAGAATGAGGAAGTAGTCTACGAAGCCTAATTTGATAATAATATCATACTCATGTCTGCAACGCTGGCGATATACTTCATTTTTGCTGAAGCCTTTGACGACAAGAGCGTCCGCTACTTTCTGATACAAAACTCTTGCGGCGTCTTCATAAAGCTTAGGGATCTTGAGGCTTGTATCTAGTTGGAAGCTGTCTACTTTTGAGAAGACTTCATACGATCCGTTTATGGCCGCAGCTACGGCTTCTTTTTCGTCTGCTGGAGGGTTATCTCCGAACCATCGTCCTTCTTTCCAGTCCTTTATGATCTGATCGAACGTCTTAAGATAGAGGTCCTTTACAACAAACTCCCACAGCTTTTCGTTTTCATTGTCCGCCTGATCCTCTTCTGACACTTCTTCCTCTGATGGTTCTTTTTCCTTTTCTTCTGTGTACGACTTCTTTGTTTGAAGCAACAGAATAGCTTCATGCACCTTCTGGTCGTTCGGATAGAGGTAGTGAGCGTCCGTTGTTACTATCGGAGTGACTCCCATCTCCTTTGCAATAGCCCAAAGTTTTGGATTCAATCTCCACTGATGAGAATAGTCCATCGACATCAGTTCGATGTAGAAATTGTCACCAAATTCGTCTTTGTACTTTTTCACGTATGCTCTGGCTTCGTCCATCTTATCATGTTCTAATAGACGGTTGAGCTCTCCTCCCGCGCATGCAGTCGAAACTATAATGCCCTCTTTGTTTTCTGACAACAACTTAAAGTCGATAAGAGGGAACCGATAGAACGATTCGATAAATGACAGCGAAGTGATTTTGAATAGGTTCTTAAGCCCTGTGTAGTTCTTGGCGATGAGAAGAATGTGATGTCTAGGATTGCCGTGAATCTTGCGTTGTTCAACTGCGCCGTCTTCTTTGCTACCAATGAATGGCATGAGAGCAGCTCTATCAGCAATCATGTATGCTTCAGTCCCAAAAATTGGCTTGATGCCAACTTTTCTGGCGGCTTCGTATTGCTTAAAGAAAACGGAGATGTTGCCATGGTTGGTAAGCGATACAGCAGGCGATTTGTGTTTGAGAGCCCATATGATATGTTCTTCCGCGGTTCCAATTCCATCTCGGATAGAAAATTCATTGTGGACATGCAAGTTTACGAAATTCTTGACTTTGATCTTTTTGATTAATTCTTTGAGATGCGAAAAGTTGTCGCTGGCACCTACGCCGCCCTTTCTAGCAAAGAACGAAGGATGATAGGCTCTAGCAATTGTGTAGTTCCCATTCTTGACAGGGCCTGCGTAATGATCGAAGGCCAATCCAAAGATGTTGGAAACTGTTTCGCCTAAACATATGATAAGTTCGGGATCGACTATTTCAAGTTCTCTTACGAACTTTTGAGAGATGCAAGTAGGTAAAACCTTTAGATCGATTTTGTTGTCTTCAGTTGAGCACTTCTGAATATTTGTAATGTAAACTGTTTCGAAAGAAAGACCTACTTCTGCTAGCATTTCTTTCATCATATCATAATGGTTGCTGTCTTCTGGCCCGAACACGTGATTGCCTCGGCGATTATGTGAAGGATTCATTCCTACTAACATAACACGCGCTCGCGGATAGCCGCTGGGCTTAACGAACTCTTTATTACATTCTAATTTGAGAAGTGGGCAGGCTTGGCATTCAACCGACGAAGTGTCTTCTATTGCGTCAACTATGTCAGCAAAATTTGAATCAATTTCTATTGGTTGTACTGCGTAACTAACTCCCGATATTGCTATTGCTTTCGTCATCTGTAATTTCCTTTATGAATGAGATTGCTTCCTGTAGGTTGTCTACGGGCTTGCATTCCTCAACGCTTTGCCATCCGCCATCGATATCATATTTGTTCGTTTCGTTTCTTACGTAAATGTTGCATACGTTAGGACGTTCAGCGGTATTAATAAGATTATATACATTATCTTCGATAAAGTACACCTCTTTGTTATTGAATCGATCGAAAAAGTACTTTTTCTCACCGAGGTCTGTGAAATGAATCATGTCTACCCATTGACTCATTCCTCTGTTGAACAACCACTCAACCGTATACATATACAGAATAGGGTAAGTTTTGACGGGTCTATTGGTGAGAAGAGATACTATCCCTTTTTTGTGACAAATACGAAGAAGGTCTCTTGCGTTATCTACAGCGGGCAAAATCATTTTAAATCCACAAAGTCGATATTCTTCTTTGAGTTCTTTATAGAGGTCTATGTTAGCACTTCTCCACGTGCAAAAGTCTTGAAACGTCTCAAACTTTCCGATGCCAATTTTATCTCCAAACCACGTTCTATATGCAAGCCCAATATCAGCTAATACGCCATCTATATCGATAATGAAAGTATACTGAGCGCTCTTGAATTTGTCGCTGTTCATGAAAAGCCGCTGATTGAATTTCTGGTCTATAGTCTTGTTTTTCATGTTTATTTTGCGGACTAACTCATCATAACTGATGTCAAATTCGTGACAGACATTGAACGCGTATTTCATAATGTCCACTACAGCGTCAGCCGCTTCTACTTTTTGTAGAAGAAGAGAGTTAGCTTTGTGCTCTTTTGAAGGGTCCCAATCGAGAGTGTTCATGACATCAGTAACGTTCTTGTTGATGCCGATGCAATAATCCTTTATTCTATCGACATGCGTCTTGTTAGCGTATTCTACTTGATTTATTTTGTCGAAGAAAACTTTTTGAAGATCATACAGATTTTTCATTCTTCTTCCCATTAAACTTTCTTGTATAGTTGTGAGCCCAATGGATAACATCCTCAGTCTTTATGGAGTGATTCATTTGAGCATAGCGTCCCACTAACTTTATAGAACCAAGCTCTCTAAGCTTCAAGCTTCTTGATATTTGAGTAGCTGTTTTGATGCTATCCAATACCCATTCTCCGTAGATAGCAAGAAACGCTTCTGGAGTTTTTGTTTCATACACCCATTTGTCTAGTTCTGGTACATACGTTTTGCGGTGCCAAGGATCAGTAACACTGTAAATGTAATCGAACTGTCCTCTGCCCTTTTCGTCAACAAGAAAGAAATTCATGAGGTCTGGAGTTGTTGAGATCTTAACTGTCACAGAAGTGTTGGACAACATCCCAGTTAAAGCGGGCAAAGGAATAGTTGATATGATATTGTCTCCGTAGAAAACGTCTTTATCCGTTGTCACTTTTCTATGTGAGATGTTCTTTATGTTAGCTATTATAATATGGTTGCTATCAGATTTTCCTGCTAAATCCAAACAGCGCTTAAGAAGTGATTTGCCCAATGCTACTTGAGAAACTTCAAACGCTGTGAAACTAGACTTCCCACCGCCGGTTAAATGTGATGATTCTGTTCCATTAGTTCCGTGTGCTTTGAAGGCATATTTGTTCTTAAAGTCGTCGGTGGCAAAATTGCGAACGTCGTCGTTAATCTTATAGCCGATGAAGACTTCTCTTGTTTTAGTAGGAAACCCTAACCTACGAAGTAAGGCTTCAGTGTCCTTGTTTTGGTGCAGGAATCTAGGGCCAAGTGGAAACTTTGTGTTAGTCTGGCTTGCGATGTTGTTCGTTATCACAAGGTTTCTGGTTCTAGTTGATTCTGCAAGGTAATGAAAGACTGTTAGTCCGGCAATACCTGATCCAAGGATCACATTGTCGTAGTTAGGGTTGGCCATTATTTCCTCGCATCGAATGCGTTGTCACCAAAGATAGCAAACAACAGGTCGTCCACACTCTGGTAGGCGTTGTTAAGTATGAATTCCTCGTCGAATAGAGCTTTGTCTTTATTGCTCAATTTATCGTAATCATTTTCTCCGTATTTAATCCACTCTGTAGGTCCTGGCATCTTAAACCCATGCTCTGCAAGCTCTTCATAGCTAGAGCAGCTCACATTAAATTCTGAATATTGTTCTTTAGTCGGCCATCTGCCACAGCAAGCAAATAGTGAACTAAAGTATTTTGTCATTCCTTCGGGACCTTCGTGATAGATACATCTCTTTGCACCATCGCATGCAGGCCGCAAATAGTTTGCTAATAGGGGGAATTTCCGTCCCACAAGCTCTCGAAGAGCAATATGGAGAGCAACTATCGAGCTTTCCTCGCAAGCCATTAGTCTCCGGCTGCACTGGCCCTTCAAGGCGAGATAGTTCTGTGTAAAGACGTATGAGTGATTTACGCTCATCGGGAGGAAAGCTCTCCCACTCTGCCATGACCCCTGACCAATCGAGATCGCTGATTCGTATAGGTCTTTCGTTGCTCTTATCCATTTTTCTACCTCGTATGCGAAAGCCGCATCCGTTTCCATTCTTTTGCAAACGTCCGGGTAAAATAGGAAATCTGCATCAAGTTTGTTGTTATCTCTTGTTCCAATAGAGGCGAAGGCGGTTCCGATTCGGACTCTTGCATGCTGGTCAAAAGTATGTCGTGGTGTCCCATTAACTTCGAAAGTGAATTGGACAGCTTCAGCAGCTTGAGGTAGGGTGTTTCCTGTGAGGACTGCAAGTACGATGCGATATCTGTTCTCAGGAGTAAGTCGTTCCCATTTTCCAGTTGATCCGGTTTCATTGTCGCCCCACGTCGCTGCAGCCATCGAAGCGATTGCACGGTACGGATTCTTTGTGCAATCATTCATCGCAACATACAGCGCATCCAGTGAATTTTTCCAACTATATGTCTTCTTGGGAGCCTGAGATGGCAAGGTTCCCATTGCTTCTCTCATGTTGTCTACTTGATCTTTATAGTCACTCATGCTTAGCTCCTAATCTTGCTGTAATGTATTCTTTAATTGGTATCCCTGTATTCGGCACTACTTGAACGCATCGGTCATCCCACAGCTCTATCATATCATAATCTTTTGTGGCTGTCACTTCAAGTTTAGGGAGTCCGTGTTTCGTAAGCCACGCATGAATTTCGGGAATTTGTGAATCGTCAAAGCCCGCTCGGGCAGTGAAGATCTTTACTTTGTTACCATTAGAAAGCCATTCTTTTACTCTTCGCATCATTTCAGGAATAGGCTTGCCAATTTTGCCATCACCCCAGCCGTGATATTCGGCTAAAGTACCATCAAGGTCTACGCCAATCCAGGCGATTCTTTCACTACTCATGTAACTTCCCCACGATCTTTATCTTTAAGATATTGATTTGACATTTCTCTGACTACTTTAATAGAAGAGCCCTTTGGTACAATAACAGATTTATTGTTTGGAAATAAGCGCTTAAGCGATACGTGTGCGTTGTCCATTTCTTGCATCGTCAAGTCTCTGTCGATTTCTAGTACAACAATGTCATTCGGCTCTAGAGAAATGATTTTAGCTTTTTCTACGTTGATATCTCTCATGTAAGTTCTCCCTGATCAACAATAACTCTAGCGACTTCTTTCTTTGAAAGATGCGACGTGTCGATAAAGAGGGTGTTCAATCCAAACAACTGAATAAATTCGATGTACTTATTTTCGATAGCTCTTTGTGCTTTCATTCTTTCTTCTACTGTCTCTGGTTCGGGAACAAAGCCTTTGCTATCTCTGATTCCGAATCCTTTGGCAACGTCCTTTTTAAGACGCTCTATAATTCTATTGCGTAAAACATCGTCGTCTTTTACAATCAAAAGAAAGATCTTGTAGGGAAAGTTTGTTTTGAGAGCGCTAACGAATTCATGATAGATTTGTTTTGCATATAGTTCATTATATACCATTTCTGATAAGAAACAGCGATCTAATATGACTTTCTTATCTTTCACTGACATGAGATATTTCATACATGTCATGTGTGAGATTTGATAAACGACGTCCCTAGGGATGTGAATCGATGGAATTGCACCTTCGATCTTTGCCCACGTTCCGTTTGTTGGCGGAGGGATATTATATTGGAAAGTGTAATGCTGCGAATCGTTAAATCGTGGATGATAAAACGTGATGTAAGACTTCTTTTTCTTTAAGATTTCTAGCGTTGTTGTTTTGCCTACGTAATTTGCGCCTTCGATTATGTGCAGCATGCTATTCTCCCATTCAAACTTGTATGTAGACGATTTCTACGCCCGCTTCACTGAAAAGTTCTTCGGCTAGTTTCGTTTGTTCTTTCCATCTTTCTGCGAAATCGTTGTTGATTTTGGGTGAAACAACCTTAAAAATTCCAGATTGAATAATATGGACGGCGCATCTTTCGCAAGATTGTCCGGGCCAATTGTACAGCGTGTATCCGTCGAGCCTCTCTCTAGATGAAAGAATAGCATTCATTTCGCAATGGATAGTTCTCTTATATTTCTCTTCTCTATTGCTTAGAAGCTCTTCCCGATCTTTTATCGCCCTTGGAAATCCATTATATCCTACTGCGGCGACGGTTGAATCTGGCCGGACAATAACACACCCAGTTTTCGTCGACGGATCTTTTGACCAATTAGACACGTGTTCGGCTAGATAAAGAAATCGAACATGCTTTTTAGAAATGCTATTAATTGGGAAGATTTCTATGGTCATCGCTATTCCTTTAACATCATCTGTTCGACGGGCTCTTCAAATACTAGCTTTCGCATGTCTTCAAGATGATATTTAGTCGATCGAAGTTCTCCCTCAAGTTTGCCTTCTGGTAATTTCTCTCCTTCTAGCATTTCCTTTAGCGCTGCTAGAAAGTCCTTTGAATCAATGTAATTGAAAGCGAACGTAGGTTCTCTGAACATTGAGCCTTCGGGAACTTCTTCGAATTCAAGAGCTGCTCTCTTTGCGACGAAGGTTTTCAGTCCCACTTGTTTGACGATTACAAAGTTCGACGTTCCTGTATAGTCTTGAAATAGATACACTCTAAATGGGTTCATGCTTTACTCCTCGAATTTAATGTCTGCAAATATGTTGGCGGCACCAATTCTCATCACTTGCTCCCACATCTCTTTTGCCATGTTTCTGATTTCCCATTGAGCGTGTTTAGAAGTCCTGAGTTTGAAGAAATGGCGGAGCTCTCTAAAATTCATTGTAATAATGATTTCGGAGCAACACGCGTTGGGTAGAACAAATCTAGCATCTTCTCCCTTGACGCCCATCTTCAATAGTTCGTTATATGTATTCCAAGCGAATAACATGGCATTCTCAAACTTGGCTCTGGCCATTTGATTCTGGCTACTAACTCCGATGTTCTCTTTATTGTCTAAGATGCTTGGAGGCGTTACATAGTTGGGCTCTGATTCTTTGACATACCGCTGGCTTCTTTGCGAGTAACTAGCAATCCGATGCCTAACCAGCTGATGAGTAAGAGCTCTGGAAACCCCACCCACTCTATAAGTGACACTAGCATGCTCAAGAACAGATTCATGGCCGCTCCTTATTAGATGGTCTATGATGCGGACATGACTACCAGGGCTCTTCTTTTCAAACGAGTCGTAGCAGATTCTGGCAGCCTCTTCGATTAATAGTTCGGGCGCTGGTGTGAATGCAATGATTTCTACTTTCATATTGAACAGGCCGCTCCAGGAGGGCTAGATCCACAAACATTGCAGATAAAGCACTTCCCGTCCTTTACCATAGAATTTTTAGCGTTACAATTGGGACATTCTTCGTCGGCTTCTTCTATTTCTTCCTCTTCTTCCTCTTCATTCTTGATGAGTCCGATTTCAATGAGACAATCCCAGATGCATTCTTTCATGGCTGATAAGAAATGAGCGTATGTCTTGCCGCGATACATAAATTTCTCGTCCATCTCTACATAGTCCATGTCCTCGAGCTCCTGAAGGATTTCGAGCAGTTTCTCGAGGTTCTTTTCCTTATTGAACATAATAGAAAGAAGTCTGCAATACGGCAGCATGTTTTTGTAGAAATCAACATCTCTAGAGACAACAAACACTTGAGACACCTGGTTGTTGTTATAGGTTACATGGACGTGTGCGCTTGGAAGTCCCGAGCTTCTTTTGATTTGATAAGTAAAGCTTCTGCGTCTGTAGCCGTCTTCCCTTGTTTCAGGTCTAGCATCATCGTCAGTTAATATTGATTGAATGGTTCCTTCTCTAAACGTAGTGAGTCCTTTGATAGACATGTCTGACGTGACGACATCGAACATGAACTTTTTGAAGGAATCGAAATCCGTTCCTTCTGGGAAGTTAATAGTTTTTGAGATGCTGTTATCGACATACTTCTGGATGGTATTCTGCATTCGCAAGTGGCCTTGAAGCGATACGTCTTTGGTGGTTTGAAAATAGTCAGGTCGTTCGCCGTAAATTTTATCAAATCCCGCTGACTTGAAATATTTGTAGGAATAGTCAAGTAAATCAAATTGTCGTGTAAGATTTCCTTGATCATCGCGCATTCTCCTCTTCTGCTTCAATGAAAATATCGGTTCGATTCCTGACGATACATTATTCAATAGTAAGGAGATTGTTCCAGCAGGTTGACATGTTAGGATGGAACAGTTTCTAATGCCGTGTTGTTCCATTTCCGCTTTAATCCCGTCTGGCAGACTTTTGATGAATTTTCCCGCCATAAACTTATCCCTATCGTATTTAGGGAAAGGGCTCTTTAATTTCGCCAATTCAATAGACGCTTCATACGCGGCGTTTCTGATCGTTTGCATTAAAACATCAACGAACGAAATAGCTTGATCAGAATCGTACTTGATCTTTAGCATCGTTAACATGTCTGCTAATCCCGTGATGCCCAAACCAATTCGTCGATCGGCTATAGCTACCTTTTCGTTCTGCTTCAACGGATAGTTGGTTACATCAAGAATTGTGTCTAGCATGTAGACTAGACTCTTAACTGTCTGCTTTAGCCCTTCGATATCGACTTCTTGACTTATGAATGGATTTTTGACGAATGTGGGAAGAACGACCATTCCGAGGTCACAACATCCCCACGCAGGTAAGGGTATCTCACCACAAGGATTGGTAGATTCGATTTTTTGGTAGTAATATGTATTGGACACTTCATTGACTCGGTCCTTGAAGAAAATTCCTGGTTCGTTATAGTCGTAAGCGTTGGCCACAAATTTTTCGAATACAATTCTTGCCTTAAGCTTTCCATAGACTTTTCCGTTATGCTTGAGTTCATAGTCTTTGTCCGCCTTTAGAGCGTCTATAAAGTCATTGGTGATGCCAATAGACACATTAAAATTAGTTAAGCCTGAGTTTTTCTTCGCGGTGATGAACTCTAATATGTCAGGGTGATTGACGTCAAGAATAGCAATGCCGGCGCCTCTACGGTTTCCTGCTGATTTCATGGTCGCGATCATACTATCCCACGTATCCATAAAAGAGAGGGGACCGGAGGCGGTTGAGTTTACGCCCTTGACGTGTGCGCCTTTAGGACGAATACTAGAAAAGTTAGTTCCAAATCCACCACCTGCCTGCTGAATCTTAGAGGCGGCTTCAAAGCTATCTCCGAGGATAGAGTCAATGGAGTCTTCAATTGGCACTACAAAGCAGTTGAGGGCTGTCAATTTGACGCATGGATTGCCCAACGCAAGCAGAGCTCTGCCGGCGACTATTCCCCTCCGCTCTGCCATTATTTTGTAGAATTCTTCTTCTATGGGATCTTGCAAGACTCTGTCGTTTATTCCTTTGACAAACCCTGCAGCTAATGCTTTAGCAACTCGCCTGAAAGCTTCAGAAGGTTCTGATTCTAGAGCCCTTGTGGAAGCCATAGGATCGTTCGATTGTGGCGCTTCTCTAACAGCGTACTTCTCAAGAAATATTTCTTTATTAAAATCGGGCAGAATTTCAGGCCCTTTCTTCATTTCAAGCTCTGTCATTTAGTCACTCCGTCTGTTTTCTTCTTCTTCCAATCACGTTTCATAACTTCCTCAGCTGTGGAGAATAGAGCTTTCCCGAAATCAATGCCTGCGTGAGAACATAGTTGCATTAAATAAACTACTGTATCTGCTACTCCATCGGCTAAATCATCTAGGGCTTTTTCATCCATGCCAGCTTGATGGCGCCTTATTTTTTGCCGGGCTTTCAATACGACGTGAGCTACTTCTCCCACTTCTTCAGCGGCTCCCAACGCCATCCATTCAATGCCGGTGTCGCGCTTCTTGAAGTTTTTCTGTTGCCAATCAAATAGCTGTTTCTGCAGTCTAGTAAGAGCTTTCACCGCGCACGTTGTATTCCTCTCTTCATCGTTGATCGGAAAGGCGTGCTTGGGCTTGGGAAAATTATTGCAGGACATTTGGCGTATTCTCACTTCCGGGCCCACCAGTTTCGACAGCTTTCTTTGCGTCTTCTTCAAATTTTTCCTTCATTCTAATCATTTCAGCTACTTCTTTTTGCATCTGTGTTTGCGCATTCTCAGCGAATGTCTTGAATCTTGCTTCTACGTCCTTTGCTTCTTCTTCTGTCTTGCCATTCTTAGCTTCATCAAGCAAGAAATTGACACGTACGGTTAGTCTTGTGATATCTTGAAGAAGAGCTGTATGCGACTGCCGCATATTCCCGTCTATGACCTGAAGTATCCTGTCAAGCTGTTTCATATTGTTCTGTAGAGTGACGATTGCTCTTTGCGTTTCTTGTTGAATCTGGAAATTCAACTTGTCAGCGCTCATTCCCATTTCATTCTCCTATTGCCATAGCATCTATGAATAGATTATGCGTAGGCTGCTTTTTATTGACTATCTTAATTAGAGTCGGCTTGTCAGGTACAGCCGCTATATCTTCGCACGGCATATCTAACGGGTTGATGTATGATAGATTGATGTGTCCATAGGATTTTTGCACCTTATTTACGAACGTTTCGATATGTTTTAACGTGACGTCTTTATCAAAGCAGAGGCAAACGTCTTTATGCGCAGTTTTGCCTCTAAGATACTCTGACAATCCCGCATGTTTGCCCTTTCCGAATATGCAAACTGAGTCGTATCCGAATTGGGCAGCTTTCATTAAATTAAACATGGATTCGACAACTAATAGCGTGCTAGAGTTATTTTTCTCGTATGCATAGAACAACTTCATTTCTGGATCTGACTTTCTAATTACGTGCTTCTGTCTGTCAGGGGTCAAATCTAAAAACTTTCTAGCGTAATAAGCGTAATCATTAACCAGAACAACTATATAGCCGTAGTAATAATTCCACGGAGTTGTAATTGGCCACAGTTTAAAGTTTGACTTTAGAAACTTAATGTCGAAGCCTCTCGATACTAGATACAGTCTGGCTTCTTGTGCGACGTTTTCTTGCCGCTCACACTCTCTATCTTGCGGTGGCGTAAGTTTTGGGGCGTGCGTAGATACTTGATCTACAACAGCAATGCGGCCCTTTACCTCAAATCTTATTCTGTTGCGTCGTAAGAAATCACTTAGTCTGCCACGGTTGTCGCACCTATAGCAATTATACGAGTCTTTGGCAAAGCTCAAGCCAAGATGATACTTTTTATCATTACACTTATTGCATCTGACGTTTATTTCTAAACGCGATTTCCAGTCTTTAGACGGATCGACCTGAAACTTCTGGCCAATTTCCCGTACTATATCTTTAATGTTTGTGTATTCCGCTTTCATTCGATTCTTGAGAAGCCGTTTAGTCCTTTAGTTGCGGTAATTGTATGGTCGAACAAATACATCATATCATCAACTGACGAATGGTGACTAATGAAAATGCACATTGCATTGATGCTCACGGCGTATTGTTTGATAAACTCAATGACATATCTGCCACTTACATTGTCGAGATGGTCAAGAGCCTCGTCAACAATCAAGAACTTTAGGCGATTATTCTTGAAATAAGTCATGGCGATATCAAGAAGCGATAGCACGATTACAATATCTACCTTCTGTTTTTCGCCACTAGATAGCTGGTCATATTTGAATTGTTCGCCATTTATCGTGATTGCTTCGGTGATGTCAGAGTCGGTTATCACAAATTTGAACTGGAAGTCTTTATTGTAGAAGTTGTTTATGTACTTCTGCATGTTAGTATTGAGTACCTTCAAAAGGTCTCCTGCTAATGACATTCTAGTTTTAGACTTGGGCTCAAGCATTTCACGCCAAAACTCAGTCATATCAAACTTTGTTTTGGAATCTAGCCACTCCGTTTCCGCTAGCTCACACTTAGCTTTCACTTCTTCTACCTGACCGGCTGAAGACGTAATGTTACTGAATTTCTCAATGGTCTTTGTGTTGTTCTTGATCTGATACTTCTTTTCGTTTATGATACGCGTGCACTCGTTTGACTTCTCCACTGCAGTGTTGTACTGTTCGAATAAGGCTGAAGCCTTTAGGATTCCAATTTCGTTTATTATGCTATTGAGTAGAGACGTAAACTCTTTGATCTTAGCGAGTTCGGCTGTAAGGATCTCGTCACGATTAGGCAGTCTTTGTCTGCATGTATGACATACTTCGTTCGTCTCATAATACTTGGCTCTCTTCTTGCTCTCGGCTAGCTGGTGCTCAAGCTTTGCCTTGGAGTCATTAGCGCCGCTAATTTGCGTGTTCTTGCTTTCTATCTCTGGAAACAATGTTGAGACTACGCCACTAAAGCCTTCTCTCATCTTCTCGTCTAATACTATTTCTTGCTCCAGTCTTTTGTTGGCTGCTGTTAACAATTCGATGTTTTCATTAACATTCTTGGTAACACTCTCTTCTTGTTGCATCAGATTATCTAGAGCAGTTTTAAGTGCGTAATATTCTCTATTGTTGTCGTCAAATACGGCTCTATCTTCTTTTGCCATGCCCTGAAGTGATGCGTAAATTTTAGACACAACGTTGAGATTGAGAACTCTTTCAAGAATGTCGATTTTGGCAGCGCTGCTACCCTTAACGAACTTGAAGAGCTCGGGATTCAATACGTTGTTGTTCACGAACACTTGATAGTTCATGCCAATAATCTGTTCTATCTTAGACTGTATCTCTGTATTAGTCAAGTCGTTGGAGATACAGATGCCATTTTCGTACAGTGTTGTCTTAGAGAATGAGGGCGACTTGGAGCGCTGACGCTCTATTAAGTACTCGGCTTTTACAACGCCGTCGGTTGAATCGACGAATGTAAGCCCTACAAAAAGAGCTTTAGTAGATTTAGTTACGAGGTCGTCAAGATTAAGCTCTTTCTTAAGTGATCTGTAAAACAACGCTAAGACTATGCAGTCGACTAAAGTTGACTTGCCAGAGCCATTAGACGATCTATCTTTCTCATCTATACCCTTAATTAATACAAGGTTGCCCTGGCGTTGAGTAAAATCTATTTCATGTCTTCCCTTGTATGAGTTGACATTTTCTATTACAAGCTTCTTTAGCTTAATTGACATACGTTTTTCAACCTGCCTACAAATTTTTCTATTTCTTCAGGCGACTTATTCTTTGATTTCAAAAGCTCAGTCCCTTTTTCAATAATCAGATCGAATATGTTGATCTTATCTATTGACGACGTCATTATTTCCATCGCATTAAGTTCTTCTTCAGAATCAAGGCCTCTTGTTTCAAAGTCCGTAAACAGATCTTTATATTTATCTAGAAATTCACCGAGCTTCTTTTTGCCAGAGTCGCTGTTAAGCGAATAGATTGTAGCGTAGATATTAGTGAATGGAAACTTAGCTTTCTCGGTTTCTATGCGAGCTATCTTTCTTTCCAGACTTTCTGTTTTTTCAAGATTGAGCTTAAAGAACAGCGGGCAATAAGGATTTTCTACGTACTTAATGTTGCAACCACTGGGTGATAGATCTAATACAGTCAAGCCTTTTCTTTCGGCTGAGTCTGAGAAGTTGTGATTAAGCACAGCTCCTACATAATAGAAGTTGGATCCAATTTGACGTTTGAAGTGGATGTGGCCTGAAAATACTCCAGTATAGATGTCTAGATGTAAGTCATCATACGAATTGAATTGGCCTAATTGGTATGTGGATGAAATTAAGCCCTCATAAGCTTCTTTGATGTCTAAGTGACAGAATACATACGTATGAGTTTTAGAGCCCCGGAACTTTTCTGCAAGTGTAGCAAACGCATCTTTTAGTTTGTTCGGATCTCTAATATATGGCACAAATATAAAATGGGAGTTTATTTCTGACACAAACTTTACTTTGATGCTGCTCTTTATGAGCGTAACGCCACTTATGTTTTCTACCGTATCGACCGCTGAAGTTTCTTCGTTCCTATCATGATTGCCTTCTAGAACAACCATTGTCTTCGACAATGTGTTTTGCGTTATATCGCTGAGAGCCTTTATAACTGCGTTGTATCTTTCTACATAGAAACGTAAGGCCTGATGGAACGTATCGCCCAGGTCGATAGCCATCATAGTGCCGGTAGTATTAGAGACGTCAGATATCCAAGAAAGGGTAGAATATAGTTCATCTATCCTTGAATATTCAACTGTCTTGAATTTTGACTGCCTTACATTGAAGTTATAGATATTGGCACAATGTAAATCGGCGAATAATAATATCTTCACTGAGTAGGCGGTGGTAGGAGCTTATTGAATGGTGTCATGAAATGGTCCATTTTGGCTAGAATTGTGTTGATGTTTTCTTTCACAAGTATTGACATAAAGTCCATTTTTGAGAACGAAGGTTTCATTTCTATAGCTGAATAGATAAGCTTTAGACTTTGAGGGCTGAAATCCATATCAATGAGATCAATCAGCTTGTAGTTAAGTTCTAGTAGTTCCTTCTGTCCTTCAAAATATTTACCGAATTTAGCCTTGGCTTCAGTAACGGTTTCGAGTGCTGCGTAAAACTCTTCTATATTAGTAGGACTTGTTACTCCAGCAGCTTTGAACATGTCGAACAGTTGCTGAAACTTCTTGTCGCCAAACAGCCTAACTCCTTTAATGTTGTCTGAAGAATCTCCTCTTATTGCTTTGTAAACACGATAGCTTGAAACTGCCAATCCCTTAATAGGAAACACTTCTTCCATGTTGCATTTAGCGACGTATTGCTTCTTGTGAGGATTAAAAATCTTGTAATTTTCGTTGTCAAGAAGCTGATAGAAGTCCTTATCATTAGACACAATAGTCGCTGTCTTACCTCTATTAACAAAGTGATGAGCCACAAATGAGATAAGACAATCGCCTTCTATTTGCTTGACGATAACAAGTTTGATGGGAAGAGTCTTGAGAGCGTCTAATATGACATCTCTCTGTCTCTTTCTAGACTCAATCTCATTCATCTTGATTGTTAAGTCATAACCCGCAAGAGCACTGAGATCGATATCTCTGTTGGCCTTGTAGTCTTTAAAGAGAGCTTTCTTTCTTACGTCTCGCCCGAAGTCAAATACAATGTAGACTTCTTCTGGCTTTTCGTCGTCTACAAGCTTACGGAGGTGTTGAAGGAACACGTAAATAGCTGTAGTATCTTGACTTTTGGCATTTTGAAGAACTGTATCGGTCATAGAGAAGAAGGCTCTAACGAACAGGTTGGAGCCGTCGCATATTAATACGTCACTCATTATGAATCGTCCCTTGCGCCGTATTTTTCCAAGAATCTTTCTATGTCCCACAGAGTTTCTATTGGAATACCCCACGAAGTATCAACAATGGCGTTCTCTTGTTTCCAACCTTTGTCACGAGTCTCCATAAGTAGTTCTACGGCTCTATGCAAAAAGTCTTTGTTGGTCTTCATAGCTCCCCCGTGAATGCGGCGTAGATTCTATCGAGTACAAATCTAACTTTCTTTTTAGGAAATCCGATTTCTTTTTGCGTTTCTTTAATAAGATTCTCGTATAGAATTGCATCGCCATGAGCAATCTTTGCCTTGATGCTGTCCAGAATACTATTATAACATTCATCTTCTGGTAGATCAAGCGAGTCAGCAGTAAGTTTGCTCACAAAATCTCTTATCGACGACATGGCTTCAAAGCCATTGTCCGCGTCAGTTGACAATTCTAGATTTACATTCTCATCGTCTAAAGCTATTCTAGACGGGTCGTTTGAGTTCAACGACGTGTCCTTATAGTTGTTCTTCAGATACCAAAGCATCTTGTTCTTGGCTACGGCAGTAAAGCAGGAGAAAGCGTCCCCACGTTCTTTGTTCCATTTGGGTAGAACCTCTAATATCCCTACCCAAGCTTCTTGTGGCAAGTCATCGTTAATGACATTGCTTCTGATGAGTTTGTATCTACTAATAATTCCGTTAATGAGCTTCTTGAATATGGGCTCTAACTCATCAACAATTGTTCTGTCACCGGTCTTCTGAAACTCAGTGATCTTTAGTTCAACAAAGTCGTTGTCGAAATATTGTTTCACGTTAATACATTAAAGATCCGATCTTTGTGCTCTTCAAACACCTGACCCCATTCCTTCCGGTTAAATTTAATTATACCGGACTCATCGGCGCTTGTTATGTCTTTGTTTAAGTTGAGTTCGTTTGTTCTTCCCGTAGTGAGTCGCTTTTGTTCTTTGAGCATTTCGTACGTGGTGAGCGCTTCATCAAACGTTCCGGTTGAGTGATTGAAAATGAGACTGATTTCAAGAAGCGGAGTATACGCCTTGTTCTTGACGGTTTTGGCTTCAATCTTTTTACCGGTGATCCCGGCAGCCTCATCGATCTTTACAGTATTAGTCGCTTGTAATCTAATCCTCTGGATAGCAGCGTACTTAGGTGCGTGGCCACCAGGAGAAGTATATTTTTCGCCAAATGACTGTCCCACATTCTCTCTAAGTTGGTTGACAATTAAGAGAGTAACCTGAGTATTCTGTAGAGGAATGGTAAGTTTGCGTAGACCCATTGAGTTAACACGTGCTCGGATAGCCATTTCTTTAGTGTATTCATCGCCCTCTTCCATTTCGCATTCTTTTTTGGCCGGTGTTTGTGCCAAGGAATCCCATATGATAAGTGCCGGCCCTTCCCAGGACTTGTCTTTTAGTTTAGACATGAGTACTTGGGCAATTGTGTCGTAAACATCTTCAAGACAACCCGGCTGATGATAAATCATTTCTTCCACATCGACGCCCAACATAGTAAGCCGAGCCATAGAAGTGGCAGCTTCAGTGTCTAAATAGACAACTGGCATGCCTCGCTTTTGAGCTTCGGCTGCTACCATCGCGGCTAATGTCGACTTACCGGACGCTTCTAGCCCAATGATTTCAACTACTCCGCCTACAATGATTCCACCACCAAGTATCTTGTCTAGAGGCATGAGTCCGGTCGAGATAAAATCAAACGCATCAATAGAAACTTGCTCTGCAGATCCAAAGATGGCTTCCCGCAATTTTATTAGACCGGGACTCTTCTTGCCGCCTGTCTCTTCTTTTCCAGCTTTAAGCTTCATACGTTCTCCTTAAAATGGTACATCTTCATCTGGACCAGGGCCAACTTGCTCTTCAATAGGCTTGTTGCCACCAGTCCCCACATTCTTGAATCCATCGATATTAGCGGCCAGTTCTTCAGAGCGGCGATCCATATCTTCTTTGCGAGCTCTGTCTTTTTCGTGTGCAACGACTTCCGCGTTGTATCTTTTCAGCGCCGCGACAACCTTCTCAAGTGTTTCGTCGTCTGTGATAATTTGCTGTTCAATAAACATTGCCAGAGGCTTTTCGTGTACTGAAACAAGCACCTTCTTGAACCCTTCACTATCAGTCGGAATAGCTACTGACTCATCAATCTCAATGTCGAACTTGCCTTCACTGTTAGTGAAGAGTTTGACTCGATGTCTGAAGGCGTCGATAAGATTCAAGTCCTTATCAGTCATAAGCTTCGACAGCTTGGCAGTGTAGATTTCATAGAGATAATCTTGAAACCAAGCGATCTTGATCTTCTTTTCATTGATGACGTAAGTCAGGAAGAATTTAGTTCCCACGGCTGTCTTGAAAACCGACTTGGGAACTCTATTTTCTTGCATCCATTTCTGGATAAGATTGCCATTTAATGTATTGATGCGTTCGGCTTTCATGCCACCGTATTCTGACATGAACTTATATAGCCCAAAATGTGTGTTGAGTTCTTCGAAGGGATAGTCTATTTCGCATTCATCTTCTGCAAGGTTGATCGATATAACCTTAGGCACAATGAAAAATTGGTACACGCCATTCTTCTTGAAACTGAGGTAGTCAACAGTTCCGTTGGCTGACGACCGTTCCATATTTTCTTTATGCGTTTGTTCAAAAGTCTCTTTAGTCTTGATTTTCATTGCAATCCTCCATGCGAGATAATTTATTATACTACAACTTACATGCCTGAGACGTTAGCTACACAGTGATTTGGGAAATTATTTTCTTTTTAAGAGATTTGGCAAAAGTGTCATTCTCGAAACTGTCTATTTCTACAGTTGCGATATAGTTCATTCTACAAATCTTCTCCGTAGTAAAGGCTCTTTCAAGAATGTTGATGTCTCTCTTGGCATTGTTAGCGCTCAATACAAAGTAGGTCTTACCGCCAGAGGGCTCATCCTTTGTCGGCTTATCATTCTGGATAATAGGAACGATGCTGTTGAGAAGCTTCGTAGAATTGATTGTATAGAAAATGTAGGAGGGCTTGGCAGCACCGTCAACTCTTTTTCTATGTATTCTAATCGTATTGACGTTCTTTAGAAAGTCGGCTTCGAAGAGATTAGAAACGTCTATCTGCTTAGTCTTATCAACGCTAAAGATAGCCACTATAGTCTCATTATCAACGACGTCAAAAGTGTCATCGAACTTCTCATTTTTGAGATCGAAAGTATAGAAGCGTTCTTTATCAATCTTATAGACAATAGCTTTTTCAGTTATGTTGTCTAGCTTAGACAAGAAATCCGCGATTTGTAAGCTGATGAAATTGCCGCTAAACTTGTTTTTCAAAGGCTTCAATGGGAAAAATACAGCTATAAGTTTAGTGGTAGAGGTTTTTTCGGTTGATTGCTCTGCGACCATTTACTTCTCCTTATTGCGGATATATTTATTCCATGCTGAAAGGTTTTCTCTTATAGTTCTAGGGTACAGCCAATCGATATCGATTATTTGAAATTTGGGCTGATCTGTTCGTCCTACGATATTGTCTAGCTTTTCGAATCTCGCTTCAATGCCGGCTCTAACTTCAGGCGTATCGTATTCTGTGTGACAGAAATTGTTGAACTTCTCTTTGACTTTTTCGACACCGCCAAGCCAACCGAAATGATTTCCGCAATTAGAAAGATGATACGCATTAGCGTGGAAAGTTCCATCATTTCTATTAGGCCCAGTTCGCAAATAGCTCAAGCTGGGATTTTCACTATATATTCGTCCTGTTACTGCATACGGATGAGGGCATATGTAGCCCGGCTGCTGGACATTTATATAATAAAAGAACAGCCGCATATCTAGTCTTACTAATCCATGGCGCCGTGTTTCGGCTACTATTCTAGGGATATTCTCCCCGTTGATTATTTCGTCTATATCTGTTACTATAAGGACGTCATCATTTTCTATGTAGAATGGCCTTGCAGCAATATCACGTTGCCGTACTTCTTTATCCCATCGCCCCGGGCAATCAGCAAAGTCTTCTTCGTGCGCCACAATATACTTTACTTTGTTCCCGTATTTCCAAGCAGGGAAAGAGAGCGCTTTCGCTTTACCCGAATGAGTCACTTTAGACTCAACTACAACTATTCTGTCGACATACGGAGATTCTTCTTTTATCTTCAAATCGAGAAGATCTATTTCGTCGTAAAACATTGTCATGCTATAAATCATATCATACCTCTTTTTGTTTTACTTATGGAAGGACACTTCCTGTCGGAAGCATGGCACCAGCAGACGTAGTTCCGAAAGTGCTATAGTTTCCGCCGTAGTCGTCCAAATCAGATGATTCATCTCCCGCTTCTGAATCTCCGCCTTCCGCTTCTTCGTCGTCGTTTATGCCATTATCGTTTTCATCTTCTTCTTCACTGGGCTCTTCATCTCCGCCTCCGCCTTGCTCGGCTTGTGCTGCATCAGCTGCCATCTTGGCTTGAGCATAGACAGGGTTGAGGATAATATCGCCCTGAGGAAGTTCTTTATAGCCGTACTGGGCTCTAAGTTCATTAACTGTCTTGAGGTATTCGACTTCCTGTCTTTCAAGAGCAATCTTCTGAGATTCAATAAGGTCAGTGTAGCCGTAGAACGAAAATTCAAATTGATCATCTGTAAGCGGACCAACGACGTATTTATTTATAGTGGCTTCAATGAATCTAAGCAACGGCACTAGGCCCTTGTCTTTCGAGAACTTAATTCTTTCAAGTGCTGAGCTATCATTAAGAGATCTTGACTGGCCAGAGACGCCACCCTTATTAGGGAAGTTGATTTCAACAGGGTCGATCTGATAAACACCGCAAATGACGTTTACAAGATATTCTAACCATCTACCGAATTCCATGTCCCTATTTGACTGGCCCAAGTTGATCCAATCAATTCCGCCTTCGGAAGCAATAATAGGAGTCTTCCAAGCATTGGCAACTCCGGTTATCTGGGCATGCCAAGCTCTACGGAAAGCGTCGAGCTCTTCTCTTGGTACATTGGCTCCCTTAACGTTAAGAATGCCTTTTGGAGTAGATCCTTGAGTGAACCACCGCTTGTTATGCTCTTCACCATAGATCTGCGCAGAGATGTAGTTCAGAGCCATCTCTATTTCGGATATGCCATAACCATTGGCTTTTATGTCTGTTGTAGCATTACGAATAGCAAACGCCATTTCATCATAAGCGTAGGCCGTATAGAGATTGCCGTCAATGAATTGGACATAATAGATGCCCTTTTCAATCTTAGTCTTGGGATCGGCTAATCTTATGGTTCCCGCATCAACCGCGTAAATGGCCGAGGGCCTGCCGGTGTAAGGATCTTTTACAATTTCAAAACAAAGCTGGTCAAACGTCAGCGTGTCTCTTACTATCTTTCTGAGAAACGTTTGGAAGTTGTCTCTTTGAGGATCTCTTAATCTTGTAGTGGGCGTGCCGCAGTCGCCAATGAAATTAGTTAAGTCCATGACTTTCTTGATTTCATCTGGCGTGAGAGAAGGCACTTTCAGATTGGGATTAGCCTGCTTTTGTAGATATTGAAACTTCTTGTTCTTAGGATAGACAGTATAGCCTATTCTATCGTTTGGCATTATGTATGGCGTAGCAAACATAGCGCACTGATTAATTCGAGTGTTGATGATGGAGGCTATGACGCCGTTTCTGTATGAGACTTTTCTTAGTAACTGATAGCTTAGAGCCCATGAAGCGTTCTTGGTTTTGAACTGTAGATAATCAAGAACAAATAGAGGGTCGTAAAACTTAGTTACTGGTGCCGGGTCTCTTGCATCTTGCTTGTCTAGAATCTTCCCACCTGAGAGCGCTACTTTTGTGGCTTTCTCTAGGGCTTCATCGATCCCGCCGTTTACCATAGCGAGTTCTAGACTAACATCTGTTTTCTTTCTTCGTCCCATTTAATTACTTCTCCGTTGTTATGTATTTCATCCAATCAATAGTCTCGGGATCACCCACCGTGATATTGTGATCTAGTGGGTGCAAATAGTTGTCATCGTATAACAATTTTTGTCTATCGTAAACTGAGGGCTTTTGCTGCGTATCCGAAACACCAATCCCAAAGGCATCTTTATTAACAAATGAAAAGGACGAACTGTTTCTCTCATTCATTAAGACGAAACCGCCTACAGCAGCTGCAATTATACTGTCATCGTGTTTTCCTTCGGAAGCCTGTGGTTTCCCGTTGGGACCGTAAACAAATGACAGCGCTTGATCGAGCCATGTCTTACTGTAAATTACTAGCATATTGTTGCGAAGTGCTTCTGCGGCGGTGTCTAAGATAAGAGGCCGAGTAACACTGCTTGATACAAAACCTGGCTTACCATCTTTAGCAAAGTAAACACTCGGATATTTGTCAAGAATCTTAATTTGATCTTGTAAATAACCGTTTGTGGCCCAATAATTAAGCAGGTGCCCGTGGTTGTTTCTTTCTATAACTAGTTTTGGGAAGTTGTATTGAGCGCACATATGATACAACAACTTGTAGAATTTTGGCATAGTTAGCTTGTCGGCTATTTCAGCACAAAACTCCACAAATATTGGATCTTTATTTAGTCGTAAGATGTATGCAGTTGAGTTGTCTGATTGCGGGTTGCCTTCTGCAGGGTCGGCACATGCTACGTACGTCTCTCCTTGTTTGAATTCTTTGTAGATAGTAATCTTGTCGTCCATTTGTTTCTTAGACCAACCTGGCTCTATGATGACGCCTTGGTTGTTCTTCTTATCCCAAGTCTTGCCTTGTTCGTTCCATAAAATTATCGACTTGATGATTTTGGCATCAAAGAACGGTCTACCAGATGAGATAAAGCAAGTAGCATCATCTTCTGGATATTCTTGGACAAACTTGTCTTTCAGCGAGGCTTGCTTAGATCTTCTCCAAGCTATTTGCTCGTGAGAAAGATGATGAACGTTGATCATTAATTTTTCATCATCGGTAAGAGTCTCAATGATATATTGTTCTTCCGATTTTTCGAGCGGGTAAAAATACTCTGGATGATCGAACCATCTATAGAAGTGAGGATACGGAATCTGATTTAGTTTTCTATCTAGAGCGCTAGTATTCTTAGCGTTAGTATAGTCTGTATGGAAGTGGTTGTAGCCATTAGCCGTCGTTTCATAGATGATGATACCACTCTTAGGCACTGTTTCAAGCAACGAAGGCATTAATTCTTCAGGACGCTCCCAGAAAGCATATTCAGAAGCGTGCAACAAGTTAATAGTTGTGCCTCGGCCAAAGCCAACTGATCCAGCTGTACCAATGAAAATTTTGCTGCCGATGTCTTCAAACACAATTTCTCTCTTTGAAGAATATCTCTTAGCGGGTCTAATTTCATCGGGAAGCTTTTCATACATCAGCTTGGTGATTTCAAAGATTCTAGCAGTAGATTCGGCATCGTGAGCAATAATTGCAGCTGTAGTGTTCGGAACTAAAATACATTCCGTCAAGAACAAGGCGCATATTAATGTGGTGAAACCTAACTGGCGGGGCTTGAGGATGATATGCCTGTCTACACCTTCGTTGTTTAACTCGACGTACTTAGAATAGAACATCTTCTGAATAGGGTTGAATACGAAAGGGACGATATAGCGGTCTTTGTCCTTAATACTTATAAATGTTTCTATAAAGTATTGATGGTCGGAGAGCGCTTTCTGAACTATCTCGTCGGGATTCAATGCGGCTTCGTTCATATCAACATCAGCTTTCTACTTAATTTTACGGGATCATTAATCTCATGCTCCCAAATTATGATGACTCTCCATCCACACCGCTCAAAACGACTAATTCGTTGCATCGTTTTGTACAGCGGCTCGTTTTTGTGCCAATAATCACCGTACACTTCAACAACAAGTTTCCGAGTTTTATTAATGAAATCCGGTCTAAGGTTATCGATCTTGAAGGATCCGTCTCCGGTAAAAACAAAGGCTGAACCAAGAACTTGTTGTAGTTTCCGTTCCAAGCCGTTGGGCCCTGCTCTTCTAGGCCGTCTTTTGATTTGGCTGAGTTGACGTCTGGCTCGAAGAATCTTTTCAATGTCATACTCGTACCTATAATCTTTAACCACTTAAGCCTCTTGAGGCCCTCTGGTTGATGATCATTTGCGACAAAGTTACGGTGCCTCCGCCTGCTACGACTCCCGCTGCAGCCTCACCCAACGCTTTACCGAAACTTGGAGATGAAACTTTCTGATCTTCAAGAAGTCTAGCTGCGTGCTCTAATACAAGCGCGGCTGCGTTTAGCCGAGTTTTGTCTTCATCAGCATGGACAGTCAGTTCTGCTAGAGCGTCCATTGCTGAATCCACTTGTTTGAGAACTTTTGAGAGGATGAGGGTTTTCTGATCTTCTGCTATGCGACGCTTGACATCAACGAACTCGTCTGATGTAACTATTTCTTTATATCTATTCTGAGAAATGTTCACAACTTTACATATAGTATCTTTTGTTTCACTGGAGAACTGGAGAGCGGCTACTTGCTCACAATGCGCGGCGAACTGATCATCTTCAAGTACTGCCACATCGCTTTGAGCGTCAAATTTGTCAACTAAAGCTAGCTCGGGTGTCTTTTCTACAACTTCTGTCTTCTGTTGCACTAACTGATTAAGAGTATCTAGTGTGCCTCTTATCTTGCGAATGCTATCATTCTGTTGCTTCCTAATATCATTGCCCATTTTAAACCTCTTTAGTCGTAACCATTCAATTGATTCAGCTATTGGTTTTGGTTACCATCATCTCTATGAAGTCTTGAAACCATTATACACATTCGTACGTCTTCGAGTTAGTAGCTCGGAAAAATAGTTTTAGAGCTCTGTACGATTGATCGACAAATGATAAATTAGCTTGCAATCACGGATAAATCGAGGAATTTCTCTTAATATAGTACCTGTCTACGTGTTTTATTTGTTACATTTTACCGAAAGAAGGTGGACGATGTCGGAAGAACTCAATGACCTATTTTCTTTTTATATCGAAAACATCGAATTTAAAGAAGAACAGCTCGACAAAGCTTTCATTGATCAATACAAGCGCATCGACTTAGATAAGTCGACTGGTCGAATTGTTGCAGGTTACGCATCAACACCCGATTTAGATTCTGACGGAGAGACTATTGTTCAGAAGGGCTTAGACATATCATATTATCAGAAGTCTGGCTGGCTGAATTATATGCATAACAACAATCCGTCCCATGTAATCGGTATTCCTATTGAGTCTTATATTGATAGCAAGGGTTTCTACACAAAAGCGATGCTGCTTAATAACGATATGGCGAATGATGTTTGGAAACTCGAACAACAGCTCAAGTCTTTAGGCTATCCCCGTCACTTAGGTTTCTCGATAGAAGGCAAAGTAGTTGGCCGATCTGCCGTAAATAAATCAAAAATCATCAAGGCTAAAGTCACGAATGTTGCTATTACGCACATTCCCGTGAATACATTTGCGACGTTTGAAACAGTCTCGAAGTCTTTTGTTCCTCCGACTTACGACGAAGTGGTCGGCTATATAATGAAAGACCTCCCGTTAAAGAAAGACTTGGCGGCATTGAGTGCCTCACCCGGTCTCAATGCTGGTAGTAGTTTTGGAAGCGACAACTATACTGGTGGCGAAGTTTTGAGAACAGAGTCACTAGAAGGCGCAAATGCAAACGCTTACAAAGGGAAAGCAGTCACAGGGAACGATAGAACGTCCGAACAAGAACTTGATGAACGTCTCAACTCAGCCTACCGTAGTGCTCACAAATCCCATTCAGAATTAATAACTTTACTAAAGGCTGTCCACCCTGCAGCCTCTGAAAACTTGTTAGAAGAGATCACTAATCTCGTCTATAAGGCAAAGGGTATCGACAATTTTATCAAAATAATTAGCGAATCAGAGGTATTAAAGTAAAAACTCGTTGTTTTTTACTAATTTAATACTCGTTACACGGAGGAAAAGTGAATGTCTCTTATTAAAGTGATGGAAGATCTTATCGCAAAAGCCCAGGGTTATGATACCAAGCACACGGGCTCTGGCGGTCCTGCTGAGGCGGTAGCACACTCAGTGCAGGGCGCTCCTTCGGGCGATGAAAGCAAGAAGGAAAAGAATGCGGCCAATTCTGGAACGCATATCAAGAGTGGCGGCACGCCTGGTTCAAGCAATCGACCTGAAGGCGGGGAAGATTTCAAGGACGGCGGAGCTGCTGAAGACGAAATTCAGACGCCTAAGGGTTCTGGTGGAAGGGCTCCTCAAGCTCGTCCCGGCACAATTAAGCACGAAGGTGGTCAGGGTGGTGCAACACTCTCTGCCAAGTCTGAAGGCGAAGCCGATCTCGAAAAGGGATTCCCTCCTGCTGAAAAGAAGGATGACGACAAGGGCTCCGACGAAAAGGGCGAATCAAAGGAAGATGAAAAGAAGGAACACGAAGGCGGAGATGACAAGGACGACAAGGATGAAAAGTCCGAGAAGTCAGTCGAGTCCGGTGAAGTTCTTCTTGATATCGATGAGTTCGCAACAGAAATTACAAAGTCAGTAACCGAAAAGGTTCTTGCTTTTATGGAAGAAAAGTTCGGCGAAACAGTTCAGAAATCAAAGGATTCAGAATACATCGAAGCAGGGTTGGCTAAGTCAATTGCCGCCACGCTTGATAGAGTTGAAGAACTCGAAAAGGCAGTTGTTAATGTAGCTAACGCTATGAATATTAGAAAGTCACTTCTCAAGTCATCTGACAACATCAAGGGAATTGACAACCCATCTCTTAACAAGACTTCTTTGACTAAGAGTGAGGTTTCTAGTAAGCTGCTCGACATGCAAATGTCCGGCCAGTTCGGTGTAGACACAAATATGGTTCTCAAATTTGACGGCACGGGCGATTACTCAGTACTGCCCCCAGTAGTCAAAAGCAAACTTGGCATAGAAGAATAATAGTTCACTCAGGAGGAACGCTAAACAATGGATGAAGTACAGGGTTTTGGATTAGGATCCATGCAGGATGTCCAGGCCATTAACAAGGCCGTTGACTCGTTGTATAACGCGGGCACGGGAACCGGTTTGGCAGCTGGAGCTTCTTTTGGTTCCGACAATTATGGTAGCACTGGTGCGCAGTCCCTCAGAGTTGAATCTCTGGACTCGTCACTCAAGGTTATCACGTTCACTGATAAGCACATCAACTTCTGGAAAGACATTCCGAAGTCACCTGCTTATTCAACGGTTGAAGAATACAACCAGTTAACCTCTTACGGCTCGCAGACGGGCGGATTTGTTTCTGAAGGCGAATTGCCATATCAGACAAACTCCGACTACGCCAGACGAGCAGCTCTGGTCAAGTTCGTTGGAACGACCAGATCAGTAAGCCACCCATTAACCTTGGTCCGTACGATGGTTCCTGATGTTATTGCGCAGGAAAACTCAAATGGTATCATGTGGATGCTCCGCCAGATTGAAAATTCTCTCTTCTGGGGCAACGATGTGGGTCTTACGGGTGAATACGTGGAATGGGCGGGCCTTGATAAGCTTCTTGGCGTAGGTCCAAACACGACTTCCGGTACAGGCGCTGGTAACACCTTCGACCTCCGCGGAACAACTTTCTCCTCAACTCCTTTCACGACAATCGTCAATGACTTGGCACAGACAGTAGTTGATAACTTCGGTTTCCCAACTGACATTTATCTTCCATTCCCTGTCCTTGCAAAGATCAACGAAGAGTTCGCTGGAACCGCTGCACAGAGAGTAATTCTCCCAACAGCCTCTGGTAATACTCAGGTCAACATTAACATTGACGGCCTTATGACTCAGGCTGGTCGAGTTAATCTCAAGCCAACCTTCTTCTTGCAGAAGACAAGAGTAGTTCCTGGTGCCGGTGACGGCGCTGCTAAGGTTCTTAAGTCTGGCGCTCTTGCGGTCGGAGGTACTTCTGTCACTATGTCAGCTGCAGGTACTCCTACAACTGGCTACTCAGTGGCTGCTGGTGACTATGAAGGATCAGTCACTTTCAGAAACAAGTATGGTGAATCCGGCTCCGTCGCTCAGGGCGGTGGTACAATCACCACAAGCGGAACTAACACTCTTAGATTCGCTATCACAGCTCCTCCAACCGATGCAGAATTCGTAGACCTCTTCATCACTCAGGTCGACGACGCTGCTGGCGTGAAGTATTGGGTTCAGACAATGGCCCTTACTACAATAGCTGCAGGCCCAACTAACTACGATTACAATGGTATTCGTATGCCTAACACCTATACCTGCTTCATCGGCCAGATGACTCCTGACGTTCTTACCTTCCGTCAGTTGGCTCCGCTGGTAAAGATGGATCTAGCAACGATCGCTCCGGCTTACAAGTGGATGATCCTGCTCTACGGTGTTCCTGTTCTCTTCGCTCCTTTGAAGTGGACCAGAGTTATTAACGTAAAGTATTAATCCTACTTTACATAACAAGAACTGACAGCATAGTTACAAACAGCAACTGAATCATTCGAGGGGTCTTAATGGCACTGCTGTTAAGACCCCTTTTTTCTAGACTCGTAAAAAGGAGTTTCATAAATGACTCTATATCCACAACCAGGGGACACAGTCGGCGTAGGCTATGTTATGTCGTCCTTTGTTAGAGGACCCGTCGGCCTGCAAGGATATTCAGGAGACAATTCTGGCTATTCTGGCATGCAGACTTCGGGCACATCAGGTTATGGCACCTCAGGTTACTCCGGATTTTCAGGTGCAACTGGTGCTTCTGGTTACTCTGGTGTTGACGGCTCTTCTGGCTACTCTGGCTTCTAAACGTACGACTCAAATTTGGAGGATTTAAATGGGACAATATCCAGCAGCGGGTGATTCGGTAGGGTACTCCTACACGTCCCCTCTTATAGGACCACGAGGCACTTCGGGCTATAGTGGTACTCTTGGTACAAGCGGTTACTCTGGAGGCATAGGCACGTCCGGCTATTCTGGTTCTGGTAGATCTGGATATTCTGGCGTAACTGGTGCAACCGGTACTTCCGGCTACTCCGGTACCGATGGTACTTCAGGTTACTCAGGCGTCTAATAATGTGAAGGGGCCCTCTTACGAGGGCCCCTCGCTTTAACCTGCGGCATTCTACTTGTCGCAATTTATTGCAAGGAGACAAGCAATATGGGAAACTATTTTAGAGTCGGGAATACAGTTGTAACACTAGAAGAAAAGATGCGTCTCACACCGGCGGACGTTAAGCGATACGAAGCGGATGCTGTAATTGCGGAAGCAAAGCGCCTCGAGAATATTCGCAGATCGCAAGGAATTGCTGCTCCGAAAAGCGTTACTCTTGATGTGACTCCGGCTGCTGTCGCTGCTCGTAAGACAGCAATTGCAGCTGAAGAAGCTAAGCTTGTAGCTGAAACAAAAGAAGTCGAAGTTGAGCTAGGGGAACCGGGTGCTAGTTTCTTGGCGGAAGGCGAAGAGACTTCAGACGTGCAGTCAAGAAGGGGCAGAAAACCTAAACAAGCAACTGTATAATTCAATTAAATAAACATAATGACATAGTTAGGAGCTAGTGATGGCTGATGTGACTGGGGCTCATACTACGTTTCATCCCGTAGTGTCTCAAAATACTGAATCGGTTCTAAGACATAGGGCTAGATTTCAAACTAGTTCAGGCAGCAAGATCAATTTGCCTCTCATTACTGGAACTAGATACATTATATATTCAGCGTATACTGCTGGAAAGCAGCTTACAATTGGTATCTCTACTGACGGCACTAATTATGTCAGCGGCAAGACTTACTTCGATTTCTCTCAGGCAGCAGGCCCTGTTGACTTGACAAAATTCTTTTCTTCAACTCCCTTTACTCAATACACACCGCCAACAGCTACTGACGTTTATTTGCTCATCAAAACTGATGCTGGCGAATTCACTGTTTCTATCGTTGAGTACAAAGTGTAATGGCTACCAAGGAAGAACTAAAAGAGGCGGTTTCTGAATCCCTCTTAGAGGCTCTTAAAGTTGCAGAAGAAAAACAAAAAGAAAGCGACGTTGTAACAAATTCAGGCCTTAATTGGGTTCTTAATCTATTAAATAAATTGATGCCTATGGCTCTCTTAGCGCTTATGGGATGGATAGCACTCACGATAGTTGACAATCAGAAAGATTTATTGGCAATGCGTCTTCAAGTTAATGCGATGGATAATACAATGAAAACCTTCATGGATAAAGACATGAGGAAGTCGGCTACAAGTGCGCTTCTTCATCACTCAACAACAGTCAATCCTTGCAGCGGCTGTCACACGCGAAATGGAGTAGTTGTTCACACACTAGCGTCTTTGCCAAACAAGTCTCTGATGCCCGGGGATCTGTTTGAAATTAAGTGCGGGTCCTGTCACACTCTTGATAGAGTTTTGGCGACAAAGGGAACGCATGAGAAGTGGAAATCTGTTGTTAATGAAATGAGACAGAAGAACGCTAAATGGATTTCGCCTAGAGAGGCAATAATAATAGTTGATTATATTGATCAATTAGAGAAGCATAAATAATGAAGATACAGAACCTGACTCCAGATTGGCTATTAGAAACATATCTTTATAGAATTCCCATTGAGTTCGATAATGATAGACTTTCTAATTCAGCTATTCAGTTTTATATCGACTCTGCAATTAGCAGAGCTGAAATGTTACTCGATATCTCGATTAGAAAAAAGAGCATCGAAGCTGAAACGTATGACTATCGTTTGGAAGAATGGATGGCTGGTTTTGGATTTGTTGCGCTTAATACGCGTCCTGCTATTCGTGTGACTAAAATGTCATTGAATGTTATCACTAGTGAAATAGAGATTCCAGCGGAATGGATTCAACTTAAGAAGAAATCAGCACAAGTCAATTTGATTCCTTATTACGGTATGCTGGCTTCGCAGAATATTGCAAATCAAATATTGATATTTATGCCGATGTTGTCTGCTACTAGTTATGTGCCACAGATTTTGCGAATTTCATATGAAGCTGGCTATAACGATACTGATGACGTTCCGGATCTATTAGCTCAGCTCATTGGTATGAACGCATCAATCGGAGTAATGAATGTTCTTGGTGAAATTGCTCTTGGAGGCCAAGCTGCTTTGGCTGGTTACTCTATTGGAATTGATGGATTATCTCAATCTGTCTCTACGACGCTGTCAGCAGAAAATCATGCTTACTCGGCTAGAGTTAGAGGTTATGAAAGAGAACAAGTTGAAATAGTTAAGGCTTTACGCCAGTACTACTACGGTCTACACCTAACGAGCTGCTAATGACGACACCAACATATCCATCTGCAGCACGAGGCGGAGCTAGAGTTCCCTTTACGCCGCTAAAAATTGACTATAATACAAAAGGCGCAATAGATCTTATCAAGAAGTACGGCAGTAGATTTGATTGGTATAGTGCTCTTGTATGCCCCTGCACGCTAAAAAGTCAGCAGGTAGAGCTAAAATTCAGACAGCTTTCTTGCGGTCTATGCAATGGAACTGGTTGGACGTTTGTATTGAATAGCGAAATAAGAATCGTCCCTTCTTCGGCTAGAAGAGAAGAACAGACTCTTACATATAGAGTTGCTGGGCAAGGCTTGATGTCTAACATTTTTGTTAATTTAACATGTGAACCACAGTACAAGGTCAATATTAGAGACAGGGTAGTCTTTAAGGAGTCTGTAACTCATAGAAGTGAAGTCGTATTCATGGATGTTGAGAAGACTTCGTATAAGCTCATTTCGCCTGCTATAGATCTTTTGCATGTAATAGATGAAACTGGGAAACACTACAATTCAACTAGCTATTATACGGACGATCAAGGCGTCGTAATAGAAAGTCGAGACATAAGCGTTAATGCCGATGGAGAGATTTATTGGGTTGAAGGCAAGAGAAAGCCGCCTAATGGGATGGCCTTCACTGTACTGTATAGCTTTTTCCCGGCTTACGACGTTATAACAGCCGCGCATGAAATTAGAGGGTTTGTGGCTGGCAAGCTTGCTGAAGAAGGCGGAGTGCAGGCTTGGGAAGACTTACCAAGATTTTTTACGGGAAAATTAGTAATTCCCGATGCGTATCTGTTTGGATAACGCTAATAGAAATAGGAGCTGAACATGGAGAATAGACGAGTAATGCCGGGACTATATAAGGGCTATCCTGAAAGTCTTAAGAAAAAGGACAGCGAGGAAAGGGATCACACAGATCCTATGCACAAGCCTGAAGCGGCAGAAAAGGCTAGAGAAAAGGCCGAGGCTGCTTCTGACGAAAAGAAGGAAAAGTCCTATTCTCAAGATGATGTTACCGTTGCTTATCTCCTTAAGGGCAGATCAAACGCTCAGGAGCTGTTCGACTTAGCAAAGGCGCCCGTTATCGGTGGGTCAATTTATGCTGGCAGAACGATGCCAAAGGATCTTTCGCCTTCTGAGGGCAAAGTTATCGCAGCTCAGACAGCAAAAAAGCCGGGCGGTCTTACTGGTGGGGCTTCAGAGGAATTGAAGTCTCGTGCAGCTAAAGAAAAGCAGACGATGATGGACACAGCACAGGCTAGACTTAGAGCTCAAACAGCTGCAGTCAAGTCAGAAGAACCATATTCATTGGATTTCTCAAAGTCTATTCTTGATAAGATGGGCTTAACAAAAGCTAAGAAAGAAACTAACGAATCAGGCGAGGAATTTCAAGATGGATCAGAAGACACTATTGGCGCAGAAGGACATGCGGCCACTGCTAGACCTATTGCGCATGAGGGCGGCGGTCAAGGGCCAGACCACCCTGGTACAAAAACTAAAAGAGCATCTCAAGAAGATGGAGATCTCCAAAAATCCGACAACCTAACTGACAATCTTCCAGAAGAATTTGAGGAAGGCATTGAAGACGCTGACACGATTCCTAATGAGGATGAAAAAGCGGCAGTTGAAGGTAAGAAGTCTTTTACTTACGACGAAATGAATGCTGCTATTCTTCTCAAGTCTTCTCCATTTGCTCAAGAGATCGTTGACTTGATTAAGGCTGCTAGAGATGAAGAAGCAGCTAGGGATTACAAATATAACGCTTGGCGGAAGAGATCGGATGTTCGTGCAGCCAAATGGAAGTCAGGAATAGACGCCACCAAGAGAGCTGTCCAGCACTTCAAGAACAAGGCTGATCTGGCTGAGGAAGACGAAGCTGGAAAGTCTGAAGGCGAAGGCGATCTTGAAAAGTCTCACACAAGTAGAGTTGGAAACGCTTCTCCAACAAAGGGCGCGGCCGGAAGACATTTCGCCCGTGAGGCACGTGAAGACCAGAAGAAGGAGGATGCAAAGTATCGCATTCCTCGACATGCCTCTGTTTTAGGTTCTGGGGGAGAAGTGACTAACGTTAGTGACAAGGTGATTCGTGTTCGTCCAGCTCAAGGTGGCACAGTAGGATCAGAAGCTAAGATTAAATCGGTCTGTGAATTGAACAACATTCTTGAGAAGGCGGTAGAAAAAAAGCCCAAATCAAGAGGCCCAGGTATAGATTACATATCTGAAAGCAAAATGAACAAGCCTAACGTTAAAGTAACAGGCGAAAAGATGCATGGTCGAGAGATTCCTGCTAATGCTGCTCATGAAAAAGAGCTTAAGGAAGCGTCTTTACATACTGAACTAGATTCACTTCTTGAGAAGGCTAGACGCCCATCGTGGGACCCTAAGCCCAAGCATGTCGATGAAGACAAAGAAGCGTTCCATGCCGACTCCTTATCGGGAGATGCGGGATCAAGAGAGCATGAATACAAGCGTAAGCAAGAGTTAGCGGACAAATGGCAGGCTAAAAAGAATTCTCCAGAATTCAGAACAGCCTCTAAGATAAAGGATGCCGACGAAGGCGACGATTAATATGGATCGACAGGAAATTGACGAACTAGTGGCCAAATCTACTCCCGAGTGGGCTGCTAAGAAAGTTGGCAGTGCTATTGGTAAGTTTGCTAAAGAAAACGTTCATAGAGTCCCTAAGGAGCGGAAAAACTTAGAACAGCCGCCACATAAGCCAAAGGATCCCGTTATACGACGCATGGCTGAGAGAGCACAGAAGGTCGGAGAGCACATGAGGAGCCATTATAAAATGAAGCCCGGTGAATTTGAAAAATATCAGGGAATTGCTGACGCTGAAGCGCGTCGAACTTCTAAGTCCATTGACGAACAAACTTCAGAATATTTTGCTAAGTGTCATTCGCATGTTCTTGACGGGATGACTGAAGACGAACTAAAGAATAAGAAGAAAGAAGCGCCCAAGGCTGACGGCCACGTCTTTGGTAGCGATCCGAATGACAAGCGTGGCTCTGATATGGAAATGGTGAAAAAGAAAGAGCCTGATGCTTACAAGTCTCTTGATGAAAGAACAGCTGATCTTCACAAGGCTGTTACGGGCAATAAGAAAGTCAAAACTGGCGATGTTGATCAGCACGACGATCATGTTCGTTCTACGGAGTCGTCAAAGATTGAGGGTGGCAAAAGAGTAGGCCCAGGCACCGATAGATTTACTCATACGTCTCACGATCCAGAAAAGGGCGAAGTAAAGATTACAACGTCTAATTGGAATAAGAAAACTCAAAAGTATGAACATGGAGAAACTACTCATCCGACACACGTACGCATGGGCAGCGGAACCGAAGCTAATCAAGATTTGCCTAAGAAGTCCTTGATTGCTACAGTGGATGAATTGCTCGAAAAGTCAGGCGTACGTCAGGTTCATAGAGTTAAGGATCAAGGCGCAGCCAGTAAAGTAAAGAAGATTGATCCTAAGACTCTTTCACACGACCGCCAGCAACAGCTTCTTAGCGGTTCAGCTGCTAAAGTAAAGGCTTATCGTGAAGAGGGCTACGTTCCAGATAAGGACGACACGCCTGAGGTTAGAGAGCAGGACAGAGATCCTTCGAACAAGTCTCTAACATCTACGCTTGATGATTTGCTCAAGTCGATGTACGATATAGTGCATCACAAGCGATTCAGCAAGATGGATCCTGATGCTGGGATAAACAAAAAGAAGGAAGAAGCTATGGAAAGAGGCCCTTCAGACAAGGGCGACTACAAGCCCGGCTCTAAGACTTTCAACAACCCGCAGGATTCTCAGGATCCTAAGATTCGTTATAAGTCTCTTGATGATAGAACATGCGATTTAGTGAAGTCGATCGACACGCAGCGGGCTAAAGAAATCAGGGACGCTGCTTTGACCGTTAGACTTTCACGAGAAGGAATATCGAGTGCTGCTTCTAAGATGGATGTTAAGCCAGAGGATGTTCATCGTGTCGAAACAAAACTTACAGGACTTCACGCTGCTAGAGAATCTTCCCTCAAGTCAGTTTGCGATATGTGGATTGGCGAAACGTCGATGATAAAAGGCCATACGATTCTTCCGGGCAATGCTGTGGGAGATTTAGCAAAAGACGAACGCAAGCCGGGTGGTAGAACTCCAACTCTTCAGCAAACGGACGAGAAACAGAGAGAAGTAGAAACAGGCAGTATTTATCGCAGACAAAAAGCCGAAAAGAGAGTTAATGCTCTGAAAGAGGAACAGGCTTTCGGTAGCAAATAGCGTATCAGCTTCGCCACAGCATCGTTCAGTACGATCTAAATGAGGGCAATGAATGTTCCCGTTTAACGAATATAAGTTACTTAAGATCATAAGATCTGCCTTTGATGCTCTAAAAGAATCAGGCAGCTCTTTCGATAAGACTTTCCAGTATCTTTTCGATGAGATGGATTTGAGTCTTGAGGAACGACAAGCCTTTAAAGACACGATAATCAACAATAAAATTGCATATCATACGACGTATGCTAATTTGCCGGTGAATACGCCAATTATTACATGCGTTATGGATCAAGAAGTCAACATTGAAAGTGAAAAGCCTATTGGTTACGAAATGGGTGAAAACTCTGTAACTGATGCGGCGGGCAATGTGATCGCAACCGATGAATTGGGCTATATAGAGATGGGAGCCTATTCAGTAAACGTCATTGCTAAGCAGATATTACTTGTAAGGCTTTTGGGAGCTTTCGTAAAGTTTATTTTTGAGAAATACGCATCAGCCAACGACGATATAATTGACTTGGACGTCAACGTGGACAGGTTTTCTCCCGATGCTGACTATTTCCCAACTGATTCGTTCCACATACACATAACTCTTCGTTTTAGGTATGTTGAGACTTGGGATGAACTTACGTCTCCAATTGCCCAGATCTTCATGATGTCCTGTGGCACAGATTTCTGGCAAAATATCATGGGCGAAAATTGAAAAACGCCATAGATTTGTTAATTTATAAAAATGACATAGGTTTTTCTCTACTCTATGTGATAGGAGAATGTTAATGGGCGTATATTTCAATGGTAGATACTACATCAAGCCTCAGGTGGCAACTTACGTAGATGATAGTGCGTTGACACCGATTGGACTTGTAGGCTCTAATGTAATAGGAATGATGGGTCCGGCTAAAGACGGTATCCCAAATCAGGCTTATCTCTTAACGTCCCTTAATGACGCCACTGACATTTTCGGTGAAGGACCTCTTGTCGACGGTGTTGCTATGGCGTTCAATGGCGGTGCTCAGTATATTTGGGCAACTCGTGTTGGTGGAACATACGATGGTGCTACTCGTCTATTCACGGGCGCTCCTTCGCAAGCATTCTTTGAAACAGCCGATGGTACAGGTATCCCATTCAAGCTCCTTTCGAACGCTTACGGCACACAGGCTAATGGAATTTCAGTTACAACACACGCAACGGGATCTTCTGCTTCTGTTCGTGGTGTCACAGTCTCGGTTTCTGCCCAGGGAAACACAATTATGGGTGAAGGAATCTTCTACGACACTCTTAAGATTGCTGCCGGTGCTGGTTCTCCTGCATCTACCTCTTTTACGGTTGCTTCAGGCATCTTGACTATTACTGATGGCACAAATACTGGGCCAACCATTGCTTTAGCTGGTGTCGCTTCTACAACTGATTTGGTCGAAAGAATCAAGGCTGACATGCAGTTGGCTACTCCTGGTGCGATCGACGATACAAAGTTCACATTTACTGTTCTCAAGGAAGTTCCAGGGACGCAACTTGATGACGGCGCTGTAAGCGTTGCTACAGGAAACACAGATACGCTACGTGCAGACGTCAAGGCTGTGTTCGATTGGATTAACGCCGGAGTTCAGCCATATGTGTACGCCGAAGATTCTGATGACATCTTTACAAGTACAGCTGTAAAAGATCTAGACCTTTTACGAACAGCGAATACTCCAGGTACGATATTCACATTCAACATGGCAGATGGAACTCTAGCTACTATAGGATCGATTGACTCAACAACCTATACTGGTGTCCTTGCTGAAATCTACGAAGATCTTGATATCGATCTAGTAGTGCCAATTGTTGATGATTATCTTGGAGTCACAAACTCTGATGATGCCGCTGCAATCTTTTCTGCTACTCTAAGTCATTGCAAGGCAATGAGCACAATCAAGTCCGAAGAAAGAATCGGCCTTGTGGGTTATCAGTTTGAAGCAGGAGTTTTGCCAGCCGGCACGACTTCTATCTCTGACGGCGATGCTGACCTTCTTGTTACTGACTTGAAGGCCAATGCCGCTACATTCAATTCTCCATACATGGTTGTTTGCACTCCAAGACTAAAGGCTTTCGATACAAAGGGAATTCTTAAGCTCTTCAACGGTACGTATACTGCGGCTTATGTTGCAGGTCTTATTGCTTCATTCCCAGTGGGTGAGCCAATTACTAACAAGGACATCACGGGCATTCAGGGGCTTTCAACTTACTTCAAGAACAGACAAATTCTCCAATTGATTGACAACGGAGTTTGCACAATAGAACGTGTAGGCGCAGCGCTTAAGGTTGTACAAGGCGTGACGTCTTGGATCTCGGACGACAACTTCAACAAGAAAGAAATCTCTGTCCGATTGGTGACCAACTACATCGCCAAGAATTGCAGAGAAAATTTGAAGCAATTTATCGGTAGAAAGAACTCTCTACAGATGCTTCAGATCATTAAGGGATCATTGGTGCAGGTTCTTAGAGAACTTGAAAACAATGAGATCATCGTTGGTACGCCAACTTATCCCGCTTATAGAAATCTTTCTTTGTCCGCTGATGGCGACGTTGTTCGTGTGTCTTTTGAATGCTCGCCAGTGCTTCCAATCAACTACATCTTGATCACTATTCACGCTACCGTGTTTCGTGCACAAATTTAATGTTGCATGAATTTTAATTGATAAAAACCTTGCTCTTTGGTTAATTTATAAACTAGAGGGCAAGGTTATGAATAATTGTAAATGCGGTAAGTGGCTTCATCCAAATAATAAAAGCGGCTTTTGTTTTGATTGTATGACAAACTCTACGTGCATTGTTTGTGGTGTGGTTATTGGTAAGACGGCGTGGCATCATACTAAAAAATGTCGTAAATGTGCTCTTCGAGCAGCTGCTAAATTAAAGATACTTCCAGATGAATTTTGTTTAACGTGTGGCGAAAAAATAAAAACGAGAAATAGAGCTAAAACGAGGCTTTGTGTTTCGTGTTCAAATAAAGCGCAAGGATTTAAAAAACGTGGAAAAAATTTTGTATCTGCAGATCGCAGATGTAAATGCGGCGAGAAAATAGCTAGTTCATTATTGCAAAATAAATCGGGGAAATGCATGACTTGTTCTTCTGGTCTCCGTCAAAAGAAATATCATAATGGTTATTTTTGGTCGCTTAAGAACAATAAAGAAATTTATTTTGGATCTTCTTACGAATTAGCTGCGCTTAAAAAATTCGAAAAAGACGATCATATAATAAAATTTGATAGATGTCCATATAAAATTCCTTATGTTTTTGAAAATAAAAAGAAAAGATATTTTCCCGACTTTTTATTAAATAATTTGGAAATCGTTGAAGTAAAAGCAGCATGGGAACTAACAACGGAACAGATCTTGGCTAAGTTAAGAGCTGCTGAGCAATTCGTAAAGGAAAATAATATGAAATTTACTATTTTGACCGAAAGTCAATTGGAGGGCCTATAACATGGCAAAAGTCTACAGCGGCAACACGATAATGGTTGTTATTAAGAACAAACCCGTCGGGCTTCTTCAAGACATGACTGCTGATGAAGATTTTGCTCCGGAAGCTGCCTCTGGAATCGGTGATCCTAGAGTAGTTGAATGGGTGCCTACAATGTATAGAGTTTCTCTGACTGTGGCATCGATGTCACTAAAGAAAGATTCTCTATTCAATGTCGGTGTCTTCCCAGAAGGCATAGACAAGTATTTGGCAACCGAACCTTTCACGGTCGTTGTCATCGACAAGGTCTCTAAGCAAACAATTCGTCAATATAACAACTGTATCTTTTCACGAGGAACAGTCTCAGTTAGAAAGCATACGATCGTATCTCACAACTGCACACTGCTCGCAACTGAAGCTGTGGCTGGAGATGCAGCTGGATTCACTGAAACTGTAGCATAATAAATAAAGAGGTGTAAAATGGCTCAGAAAATTTCGCAGTATTTTACGTACAAAATTGGTGAAAAAGAATACAAGATAAGATATAAAACGCCCAAAGTGGGAGAGCAGATAGCGATAGGTCAGGCATATGCAGCATTGAAGGCTGGATTCCCGACACTGGATGAAGTTGCTGATGTTTTGGCCTACGCTACTGCTACTCTTAGTGTTGTTATTATAGATCGCCCCGCCGACCTCATTTTCGAAGACATAGATGCGTCTGACTGGAAAACTCTCCGTCAAATGCTGACTGATTATCAATCATTTGCCTTTTTTCGTGACAAGGCTCCAGCAGAATCTACTCCGTCGTGAGCTGACGGCAGAATCACGCAAAGATCCTGATGTTGGTGATGACGTAGAAGATTTTGCAATTAAGAAACTTCGAAAACAAGCAAAAAGAGAAATACGCGAAACGCTGTCTCGATTAATATATCGAGCGAAGTATAACCTCCCTCCTAATGACCCTCGTTTTCTCGATCTTACGGACGAAGATATCGTCTACGATTTGGTTCTTCAGTCCGAGTTCCGTAAATGGTCCGACGATACGCAGGAAGAAGAAACTGAAGACAATAAGACTATCTACAGAAACACTGAGGAATTTGAAAGCATCGCTAAGAGGCTTGAAAGAGGTGAGGATATAGACTTAGAATCAATGATGACTCCTGACGAAAACTGGGAAAAGGTAGATGGCTCCTAACGCTGACATTCAAGGATTAAGTAATCTTTTTAGGCAGTTCATGACGTCGCAAAGATCCGCGGGAACTACTGGAGGGATACATCCGTTTGGCCCTCCAGCTGGTGGCGACACTAAAGGCGATCTTCCATCTGATTGGATGGATGAATTAAGAGACATTACAAAGGGTCACACTGACGGTTTCAAAAAAGTAACTGAAGATCACACCAAAGGCTTTAAGAGCGTCGCTGATGAATTTTGGTCTAGAGGCATTAAAGCTGAATCACTCACGGCTCTTCCACAAGCGCTCATCCGCGAAACTCTAAAATACTCATTCTTCCAAGGTTATCAGATTCAAGGTGGAACTGCTGGCGATTCTGCTAGAGGAAGCCTCGAAAGACTGAATTCTGCGGGCAACATAATGGCGATTGCTGCAGGCACGCTATTGACTGTTGCTACTGTGGCGTCTGGCGGTACATTGGGTGGCGCTGCTGCTTTGGGTGGCGCACTAACAGGCGGCATGATGGGAACTGGTATCGCTACTAGAATTGCTGCTGCTAGTAGGACAGCAAAAGATGTCACTGTGGAAGCTGAAGTAATAAAACAATTTCAGCAGTCTAGAGAAAGCAAGGTCTTACAATACGAACAGTCGTTGATGATGCATTTGATGGGTGCTAGAACAGGTTCATACGCGGCTAATCTTGGCGTCGGCGGTCCTGTTATGGACAAAGACATGATTAAGCGCACTCTATTGAGCGAACAAGAATTTACCGCAGCTTGGGCAGACGCAGCTCGTGCTGGTGGTGCCAAGGGCATGGACATGCTGTCGAAAGATATGAAAGGCAAAGGCACTATTGCAAGAATGTGGGAGCAGGGCTTGACGGGTCCCGATTTTGCTCAGACGATGGTGATGGCTGCTACTTCTGCTAGATATGGAATGGGTGCTGATCGCTTTGAGGGAATGACAAGAAGGACGGGATTGCAACCTTCAGAGTGGCTTGGCGCTGCCATGGGAGCTCAAACAAGGTATCATATGTTCGGTGCGAATGTAGGAGCCAATTTGGCGTATGGCGTTGGCGGCACTGAATTGGGTAGAATGAACATGGGTGCCGGTATGGGATTCTTAGCTCAAATGGGTCAGGGTTCTGCAGGCCAGCAAGACGAAGCTGTTTCTATGTTGCAATACCGAAACTTTTTAGAGGCTAATCCTGGGTCTTCTTACCTTGATTTCGTCGAGGCTAAGAGAAATGGAGAGGCTGATCCTAGATGGCGCAGAGCAATGGGTGCTATGGCAGGCTCTGGTGCGGGTGGCGGTTGGGCAGGTTTAGCGGCCGCTACTCAGATGGGCATTGCACCTGGACAAGTGGGTAGGGCAGGGCAATTCTTGGCTCAAATGGAAAGAGGCGGAAACGCTGCTAGTGGTCAAACAGGCGTTCCACAGAATCTGGCAGGAATGAGAGACACTGTAGGCGAATCATTATCGCAAGTGTACAACTTAAACGAAAAACAAATGCTACTTCTTTCTGATAATGTTAAAGTTCTTGATAGCGTAAACGAAAAAACCAATGAAGCAATCGATAAAATGAAGACGTATAATGACACTGTAATTTTGGGCACTGACAATATAAACAATCTAAACAAAAGCTTCTTCCAAATGATAGATAGCTGGGCTGAAAGAATGTACAAAGAATCGGGTAAAGGACCTGGCGGAGACACATTTACATCCGACATTAGTGGATAATGCAACAGATACTTAAATTCAAAATAGAGCTATTCGACGTAAGAATGAAAACATCCATCACGGTAGTCGATGACACTAATCTTGTAAGCAACATCCAGATAAATAAGGGCATCACACTAGACAACACTGCTACGATAACATTTGCTAAAAGCAAAACATACAACCTACTTGATATGGAGAAGAGCTTAAAGCTCTATAACTATGTTAAAATAGAGCTTGATTTGCAAACGTATGATCCGCAAGGTGGCAATAAGTTTTGGTTCTCTGGTTTCATACAAAGCATAAACAAGTCTGCCAATTTTGGCATGAGTCCGAACGCTACAGTTTCTATCACTGTAACCGACTATGCTAATTTGATGAAGACGACTTTTTATACTAAAAACCTTACGTTCCTTGAAATATTGAATCAGGCTGTTCCGGAGTTTAGATTAGTAAATCTGTCAAAAGAATTAGGCGCTGATAGTGAAAAGTTGCTGACCGATTTCTACTCGCCCACTCAGCTCGGGTTCATTTTCTTTCTGTTTTTGTATTTCAAGTTTATGTACAGAATTTTGTATGAAACTGACGGAAGCACTAAAAAGACTGCCGCGCCTGATAGTAGAGAAATCTTTAAGAAATTCAAAGTGTACATGCCCTTTGGATTCGAAATAGCGGGAAACAAGTCTATGCTAAATGGACAGGAGCAGACGCTAACGTTATACAAACAACTTCAAGGCGTCGCTCTTGATTTGTTCAAGTATATTTATCCCGAGCCTATTTTTGAGTTCAATACTTTTGAGACGTATGACACTGTGATTTTAATGATTAGGTTGACGCCGTTTATGAAGTTTGACAGGCCCTACAATTCGCCAACTGAAATTAGTGTCGGAGAACAAGATGTAGGAATGTTAGATACGTGGGCTACTACCAGCGCTTCATCCCGAGGGGCATCTTTTTACGCAGATTCATATAACGTCATAGAGCGCTATGATTTTGGCTTCAATAGAATAAAGTCGTGCCGTGAGGCTCAGGGCGTTTCTCCCGCTACTCTATTAAGAGAGCATTTAGAAGAAACAAAAGCTAAAAAGCCAAAGAGAATTATCACGACGATTCAAAAAGCTATTGGAAAATCTAAAAACATAAACGTTGACGACTTGATTGCTAACAATGATGAAGCGGACGAAATCACAGATCTGTTTTACAATGAGCAACCAATTGACGCTAGATTTTTAGAATCTATGGCTATGACTAGATCGGCAAGTTCAGTTGTTAATGTGATCTGGACTGTCCCGACGACAGATACAGCTATACTTAAAATGTCTGGTAGAGAAATGGTCTACGCATTTCTAGAAGAAAAGCTCACTAAGCTAGGCGGAGAAGATAAATTCGGCAGCTATTTGCTACAGCAATTCAACGAAGGATTTAATCCCAACCCTGTCTTTTTGATGGACTACAAAAGCAAGCTTAGCGCTGGCGAGAACTTTGTATCAGGCGACATGAACTACTTTGGGTTTAGAGAATTTGAAATAAAATGGAATTATCTATCGCTTCTTTATAATTCTATGAGCTATATTCTCAACAATATAGATAAAAAGGTTTTAGCAGAGGCAAGAAAACTAAGCGCAAACACAACGCAGCAGAGAATTTTAGATAATGCTATGAGGAGATTGGCGGATCCTACTACTAGGTCGACTGAGGTTAAGGCCAATGGTAAAGTTGTTGATCTTAGAAGAAAATGGGCAGAGAATACGGAGATAACAACAACAGGATCTGTAAGAACATATCAACAAACATCTAGAACGTCTAAAAAGCCCTCTAATGATAAACAAAAGCAGATAAACGACGCTGTAAACCAGCAACTCTTTAAAGATGCGCTTGAAAGATACAGCGAAGAAGCGGGCTTGGGCAAGCTAAATAAAACAAATATTCAAAACGCTAAGACAGTCGTTGCATTGCTTGATTACGCTAGAAAAGCAGACGATCAATTAATGACAGGATTTGTGAGCAAACTAAATGGTGTCGTTGCTGAAGCATATAGAGAAAACGAACACCTATACGATTGCACAATCTCGAAGCCGATTGATTTGTCCGTTCTTCCGGGAATGATTGTCAAGTCTTCAAGCGAAAGTTTTAAAGCATCTTCTCCATTCTTTAAAGGATATGTTACTGCTATATCCCATGCAATTAATTTTGGGACTGCTACTATGAAGACGTCTATTAACATATCTAGAACAGCGTCCGATGATTCGGGCATTGTGGGCGCCCCTGTAGGTCCGGATTAATGAATAACTATCTATTAAACAAGAAGTCGACAGGTCCTAACCGCGGCGCTGTATATTTCGCCAAAGTGCTGAGATTTTATCCTACGACTAATACGGCTGATGCTGTAGAAGCTGTAGATGGCGGCCGGACATTTCCTAACTGTCCTATATTGTGTTCTGTCCCTGCAGGTTTTGCTTACGGAACGAGATATTATCCAACGCATGACGATCAAAATACAGAAGCTGAATACGTAAATTCTCCGGGAGACATTTATTGCGTTGCGATGTACGTTGAGAATGATTATAATAGTTGCGTTATTATCGGCTTCATGTTCCCAACGCAAACAACATTGTCAATAGCGGAATACGGTTTGCATATATTTAGACACGAATCTGATGTTATATGGATGGTTCGTGGAGATGGAACAGTGCAGATCTACCATCCAAGCGGAAGCTTCATAAAGATTGGCGATGACGATACTAATGAGGTAGATGCCTCAAGAGCTGATGGTGGGCTTTATCCTTCCAGCACAGACGATTTATACCTCAGGCCACCAGATGACTATAATAAGGCTAAAACTTCTAATTTATTCATTAATTGGTATAAGGGCCAGAAAGTCAAGCTTGATTCTGATGGCAATATCGTAGCCAGCACAGAGGACGCTCAGGGAGCTGTAGTTTCTAGTCTGACAATGACCCCAGATGGCAAAGTCACCGTTTTCTCAACAGATCAGGTTAATGTGAATACGAAAGATATTAACGTTACAGCGTCAGGCAATGTTGTGGCCAATGTCATAGGCAATGCTGATATTACAGTCGAAGGTGACGTAACTGCTAATGTGACTGGCGACGCGACTGCTAATGTGACGGGTGACGCTACGGTAACTGCCAATAAGTCCAATGTCAATGCTCTTACTTCAGTCAATGTTGTCGCTACAACTATTGCTAATATCACCGGAGGTACAGGAGTCAATATTACTGCCGTCACAGGGCCTATTGTGATTTCCGCTCCAACGAACAAAGTGCTCGTGCAAGGAACGCATCCGTCAGGCTACACTGCAACCAATTTTGGCGTGTACTACAACTAGAAAGAATTTAAATGGCTATATTCAATCCAAATACTAGAAATCTCATAGTGCTTTCTGTGAAGCTGCGATCTGCTGCAGAGGAAATAGACTATTTGTTTCCTTTGAATCCCAACTCTCTTACTACGAATCAAGCAAGTAGGGTGAGCGCCACATTTACGTACGGGGCTAAAGTATTCCAGAATCTTGGAGCTGGGTTGAAGACTATTTCGATTGAAGGTCATACTGGATATCGAATGGATTACGCTAAATATGGAACTCGAGGATTCACAAGTGATCTAGCTTCTGGGGCAGAAGACTTAAGTGATAAGGCCAGCCCTCAGGCTGGTAAGAAGCACTGGCTAGATTTGTACGCATTGATTCAGTTGATAAAAGGCGAAAACAAGTTTATCCGAAAATTCGCGTCTATTTCTGACACTTTCTCCGTTGATAACATCGATAATATTGAGTCAGTAAAGCTAACAGTTCCCGATCAAGGCATTACGTATGATGTCTTACTTCAAAATGACAGTTTCTTAAGAAATAGGGAGCAACCACACCTCTACAAGTACAAGCTTGATTTCATCGTAGTGCAGGAATTTATTGGCGCTCCACGTAAGCGTGAGGAAGTATCTATTGCTCGCCCTGATTTAGGCACGACTGTTAATTTCTGCAAGAAAATGGTAAACGATCTTAAGAGCATAAAGGATGGGATCAAAAAAGCTGTCTATGCTATTCCCTTTGCCAAAGAGGCTTTTGATCTAGTAGAAGATGGCTTCGTTTTAGCTGAGCAGTCGACAACGTATGCAAACTTTTTCATTACACAAGCGAACTCTGCTATTTCAGATCTTCGTCGTCTCGAAAGAATGACTGACGCGGTCAATAAGGTTTCGGCTAATGTTGGGCTAATTAAGGGCGTGGTTCTGCAGCTCAAGACTTTCTCTAGTCTCCAGGCGGCATTTTACGAACCATATGTTTCTTTAAAGCATCTTAAGTCACAATTGAATTTGCTAAAAACAGCTATGCGTGGCGAGCAAGAGCAGCTAGCTTTTAACGTTAATCTTACAAGACTTGCTTCTATATCTGCGCCGGTTACTGTTGCTGCGAATAAAGCAACGGTGGCTCAGTTTCAGAAAGATATACGTCAATTAAGCAGAATCACATTCCCTCTTCCAGTAGATCGTGTTGAGGAAATAACAACTGACGGTGTGACTAAAATAAACGTTTTCTTTAAGACAGCTCCGTCTTCTCTGGGCGTATCTGGCATGAAGATTTTTGTTGCTAATGATTTCGGAAGCGAAAACGATCTTGTCGAATCATTTAGCGATAGCAATTTAGTAATGTCGACGAACTATAATACTTCTGGCTTCTTGTACAATTTTGTAATCGAATACAACTATACAACTTTTGAATCAATTGTTCAGCCAAGATACAAGAGCATTAAGAGAATATTGATTCAGAAGGGCGAAACGATTGAGACTATAGTAAAGAAATACGCCGCATCAGAAGCCAATTATTCTCAATCATATCTTTCAGAGGTGGCTTATCTTAATAGAATAGAATATCCATATGTAGTGACTTCAGACAACCCTAATTTTGAGGCCTATTTTGGTTCATATGGATACAAGATATTCACTACAAGAGGAGAGTTCCTTAGATACATAAACAACATTGACACTACGATATACAACAGCGTAGATCTTCCTGTCTACGATGTGACGGACTCTCTTGCGTCAAACTATATTGATCTTGATGATCCAGCAAAATTCTTATTGCAACAGCAAGAGTTGATCGACCAGATAAGAATAGAGCCAAACACGAAATTTTTTGTACTGCTGTTTAAAGAAACATATTCTAATAGATGCTACGCGCTATTTGGAATCTTTAACTCGACAAATGCGCTCCCGTATAAATTGTTCAACGCTGATTCCTATGTGATTTGCGCTCTAGAAAAGGGCAGATCTTACGATGTTGATAACAATGCTTTATTTGAGATATTGAGCCCGTATACTGCGACGGGTGACTTAGTTGAATATTATGGGCAAACTGCGTATTTTGAAACACTTACCGATACGCTGTTCAATAATTTAGTTTCTGTAATAGATCAAATCTATATCGCGAATGTAGGTTCTTTCGTGCAAGTGGGTTCGTTCCCATTCACTCAAGACGACAAGACGTTCCTATCTGGTGATTTAGACAATGCTAATTACGTTATTTTAACAAACTTTACAGCAGCTGGGGCGTTAGCTTACAGTGAATATTCAATCGCCGCTTTTAGCGTTTACAAGATATTGACAGATGGACAAGAAATTCTTCTTCCTTCTTTGGAGAATACATTCTTGCCGTTTACAGAAGCTTTTTCTAGAGAAGACACATACAAGGTTGATCTTGATGTAAGATTCCATTATCTTGATGATGTACATGTGTCTATTCTGCCTCGCCCTGATCTTGGCCCGGGCCCTAATGGATACGAGCAAGGCTATCTAGATTTCAGATTGATTAGCGGATTAGACAACATAAAGCAAGCTATTATGAATAGATTAGAATGCCCTCAGGGTGGACTAATTTTACATCGTGATTACGGTTTGCCTGTTTTACTTGGCAAGAAAAACACTCTTGAGCACCTCATACTGTTGAGGTACAATTTGTTCAATCAGCTCATGTCAGACTTGCGCGTAAGATCTGTAGACGATATGCAACTAAAGAGCGTAGCGGATTATATAAACGCTCAGGCATCTATTACGCTTGTTAATAACGATGAAACAATTGTTAAGACTACTCTATAAGAGGATGAAATGACTGTACAAATCAAGAACGCTGATACGATAAAGACTGACTTCATTAATTTTCTGCGGTCAGCTATAGAAGAGAATGGCGGTCCTAACGTCACTGACTATAACATAGGCAGCGTTTTGAACGTCTTAGTGGAGGCGTTTTCAGATGTCCTCGAGAACTATTACTATGATCTCTTTCAAGTTACAAGAGATTCGTTGGAGAATATTTACAACGGTTTCAACTTCTTTAAGCAGCCGGGCAAGAAAGCCTTAGTTGAGCTGGCGGTTTATATCGATGCGGATCCGGGCAATTTGGACGTTAATGTGTTTTCAATTCCTAGAGGCACTAAAATATCGACGGACGACGGTACGGTTGTCTTTGAAATTATTGACGACTATATTCAACCCACTCAAGTGTCCGGTTCGGGAGAATTCACAGGCAAGACAGAGTACTTTGCGCATGCGACATGCACTGAGACTGGTACAAGTGGCAACGTAGCTGCCAATGCATTGACAAAATTTGATTCTACTATCGTCAACATAAACGGGGTAGCTTATTGGATTAGACACTCCTCAGCTTCTGGTGGCGCCGATTCGGAATCAGAAGAAAATATGAAGCTGAGATTTCAGAAATATCTTATATCTCTTAGGAGAGGCACAAAAGAGTCTCTTGAATATGCTTTGGCAACAAACGCGGCTTTCTCAGGACTTATGTATTCTATAAGCGGTTTTAGATTCCTGTATTTAGTAAAGCAGCCGTATCAGTCTGTTGGTACAAATAATTATCCTGACGATTTGACTCTTTCTAATAAATTCTATCCGTCGTACACCTTATTTACAAACGACGACTCGTTTAGTAGAGAGCCTTTTTATCTATATGTAGGCGCTGACGAAAAATTCTTTAATCTTCTGTTCTCGACGCAGACAGTGCCAGACGACCCTAATCCAGATGCTAACCCTGTTCAAGCGGCAGCCGATGGTCCTGCTGGCTATAAGATAATTGGAATCAATGCTCCTGATTACGCTGTGGGCAATCCGGGCGGCTATACTCCTGTGAACGGAGGCATAGAATATTACGACGTCATAACACAGACTTGGGAGCAATTGGACGTGTTAAACGTCACTTTGTCCGGCGTTGATTGGTACGAATTGATTCCTGAGCAATATTTGTCTTGGACGCTAGATACAACCAGATGGGGCAAGTATCAAATTAGAGATTATAACGCATATTTCATAAGAATAAATATGCGAAAAGCCCATGCGGGTCAATTAAATCTAGACGTCTACAAGATTATGACGTATCCATTTCCTGGCTATATTGATGTCTATTGCTTAAAGAACTATAGGGATTCAGTTACTACAGCGGATAAGACGCTGATTACAGAATCTATTGACAACTATAAAGCTGCGGGCGTAATAACTACCGTTTCGCCAGCCACAGTTGTTCAGATGCATCCAATGATTATTATACACACTAGTGATCTCACTAATTCGCTAATACCATCTGATATAGTAGACAACATTAGGGCAGATGTTATAGCGTTTTCTAACACAAAAAATATTAGTGCAGATTTTGTTAGAAATGAACTTTACGCATATTTGTATCAAAGGTATAATCAATACGGCAATCTCTACATATATTACAGATATGATCCCTCTATATACGAGGACATAACCAACGAAGTGTTTAAAGAGGGGTTTAAAGATCAAGTTTTAGACGCGTCTATAAATGAAAAGATTGACTTATTGCTGTCTGACATTTACGTCGTTCGCAATTTGAATGCTTTAGTCAACACATTTACTGACTACCAATACTATGATAGCGCTCCAAATTATAGTAATTACTATAAAGATCCTGGTGCATCTGCACTGGATACATTCACTGCTTACTAAGAGAGGAATAAGATGTCAACAACGGGCACTAAAGTATTTAGAGAAATAGCAGCGGCTAAACGGCCTTATTTATTTTTTGCCGATCAAGTGCGGGCAGTTGCTGGCGGTCAAGGATACATAAACAATTCTCTAGAAGGCACAGAGTGCGATGCTGATGATACGGGCACGGGACAGCTTGTTAAGAGTTTCGGCACTTTTTTCCCTAATTGGCATTTTTATGATTTTTCAGGCGGCGCCTCGACGGGAATCTCTGCGGTATCTATAGCAAATGGTGTTTGTACAGTAATTGCGACGGGAACAATAGCGGCGTACTCAGGCACTTTATCTGCGGGCGATATCATTTCTATAAATGGTGTCACATGGGATACGACGCATCCATTCATAAACGGCGCGTGGGTTATAAAGTCTCTGACGACAACGAGTGTTTTGAACGATACGATTACGTTTGAAATAGATTTCTTTGACACTATTGCTAATTATACTGGCTTGTTAGGCGGTTCTTTCATAATCGCGGGACCCACGTTTGAAATTAGGGATAACAGAGCTACTAGTGATGCTAAAGGAATGAGTTGCACGTCACTATTATTCACGCCTATGGAATGCTATAGAGTAAGTACACTTAGCCCGACGTATAAGAGAGTGCTCCCTTCAGACTTATACACAAGATTTAAGTTTCAAACAGGTTCGGCTGCAGTGCCGCAAGGCGGGATAAACTCTAATTTGTTCAGTTCAGAGCTCGCGGACACTTCTGGCAATCCTGTTAAGCCAATTTTGTGGGCATACTTTTTTGGATATAACAGCGAAGTTGTCCCTGGCAACATATTCGAGATTGTGTTTAATTCGTATGCGGTAGTATTGCGGCCTTCTGGTAGTGGTTCTAACTTAGAATTCGCAATTGTAAAGTTTAGCTGGGGCACAGATCCCGGTACTGCTACAAATCTTACGTCTTTGACGCCTCAATTTGCTAAATACACTGTCCCGAATACCGCTCAAGGGACAGATCTGGGCTACTTGATCTCAACCAATCCTTCAATTGGTACAGACAAAGTAACAGAGCTCGCGGTGTCAGACTCGTTTACTTATGACTCAGAGTTTCCCGCTAAGTTTAACTTGAAAATAACGATCAGAAAGCACCTGTTGTCAGATTCAGTACTTGATGGCACTTATCTGGTTAATTTAATGATTAGTGATAATTATGAAGCTTTTGGTCCCGGCAAGCATTACGATACAGTATTACATGCGTATATTACGAAACCAACGCCGTTGTACAGCGTGGTTACTGGCTCTTATCCACACGATGCTATGTTAATGCCAATGGTATATTTCAAGTTCGTCAATATAGATGCTAACTATGTTAACGCCGAATCGCCTTTCGCTAATCCGCCATATCCCGGATCAAGCAAGATTATTCAGGACAACTTGTTTTACAGACAAATCAACTCTGCCGCGCTAAATACTGCAGGAAAATCATATCTTTATTAAGAGGTTATAATATGTCACAGCTATTTAAAAACAACGCAAAATCCAGACTGGCTAGTTCTATTGCGGCTGATGGGTTGTCATTTACAGTGACTACAGGCGAGGGAGATTTGTTCCCTGTAATGACTGCAGATGATCACCTTCTTGTGACGTTTGAGAACTCTTCCGGCGGCAAAGAAATAGTTAGGGTCAGTGCCAGATCAGGTGACGATTTTACTATTGCAGGTGACCCAATAGCTGCTGAGCTGCCAATAGCAGGCAGAGGCCGGGAAGGCACTGTTGCAAGAGGCTTTTCTGCCGAAGATTTAGTTGAGCTCAGATTAACTGCGGGCTTTATAGACGCTCTTAAAGAGGGCTCTATAGTGTTTGTTGTTGACGGTGGAGGGTCTGCTATCACGACTGGCTTGAAAGGTTGGATTGAGGCACCTTTTAGCGGGACCATAAAGAGTGCTAAATTATTTGCCGATGAGATATCGGGTTCAGTAAGCGTCGACATTTATAAGTCTACTTACGACAACTATCCGTTTTCCGCTCCGGCCGACGTAGCCGAACTCATATCAACGGGCTTAGATATATCTTCCGGCTATAAAGCTAGATTTAACGACTTAACAGCTACCGGCGCTAATTGGGTGCAACGCAATTTTCTTAAAGGCGACATATTTATCTTTGATATCGCAGCTTGTTCTGGCTTTACAAAACTCACAGTGTCGTTGACGGTGGATAGATACTAAGTCATGTTTAATTTTCACGCAGTAAATACAGCCGAGGTAAATGCTACTTCTCAAGCGCCTGCGCCTCCTGTGTTGACTATAAATACTGCGGAAGACTCAAACTTGCTTTCATGGACGTCGCCATATTTTACTGATTTCTTTGCTATTTACTGGTCTAAGAAACCCTTTGCTAGTTCAGACGAGCGAGGAGTCAGGACTATTATAGAAAGCATTCCTTCTCCCGCTGACAACGCAGTTGAAGAAGTCTCATATACTCATGTAATACCTGCTTCATATAGTCTTTCAGTTCTTTATTACAGAGTAGACGCTTACAATAGGAACAGTTAATGACTCTTTCAAATCAAGTCACAAACTATAACTTCAAGCTAGCTATCTATGAAGAGATTTATCAGAAGACTTTGGATGATCTTCTTCTTAGATTCACGCCTGAAATTAGACGTCAGTATGAAGAGTCAGAGCTCTGGAAATCATTCGTAGAATCTCTAGCATCTGAATTAGCTCAAGGCAGATTCGAAATAAAAGAGGCTCTAAAGCAACTAAATGTTCAAAAAGCTATAGATGTCTTTTTGAACTTGTGGGACAGCATTACAGGTATTTCTAGGGCTAATGTGTTTAATCCAGTTACGGGTGCGATGGAACTAGAAACAGATGAACAATATCGGCAGAGAATAGTAGACAATGTTTTCTGGGATAAAATTTCAAATCTAGCTTTGAAGAAGACAATGCTTCTCAAGCTTGGCATCGACGCGGACGTATTGGACGCTGGAATGGACGCCACAAATTTCAAGACTATTCCTGAAAGATCTGTGTCTAAGCACTCTGCTAATCACGCACCAGTATTTTTGCCGGGCAAAACAGTAAACTTTTATAAGCTAGGCCCTAACGGTCAAGCGACAGTTGTTTCGGACGATGGTACTACGTTAACATTCACTGATTTTGTGTACGATCCCGGCGGTTTAAACATCCCGGGTACAGGGGCTGGGTATACGTGGGATGTGATGTACGTTGGAAATGATCCGGCTTTGGAAGACACATTTTGGGCTTCGCCAACAGCAGCTGCTATAGGTCCGCCGACTCCCCCAGCTGTAGAATTGATTACTAATGGGAATTTCTATTCCGGCGGTGCGGGCTGGTCTACTATAACTCCGGGTGCAGGCACGGTTACATTCGGAGCATACGACGATCCAGACTGGAGTCCGCCAACTATCTATAGTGCTATGGTTACCGGGGATGACGGTACGTTGAGACAAGCTATAGCTACAACGCCGGGAAATACATACACAATAATTTGGTCAACGTATTCAGTGAACGGCACTTTCTGGTTGAATGCTTCTTCGGGCGCAGCGTGGCCGCCCTCGCATGACCTTTTATACGTTGCCAGAACTACTCATGCTCCTCACTATCATGATAGTCCGTTTACTACAGTCACTACGTCTCATCAATTTGTTGCTACATCAGCTACTACGTACATTGATTTTTATGTGGGATTAGTTGGAAATTATGGCTCTCTAGCGCATGTTTCGGTTATCGATTCTACGCTTATGGCCGGTATAGAATCAACTATAACTCATGGGCCAGTAGCTAATTTCGCGTACTTGTTTATTCCACCGCCCAATGAAGGAATGACACTTAAGTTTCTTAATTCTGGCGCTCAAGGAACTCTTGTAAGTGATATCGCTGGCGTTATAGAGTTTGAACTAATTGCGGGAATGCCGATAATAAATGATGTTGTCGCTCTCATATCGCCAACAGCTGGCACATGGTCTTATACTGTGCTTTCAGACGCACCGTCTCTAGTTACATCAGCTTCAGCGTTTATACACTCAAAGCTTTTATCTAATATATACAGCGTGAATCTTGGTGTTGGCACTCTTCAAGACGATAGGCTGAATGAGATTTATAATGCTATCTATCCGCTTGCAGCTATTGGGAATGTGCTTACAAAAATACTTCAAGATACGGCAGCTTCATTCAACGACTGGAATTTGGAATTTGGCAATATTACATACGGGCCGATTTTTATGGGTACAGATCTTCCAGGAAGCAAAGACACTAATAGCAATTGGGCTGTTTTGGAAGAGCTGCAGGTTTCTAATCAATGGACTATGGGAGACGAAAAGCTATTCTCTGATAACGCTGGTCCAGATGACATCGTTACTTTAACAAGGACATCATAATATGAATGAGCTTCTAAAATATACACGCGTAAACGTTCGAATTAAAGACAAAGAGACTCAAGAGCTTCTCTTTGATGGGCACAACCTCTTTGTTGAAACAGGCAGAGCATTTATCGCCGAAACATTTAAGGGACAAATTTCTGGAGGAGTAATTCAGCCCGGAGCATTCGTCTGTGACCTTGGTGACGACGGCACAACTCCAGTTGCTACTGACATCGATTTGTACAACTATAATAGTGCAGACGAATTAAGCGTGGGCGTTTCGCCGACATATCCAGCTGACTTGGCCGGCTCGCCGACTGGAATATGGTTTAGATTTGACTTCGTAAACAATACGGGAATAGACCAGACAATAAGAGAGCTAGGCTTGTTTTATCGCCCTGATTCAGACGATTTTCCAAAAAGAGGCACTTCTCCGTCAACGATGAAAGGCACAATGCTTGCAAGACTGAAAACTACTTCCTCTTCATTGGTGGTGGGCAACTCAAGAACGATAACTATAGATTGGAAAATAATTTTCTAAGAGGTTGATGAAATGGCTTTAACATTACCGTATCCTACGTACACACCTTTCATTGCTACGACTGTGCATACATACGCAGAGCATAACACTCCGCACGCAGGGTTGTTGAGCAACGACGTTGCCATTAAGTCGTATCTCGACAATACAGTAGATCCTGCTCTATCTTCGCTTCAAAGTCAGGTAGCAGCGATTCCTCAAGGGCGCATTGTATCTACTGCATTGACCGGTGTCGGCTCCGGAGGAACATATCCAAATATTGGTGGCTTAGCTAAAGATTATACGTACAACTATACAGGGTCATATGTTCCACTTTTCATTACTGCAAGATTTGCCATCTATGGCGGTAGCAGCGCTGTATGTAGAATTCAATATCGATGGCTTAATTCGGCAAGTGCTGCTATGTCTAGCTACGTTGATGTTGTCGGTTTAAATCCTATGGGAGCAGGCGATGGTGGTGCTGGTTTAAACGATACATGGCAGGCAACGATTCCATTTATCGTCGGATCAAAATTTATTCAAATGCAAGACTTGCATTATTCAACCAGAACGCAATTTGCTGTTCAGACTATCACCGAGCATCAAATTCCTCGCTGGGGAGATTGGGGCTATTAAGGAGAAAGTATGGATATAAATGAACAAAAAGACGCTGTTGTTAAAAAGTCTAGCGAGCTCTGGACTAAGTTTGGTAAGTACGTCTACATTGGTGTCGGTGTTCTTGCTTTTATTATAGGTGCCGTCTATGTAGGCCAGTGGTACGCAGCAGGAAAAGCGGATGAACTTGCCAAGTCAATCCATCAGAAATGGACAAGCGACAACAGAGAAGTGTTCGAACAAATCACAAGAAATAAGTTGAAGATAGAAGAATTAGATCAAAATTTTCAGTCACAGTCAGAAACACTAAGAAGAATGCGTTCTGGCGGCGGGAAGGTGATAGATGTTGCAATTCAAAAAGGCGATACGGCTATTATTGCTGGTATGTTTGACAATCTCGTTGACAGGTATACTCCACCTGCCTCTTGGGACAAATAAAGCTTACGCAGCAGAACTTAACGCAACAAGATATTTGCTGAAAGGTCAGCCAGCGCCCTTTGCTGGCTACCTAGTAGAGCCTAAGCGTTTGGAGAAATCTCTTATAGCGCTCCACGATCTCGAATCGACTAAAGAGCTTTTAGTATTGAAAACAACGTATTATGAGGAAAAGCTAAAAGCTGAGAGGTTTGCTGCCGAGATGGAATACAAAGCAGCCAAAGCGGAATCAGACGCTGTTGAGAAAGAATTAAAAGCCAAGATTGCTGATTTAGATGTATGGTATAAGAAGCCCTGGTTCGTTGGCGGTGCGGTTGCTGTAATCTTTATCGCTACTGGGGTACTTCTTCCCTAGTAATCGATTGAATCTCTTTAATTTATACATAGATAGAAGTGTTTTAGGAGAATTTAATGGCTTCAACAAGATTAATATTTACTAGAGATAGAACCTTCACACTTCAATTTACTCTACATCGTTCTGTTAGCGTCGACGACAAGCTCTATTGGGCGATGAAAAACGATCATGCGTTCGAATATTACGATATTGATCCAATGGAATGCACTCTTTACAATCAAGCGCAAGGTGTCTACCGACTTACAATCACAAACGATTTGACGATTAATCTCGATATTGGCAAATATTACGGCGAGTTAATGCGTGTGACAGCTAGCGGCGCTTATCAAACGCTACAAAAGTTCGACATAGATCTTGTTGATGAGATCATAAGTTCTCGAGATATCTAATTTGGAGAAGCCTATAAATGCGGCGAATATTCGATTTATTTAAAGACCTTCGAGATGTTCCATCTCCAGATGAGGGCAAGTTTTTAGTCTGGGATAATAATGAAACATTGAGAAACGCCTCTGGTACAGGCACTCCCGGTGAATCGGGTTACTCTGGTTTTTCAGGCGCAAATCCCGGCCCTACAGGCTCTGCAGGCGCCTCTGGCTATTCTGGCGCCACAGGTTCTGGCTACAGTGGTTATTCAGGCCGATCGGGCACTTCTGGTAAATCAGGCTTCTCTGGTTCCGGCACTTCTGGTTACTCTGGAATATCAGGCAGAGGTACAAGCGGGTATTCGGGTATAAGTGGTTCTGGTGTTTCTGGTTATTCTGGTCTTGCGGGATTATTTGCGGGCTCCGGCTATTCAGGTGAAACTGGCAGTTCAGGCTATAGTGGCTATTCAGGCTACTCCGGTTACAGTGGTTCTGGTGTAAGCGGCTATTCTGGCGATTCTGGCTATTCTGGCATAGGGACTTCTGGCTATTCTGGCATAGGGACTTCTGGCTATTCTGGCGATTCTGGCTATTCTGGCATAGGGACTTCTGGCTATTCTGGCGATTCTGGATATTCTGGTTCCGGTGTTTCCGGCTATTCGGGATTCAGTGGTTCAGGCACTTCGGGCTATTCCGGCGAACAAGGTAGCTCAGGCTACTCTGGAGATTCGGGCTATTCCGGCGAACAAGGTAGCTCAGGATATTCGGGTTCTGGAGTAAGTGGCTATTCGGGCGTCTCAGGTTATTCCGGCTACTCTGGCTCTGGCGTATCTGGCTACTCGGGTTTTTCTGGCTCTGGTGTATCTGGCTACTCGGGTTTTTCTGGTTCGGGTGTTTCCGGTTATTCTGGCTTCAGCGGTTATTCTGGCTTCAGCGGTTATTCTGGAATTGGTACTTCGGGTTATTCTGGAATATCAGGACATTCAGGCTCAGGTGTTTCAGGTTATAGCGGCTATTCTGGCGTAAGCGGTTACTCTGGGTTTTCTGGCCGCTCTGGTGTAAGCGGATATTCAGGTTATTCAGGTAGGTCGGGCTATTCAGGCACTAATCCCGGTGTTCAGGGTGCTTCAGGTTATTCGGGTTATTCAGGCGGTTCTGGTATCGATGGTCTTCCTGGTGGAACATCTGGTTATTCTGGTTTTAGCGGATACTCAGGTGTTTCGGGTTATTCGGGTTCAGGTACTAGTGGTTATTCTGGCGAACAGGGCACTTCTGGTTATTCTGGTTCGGACGCTTTAACGTCAGGCTATTCTGGTATTGATGGCACATCTGGTTATTCTGGCATCAATGGCGTTTCTGGCTATTCTGGCATCGATGGAGTGTCTGGCTATTCTGGTGTCGACGGTTCATCTGGTTATTCGGGTTTTGTGCCGGGTGGCTCAGGCTATTCTGGTATTTCCGGTTATTCAGGTGAATCTGGTGCTTCGGGCTACTCAGGTTTCGTTCCTGGCGGCTCAGGTTACTCTGGCATTTCTGGCTATTCAGGCATTGGAACTTCGGGTTATTCAGGTTCTGGCGTTTCTGGCTACTCTGGTTTTTCTGGATCCGGTGTATCAGGCTATTCAGGCTATTCAGGTAAGTCAGGTTACTCGGGTCATTCAGGTTTTGTGGGTGCGACGGGAAATTCTGGCTATTCAGGCGCATCAGGTACTGATGCTCAATATTCTGGTTCATCTGGCTATTCTGGTTCATCTGGCTATTCTGGTTCCTCTGGAACGTCAGGTTATTCTGGTAAGTCGGGCTACTCAGGAAATTCTGGTTATTCTGGCTTTGGATATTCAGGCTATTCAGGAGCTACAGGCCTTCAAGGTTATTCAGGCGAAGCAACGTCAGGCTATTCTGGCGGCCAGGGTAATCAAGGTCTTTCTGGCTATTCTGGTTCTGGTGTGTCGGGTTACAGTGGTTCAGGTGTAAGCGGCTATTCGGGCTCAGGCGTTTCTGGCTATTCAGGCTTCTCAGGCTATTCAGGCTTGAGCACATCTGGTTACTCAGGTGAATCAGGCTATAGTGGCGCATCAGGCTACAGTGGTTATTCAGGAGTTTCAGGTTATTCTGGCACGCCGCCTGCAGGACTGGGCACTTATTCTGGATGGTCTGGCGCTGGTTCAACCTTTGTTCAGAACTCCGGTGTAGCAGTAGGGACGCCACTGGTATTTTTGACTCCAACAGATGCATCTGGAGCGACTTTATTTGGATACGTTTCTGGAATTGATGGAACTTCAGGCTTTACAGCAGGCTACACTTCGCCAACAGGCGTTGTCACCTGGAACTACATAATCTTTACAAGCTAACGGGAGATAAATGATGGTTCTTTTTATTAGATATACAAAAAGTTTGGGCGATTCAGCCATCTATACTCGCCTTAGAAATGCTACGGGTCAGTTCTGGGATTTCGTAGCAGCAGCTTGGGTGAATTCTCTCGTTGCGGATTGTAAAGTGTTTCTGCTTGAATCAGTTTTCCCAGATGATGATTCGCAGGACGCTCTTTACTCAGCTACAGCATCGATTCCCAATGGCGGCCCTTGGGTAGAAGAAACAGTCTTAGTGTCCTCAGGCAAAGTTATTGGATACGACAACACTGAGGGAGTAACCGATTCTGAAACTCTCAACTTAAAGCAATCTTTATTGGCTTATGTTGGAGATGCTGATAACGTCTTCTCTATTGTGGCAGGTTCATTTACTGGTCTTATCAATTTCTACGCTTGTTCGCTTGCTGATTTCTCCGCGAATATGGCTGATCCTGCTAACGCAACGCTTGTTTGCACATTGGGTCCTACTGGAGTGATGACTAATGTGGCTGACATAGCTACAAGTGGAGAAGTGCTATTCTTTAGACTCGAAACGTTCAATTGCCTTGCTGACTTGACTGTGAACATATACGCCGCAGCCATCTATGGAAACGTAAGAGTCTACGTCCCTCTTGGTGCACAGACGATTGCAACCGCTTACGTGTATTATCCTACGGCTGACGCTAGTCTTCTAGTCTACGAAGGCAGCAACCTTATTACGTTTAGTGAAAGCGCTTACGGAAAGTCTCTGGCTTTGATCCCAACGATTAATTGGGACATGATTTCACAGCCAGTAAATCTTACTACTACTCAGGTAATAGTGTAACGGAGATAAACAATGGCGTTTGAATACGAAAAGCAGCCCTGGGAAGAGGAAATAGTTGGCGTTGATTTTTCTCGGCGTGTGCCTGCTACAACTTCTATCACTGCATACACAGTTGCAGTTGAAGAAACCATTTCTCCGCCGGGCTTTCAGGCTGGCAGCTATTCTCCCCACTTGAGTTGCGGCACACCAGCGCTGTCTGGTCCTGGCGTTGATCCTGCTAGACATAAAATACTCTCTTCGCTGCTTACGGGCGGCGTCAACAACTTCCAATACCGTGTAACATTTAGAGTGACCTTGTTAGATGGTCAGAAAAAGGAAGAGGATGTTCTCGTAACGGTTAAGGAGACTTAATTTGGCCATAGTTTTTCAAAACAAGAACTTTGCTAAGTCTCTCGTTGCGACCCTTCTTGGTTCTGGCGGTCTAAGCATATCTGTCACTGCTGGCACGGGAGTAAGGTTCCCTCAAACTGGCTTGTTTAAGCTAGTTATTTGGGGCGCTGCGTATTCGAATCCTTCCGACGATCCCAACAGAGAAATAGTTCACGCTACATTATCAGCAGCGGATACTTTCACTATCGTTAGAGCTCAAGAAGACACAGTTGCAGGCACTTGGGTCGTTGGCTCTAAAGTCGCACACACAATTACTGCTGGAAAAATAAAAGAAATAGAAGATGAAATCTCTGTCGGCGGATCTGGATACTCAGGCTTTTCTGGCTATTCTGGTGTTGCTGGAGGCACTGGAGTTGCGGGCGTTTCTGGCTATTCTGGCTCAGGTGTAAGTGGCTACTCTGGCTCAGGCGTAAGTGGCTATTCTGGCTCAGGAATAAGCGGATATTCTGGCGAAGGTACTTCAGGTTATTCAGGCGCGGTCGGTGATATTGGTTTTTCTGGTTATTCTGGTTTTAGCGGTGCTCTTGGATTTCCAGGCGGCCCTGGCTTATCAGGTATGTCAGGCTATTCCGGCTTTGGAATAAGTGGCTACTCTGGCTCTGGAGTGTCTGGTTACAGCGGAGATGCTGGCGTATCGGGCTATTCTGGCAGTGACGCTCAAACGTCAGGCTATTCTGGTGCAAGTGGCTATTCTGGCAGCGATGCTCAAACGTCGGGTTATTCTGGTGCAAGTGGCTATTCTGGACCAATGGGTCCTGGCGGCGGAGATTCTGGTTATTCTGGTTATTCAGGTAGCGATGCTCAAACGTCTGGTTATTCAGGTTTTTCTGGTTATTCTGGTGTCGGTTTTTCTGGCTCTGACGGTTCGTCAGGCTATTCAGGCTACTCTGGCGTCGGAACGTCTGGCTATTCTGGCGTAGGTTTTTCTGGAGCAGATGGTACGTCTGGTTACTCTGGCTCTGGAATTTCTGGTTATTCCGGCTCTGGTGTCTCCGGTTACTCTGGTTCTGGCGTCTCCGGCTACTCTGGCTCTGGAACTTCAGGCTATAGTGGAATAAGCGGCTACTCTGGCTCTGGTGTTTCTGGCTACAGTGGAGCATCCGGCTACTCTGGCTCAGGCGTCAGTGGCTACTCTGGCTCAGGCGTCAGTGGCTACTCTGGTTCTGGCGTATCAGGTTACTCTGGCTATTCAGGAATTTCAGGTTACTCCGGCTACTCTGGTTATTCTGGAGTTTCAGGATATTCTGGCATTTCTGGCTATTCAGGTTATTCAGGATATAGCGGAACGACGGGTACAGGATTCGACTACTATCTAAGAGATATAGCGTCTGATGTTAGCGGATATGGTGAATTAACTAGATCGACACCGTCAGAAGCTCAAAATGACGACTCTGTTACTACAACAAGTGGTGCTCTGATCGAGGCATATGCAACTGAATCAGGCGATCCAAATGTCACGTCTATTTCTCCAGGAAAGTGGGCTTTCCACTTCTGGGGCTGGGTTAACAACAACGCGGGTTTACAGACATTTGTTTACGATGTTTATAAGAGAGACGCGTCGGGTGTCGAAACACTTCTCTTCACAAAGAGCAGTGCATCAATTGAATCTACCGCTTCTGGCACACCGACCGAACTTCAAGACGATTATTTTGATGGCAGTGGATTCACGATTGCTAATACAGATCGACTAGTTCTAAAAGTAAATGGCTTTACTGATACGGGCACTAGAACAATCCATCTACTCCATTCAGGCCCGACATTTGCGTCTCACTTTTCAACGCCACTCACAGTGGGTATCTCTGGCAGTTCAGGTTTTAGTGGTTATAGTGGAATTGGAACATCTGGTTACTCTGGAGTTTCAGGCTACAGTGGCATAAGCGGCTATTCTGGAATATCTGGCTATAGCGGTTATTCAGGCTCGGGTGTTAGTGGCTATTCTGGCTCTGGCGTAAGCGGCTATTCGGGCTCGGGTGTTTCTGGCTATTCCGGATATTCAGGTTCTGGAGTAAGCGGTTATTCTGGTTCCGGAGTTTCTGGTTATTCAGGAGCTTCAGGTTATAGTGGTTACTCTGGCTCTGGCGTAAGTGGCTATTCTGGCTCAGGTGTAAGCGGCTATTCTGGCGTCGGAACATCTGGCTACTCTGGCTATTCTGGAGTATCTGGTTACTCTGGTTATTCAGGAATAAGTGGCTATAGTGGCTCAGGCGTATCGGGTTACTCTGGATATAGTGGCTATTCAGGTTCTGGTGTATCTGGCTATTCTGGCTCAGGTGTCTCTGGTTACAGCGGCTATTCAGGTTCTGGAATATCAGGTTACTCTGGTTCTGGAACATCTGGCTACTCTGGAGCCGGAACGTCTGGCTATTCTGGAGTAAGTGGCTATTCGGGTGTCTCTGGCTACTCTGGTTCAGGTGTAAGCGGTTACTCTGGTTCTGGTGTGTCGGGTTATAGTGGCTATTCTGGCGCAGGAACTTCAGGCTACTCTGGAGCTGGAACTTCCGGTTATTCTGGCTCTGGTGTTTCAGGTTACTCTGGCTATTCTGGCTCTGGCGTAAGCGGCTATTCTGGTGTTTCTGGTGCCGGAACGTCTGGCTATTCTGGTGGAACTGGTACCGATGGTACTTCTGGCTATTCTGGTGGAACTGGTACTGATGGTACGTCAGGTTACTCTGGATGGTCAGGCGCCGGAACGTCTGGCTACTCAGGATATTCTGGTCGTGCAGGTGTTAGAACTTACACATGGGTTATTAATACGCCTGTGGCAAGTAGTGCTCTTGCATCTGGAGTTCCTGGTCCGCGCCTTCGTGAAGCTCAGACCGCCACAAGAGTAGACGCATACACTCTAAACAACTCTGGATGGACGATCAACATTCAAGAGAGAAGTGCTATCGGTACTTCAGGTTCTAACCTCATTGCAAGCACTTACTTCCCAGCTGCTGGCGGTTCTGTGGCAAGCTTCTCAGATGCTGCTCTTGCTGCCGACAACTGGCTCTGGCTACAGATAGTCGCTGTCTCTGGAACTCCAGGTCTTGGCGTTGTCACTCTAAGCACAACGGTACCATAAGATGGGAATAACGCTAGTAGGTGCAAACTTTTCAAGTGGTACATCGAGTGGCACATTTACAACATCACTGACGGCTCTTACTAGCGGCATTGACACAGCTGCTAGAGCTGGAGACTTAGTTCTTGCTATCACAGCAGCTTCGAACAACGCCACAAGCGGTGCTGGTGTTTCGGGAGTGGCAGGAGTTGAATATACAACTCTATTTACGGGTTACGCGAATGATAACTTAGACTGTTCTTGCTCTGTTCGGTACAAATATTTGACAGCAGAAGATGCTACTTGTTTGCATTTCAGTAACGGTTTGCTAACTAGAGGCATGGTCGGAATTGCCACTGTTTGGAGAGGTGTAGACCCAGCGACTCCAATAAGTAATAGCGGCGCAGCTGCCAGCACAAATACTGGACGTGGAAATCCGCCGTCTGGAACAACGTGGGATAATCAGCGCCCGGGCGGAATGACTGTAATTATCGGAGCAGGAACTGCTTTTTCAGGAACAGCTTTTGGCGGCCATCTTGTATTTCCTGCTGGCTTCACAGGTATTGCTATAGCTCGTCATAGTGGCACAGTTGTTTCAGGCGGTGTGAACGCTGCTATCGGATATAGACCTTGGTCGGGATATGGAATAGAAGATCCTGCAGCATTTACTAGCGGTTCTGTTTCAACTGCGGATTCTGCTCTCGGAATAATTGTCAGTCTCAACCCCTCTGTAAACGGCTGCATAATGGTAGCTGGAGAGATTTAGGATAATGGAATGTACGGAAACTATGAATATGGCTCTGTGCCCTATGGCGATTCATATGTAATAACCGTAACTATCGTCAGAGTAGGCGATATTGATGTCATATTTACTTCAAACAGGCGATCGCTGCTCTTTATATCAGAAAACAAAGCCTCGTTGTTTTCTTCAATTGACCCTCACATGACTATTTTTAAAGTCTTGGCTAAAGACTTTCCATTCGTTTCTCCAAAGAAGCGGAACATATTCATCACTCAAGAAAAAATGGGACGATCACACTAAATGCAGCGCATATATAAGAGATTCCGCGAATTATTAGACGCTTCTCAGCCAGACGCTGGGAAGTTTTTGCGTTGGAGCACTAGCGGAACAATAGAAAATGCTGTGGGCGTTTCTGGCTATAGCGGCGATTCGGGCTACAGTGGTACGTCAGGAAAATCGGGATATTCCGGCTCTAGTGTATCGGGTTATTCTGGTAAGTCGGGCTACAGTGGTCGAAGTGGCTATTCGGGAATTTCCGGCTCAGGTGTTTCTGGCTATTCAGGCACTTCTGGCTATTCTGGTGCTCATGGTGTAATCGGTTTGTCGGGCACATCAGGATACTCGGGAAGATCAGGATCAGGAGTGTCTGGCTATTCAGGTTCTGGTACTTCTGGCTATAGTGGCTATTCCGGAGTTACTGGATCACAAGGCGCCTCAGGCAAGTCAGGCTATTCTGGTGCCGATGGAGTTAACGGAGCTTCAGGTCACTCTGGCTACTCAGGCAAGTCGGGTTATAGCGGCGCAGACGGGTCTATCGGTTATTCAGGTGAATCAGGCTATTCTGGCTTTTCTGGCTCCGGTGTTTCTGGTTTTTCTGGCTCCGGTGTTTCAGGCTATTCAGGAATTGGTACATCAGGATATTCTGGCTTAGATGCTCAGATGTCCGGCTATTCGGGTTATAGTGGTCTCAGCGGGGTTGGACTTGTCGGCCCTCCAGGCACTTCTGGTTATTCTGGAATTGGCACTTCTGGTTATTCTGGAATTGGAACTTCTGGTTATTCTGGAGTCTCAGGCTTAGGTGTGTCGGGTTATTCTGGAGTCTCTGGCTCTGGTGTGTCAGGCTACTCCGGCGTTGCGCCGTCGACTACGACATATCTTCCATCTTCAGTTTCAACAAACGTTGGGTCGTATGTATCAGGAACTTTGACGTCTATACAGATATTTGGTGACAATGATGTTTATGAGGTAGATGAAGTTTCTGGAGTTCCCGGATTTGATATTCGCATTGATTTTTCTGGAGTATCCGGCTTTAATAAAGCGCAAATGAATATTTGGTACACGGGTGTTGCCAATCACATACCTAAAGTGCAAATCTATAACAACAACACAACAAGCTGGGATAGCATAGGTTCTCTAAACGACGATACAGAACTTCAATCGCACGAATTTGCTGTAATAAATAGTGTTCCGTACATATCAGCCGGCGCAGTTTCGACTAGAATTTATCACGAAACATCTGGCATAATAACGCACGACATTTTAGTAGATTATTTTGTACTTCAAAATGCTATTGGCGGCGCTCAAGGCATCCCCGGCTTTATTGGTCCTTCTGGCTATAGCGGCTCTAGTACCTCGGGTTACAGTGGACTCTCAGGTTATTCAGGACTTTCTGGTACTTCCGGTTCTGGTACGTCAGGTTATAGCGGTTTTGTAGGAGTACCAGGAGGCCAAGGAATATCTGGCTATTCTGGCATAAGTGGTTATTCCGGCATAAGTGGGACTTCTGGTTATTCCGGTATTGGAACATCCGGTTATTCTGGAATAAGTGGTTATAGCGGTTCAGGCGTTTCAGGCTATAGCGGAATTTCAGGCTCAGGCGTAAGCGGTTATTCTGGTTCCGGAGCTTCGGGTTACAGCGGCTATTCTGGTTTTGGAGTGTCGGGTTACAGTGGTTCAGGTGTAAGTGGCTATTCTGGTTCTGGTATTTCCGGTTATTCGGGTGACATAGGAACTTCGGGCTACTCAGGATTAAACGCTGATTCAGGATCGCCCGGCGTATCCGGCTACTCTGGCTATTCTGGTATTGGCACGTCGGGCTATTCTGGTATCGGTACATCCGGGTATTCAGGCGATAGCGGTATTTCTGGCTACTCTGGTTCTGGTGTAAGTGGATACTCTGGTTATAGCGGCGTTTCAGGAATTTCTGGCTACTCTGGTGTGTCTGGTTCTGGTGTGTCTGGTTATTCTGGTTACTCTGGTTCTGGTGTGTCCGGTTACTCTGGTGTCTCTGGCTTTTCTGGTTACTCTGGTTCTGGTTATTCTGGTTATTCTGGTTATTCTGGTTACTCTGGTTCTGGTGTATCTGGTTATTCTGGTTACTCTGGTTCTGGCGTGTCTGGTTATAGTGGCTATTCTGGCTCCGGTGTAAGTGGCTATTCTGGTTCTGGCGTATCAGGTTATAGTGGCTATTCTGGTTCTGGCGTATCGGGTTATTCAGGACAAGACGGTGCGACGGGAAATTCTGGCGACTCTGGCTACAGTGGCGCCTCGGGATACTCTGGCCAGGATGGTATCATCGGCTTTAATGGCGACTCTGGCTACAGTGGCCTCTCAGGATACTCTGGCTACAGCGGCTACTCTGGCTCAGGTGTAAGTGGTTATAGTGGCTATTCTGGCTACAGTGGCGTTTCAGGATATTCTGGTTATAGTGGCATTTCGGGCTACAGCGGCTCTGGCATTTCGGGCTACAGTGGCTCTGGCGTAAGTGGCTACAGCGGGCTCTCACCAGAAAATGTCACTTACTATGCTAGTGGCTTTGATGTGCTGACAGGAACTCTCACATCTGGGACTACTCTTTCTCTATCTGGCTTCAATGACGGTGACTTTGCTCATGTAGACGAAGTTGGAGGTGCTCCGGGATTTGACATTCGTATTGGCTTCTCTGGTGTCGACACTTTCAACGAAGTAATACTAAATGCTTTTTATCTTGGCAGTGCTGGTCACATAGTAAAAGTTGACTTCTTCAATAATGCAACCTCTGGCTGGGATTCGTTTGGAACACTGAATGATGACATAGCTTTTCAGGTCCACGAGTTCCCAATCCCAGATGATACTGATTATATTGCTACAGGTGGAGTGGTTGCTTCAAGAATATATCATTATTCTAATGGTCAAACGTCGCATGATTTTGACTTAGACTATTTTGTCATCCGAGATTCCATTGGCGGCTCTCAAGGAATAGAAGGCATATCTGGCTACTCTGGCTACTCTGGTTATTCGGGTTCGGGCGTCTCAGGCTATTCGGGTTCTGGTGTCTCAGGTTATTCTGGCTCAGGCGTAAGCGGCTATTCTGGTTCTGGAACATCAGGCTATTCTGGTGTCGGAACGTCTGGCTACTCGGGAGCTTCCGGCTATTCTGGCATCTCAGGTATTCAATATCCGTGGCAGGGCGCTTGGGTGTCGGGTACTGCTTATATACCGAACGATTGTATTGGTTATCTTGGTGCGTCATACATTTCGATTCAGAGTGGTTCGGGTCAAACCCCAGTCCCTACTGGAACAGCATATTGGGATCTACTGGCGTCGTCAGGTTACTCTGGCATTTCAGGTTACTCTGGCTCCGGTGTTTCGGGCTACTCAGGTTCAGGCACTTCTGGTTATTCTGGCTATAGCGGAAAATCTGGCTATAGCGGCTATTCAGGCTATTCAGGCTCTGGTGTTTCAGGTTACTCAGGTTCTGGAACATCAGGCTATTCAGGCTATAGTGGTTATTCAGGATATTCTGGACATTCTGGTTACTCTGGTGTCAGCGGTTATTCAGGTGTCTCTGGCTATTCGGGTATTAGTGGTTCTGCGCCGTATATCGGAGTAAATACTCATACATCTTCAGATCTCATGGGTACATATCCTGCTGGTATGTCTTTGATGACAGTGAACGTAGGACTCTCTACTGGTTGGCCTGAACCTGTAGGTTCTGCAAATTGTCAAGGAGAAGTAATTACTTATTATGACAATACATATGGTGCCGACGGCATAGGATTAGGTTATCAAGAATATCATGTTAGAGGAGGTCAACCAAATTCAAATACTTCAAGATATTATAGAAAACCAGATACAGCTGAAGCTGGTTCAGCATGGACAGCTTGGAGTGAAGGAATAGGCATTTCTGGATACAGTGGTTATAGCGGCTACTCTGGATATTCTGGCTACTCAGGATTCAGTGGTTATTCTGGAAACTCAGGATACTCTGGCTACTCTGGCTCAGGTGTAAGTGGTTATAGTGGCTATTCTGGCTACTCTGGCTCTGGAACTTCTGGCTACAGTGGCTTTAGTGGAATTTCAGGTTACTCTGGCTTCTCTGGTATCAGTGGTTACTCTGGCTATTCCGGTTCTGGTGTTAGTGGCTATTCCGGATATTCCGGTTCTGGTGTTAGTGGCTATTCCGGATCGCCTAACTCTAATGCAGACACAGTAGACGGACAGC